AGATACCATCGGATTGGAGGTTATTGTCGGCTATCCTATTTGCCTCGTCCTTGGTGCAGGCGGTGTATTTTTGTGTATAAATTTCTTGTATTAGGATGAAATCGTTATATTTGTGATATGAAAACAAAGTCATTTAAAATACTTGATCAGTACTTTCTCCGTTTTTATAGATCTATTATGTCTAAGAACGGCAAGAGAAGGAAACATACGATTGTGGACAAGAATGATATTCTCGAATGTCAGTCCTTGATATGGAAGGTCATACGTGATAAGTATCTGGATAATGAGGGTGGGGTTTATATAAACAACATCGGTTATCTGTGCCATAAGATCAATCCTAATCGTAAGATATATCTAAATAAGCTTACCGGTACTATTAACAGACGTGGAACTGGTGGATATTCTTATGTCCATACATGTATTGATTTTATGCCTCGGAACAAGTATTTCCATCTCTATGTTTCTCCGGCGTTGAATAAGGAGTGTAGATTGGCTATGGAATCAGGTAGGAGGTATAAGTTCTTGTACCGGGAGGTTGAGTCGGAGAGTAAGGTATTTGGAGTTAAATGGGTTTATAAGCTGTAGAAGTTTTTGTGATCCAGTTAGCCCGTGAGGGTAGACTGGATTTTTTTTGTATCACGGATTCAAATACATATCTTTGTGCAAAAGACTTAAATATGACTATAAAAGGGCTATTGGCCGAGATCAAGGCCGATTTACATAAATACGATGATAGCGGGGCTATAGATACCTCGTCTGTTTATAGATGGGCTGAGATCGCCTTGAAAAGGTTCGGGGGTGTTATAGCGGTCATGTCCGAGGCAGTTGTCAAGACCAGCAACAAACAGGCGGTATTGCCTTCCGATTTTTTCGACATGCTTGACGCCTATAGGTGTGAGCCTCTTGTCTGTGAGATTCCGGGCGGCGACAAGGCTAAGGCTGACCTCCAACATGAGATCGGCTGGGTCGAGCGCACCGAGCGCGGTTTCCGTTGGAACTCCTGCACCGAGTGCTGTAAGGAGGAGTTTGAGAAGACGATCACGGAGAGGATATATATCGGGTCTCACGAGGTTCGATTTCATTACCATCATCCCGTAAGGCTGTCTATAGGTCGAGGACTGAGGCGTGATTGCGCCGCCGACAAGTATCGGGATAAGTACGATTGGGATAATTATGATATAACTATATCCGGCAATACTATGTATACAGGGTTTGATGGATTTATTTATATCATATATCGTGCTACACCCAAGGATGATGACGGTCTCCCATATATACCTGAAACGGCGTTAGGATACCTTGAGGATTATGTCGAGACGTATATCAAGATGAAGATCTTCGAGAATGCCGCCGTGAATGGCTTGATACAAGGCGCTGGTGACGCTTATAAATTATATGCTCAGCAGGAGCCGGGTAAGTTCGCTAGGGCTATGAAGGAGCTTAAGATGTCGATGATCACGTTAAATGATTATCGGGAGTTGGCTGAGGATAATAGGAGAAGGATGTTGTCTTATGAGCGGATGTGGCCTAATGCTTTTGATAAGTATATCAAATTTATTTAGTTGCGGGGGAGGGAATCGAACCCTCGATCTTTAGGTTATGAGCCTAATGAGATACCTCTTCTCCACCCCGCGATTATGACGCGAATATACGTTTTTTTAAAAAGAAAAAAAGATAATATGGCAAAGAAAAATGATTGGATACATTTAGATAAGACAAGTGGTACTGGTCCCGCTGAGGTTAAAGTTACCGCTGATATTAATGAGACTGGCGAGATACGTCAGGTAACGTACAAGGTTATAAAAGAGGGAACCAAGGAGGAGAAGACGTTCGTGTGCAGGCAGGAGTCCGTCCCGGTGGTGATCATCCCGGAGTTCGATTACCTTGTTCTTAGGTATATCTGGGCTGACGAGGACGGCATTGACTTTGACACGGCTACCGGTTTCGATAACACCGGCCTCCCGGACGTTGACGGCAAGCTGGTTGGTTGGAGTAAACAGTATCAGACCACGCAGGAACGGGTAGGTGATTATCTTATCCATGGCGGTGATAACATGGAATCAGGTAATGAGGCTGCCTTGATCCAGATGGGGCCGTTGTTGGATGGTGATAATTACGATAAATTACCTCTTGAGATCAGGTGTAGTATATACGGTAACTGGTATGGTGGTCGTGAGAAAGGTAATGTCACTATCAGGTTCACGGCATATAAGGGCGGTTCTATGGAGAAACGTGGATATGATTTTGTCAATATCGGAGGCGAGGAGGTTTATACCGGTGATGCCCCTACCAACGTATCCGCTCATGGTGAGGATAATTGGCAAAATATAAAGACCTTGTATTCTAAGGTAGGCACGATGATCTATAACAAGGAATCTCGTGACTGTATTGTAAGAATAGGTGAATAGATTTTTCTTCATAATATAAACACATCGGCTCTCTTGTTCGTGAGGATAGGAGAGTTTTTTTATTTTTTTTAATCCTTCACTTATGACATATTTGATCTTTTATTGCGTGGGAATAATCTAGCTTTGCCGAAAACTAGGATCATGATAACTTTAAATGATGTAAATAACGAACTCCATGTCCGGTTATATATACTGGAGGTGCTTAAGGATTATATAAGAGATGATGATTTCGATGGCCTTGTAGATAAGGCGTTGGATTTTGTCATGGAAGGCGTTTCTATGCCTAAGGCTCCGACCAAGGATACCACCATGAGTGACATATCAAAGAGCGTTTTGGCCTTGGTAGCGGGTGCTGGATTAGATGAGAGGTTAAGCAAAAGCTCTTTAGAGTTAGCTTACGATAGGTGTAAGATGAGGTACGTATTCGATCCTCGAAATCGGGATATACACGGTGTGATCGTAGGTTATTCCAATGACTTTAATAGTCTGGTAGCTGTGTGTGATGAGGGATCGAAGAAAGGAGTGGACAAAGGATCTACCGATTTTGTGGATGTCAATGAGAGATACGTGACTAACGGTTTCTTTTACATATCTGTAGAGGATGCCGATAAGCAATCGAACTACATGGGTAAAAATTTGTAATTGTTGTGTTTTTGTACTTTACACGAGCGTTTAAAAGTATTTAGTTCTCCTCCTGACTTGTGAAAGTCTGGAGGATTTTTTATTTTCGTACGATTTGAATGTTTTGCATAATACGTACTGTTTATTAGAATCCGCCACATAAGTGATTATCTGGTGGATTTATTATATTTGCGAAAAAGATAATGTCGTGCAAAATAACTCTAACATAGCGGTTCCCGACTCCGGGATGAACAGGGATAAGCATCCACAGGATCTATCCCCGTCTGAATATAGTTTCGCCTTGAACGCTACCATAGAGGGTGACGATGGAAGCCAGCTTAAGATCCAGAACGAGCCTAGTACCCTTTTATGTAAGCGATTTGATGGCTATAAGGTTATTGGGTATAAGAATGACATAGCTGGTGATAACACTTATTTCTTTCTATCTAATCCGGATGATAATACGTCTAAGATCACGTTCATGCGGTCATTGGATTATATCAAGACCGTGGAGGATCAATTGGCTGGATCGGGAAAGGACATCCATCGTATCCTTGGCGAGAGGCTTGAGGAGTCGGATGGTCGTTTTGATGAGATATGTGATTTGATGGAGGTCCTGATAGAGGACGGGGTTGATGACCCTTGTCTTAATTTCTCCATTCATCATCCGATCTTCGATATAGAGATCAAGGACGAGAAATGCGGGAAGGTGATATACTGGACCGATGGATATAATCCCCAGCGATATGTTATGGTCGATAAGGCCCTTAACCCGGATGATGATGGTGACTTTTGGTATCATTACCATGGGTATAAGATATGTGGGGATGACAAGCCAATAGAGAGATGTAGGCTGGCTTGCGAGAAGCTGCTGGTGTTCCCGTTGCTGACGGCCCCGTGCGTGGAGCCTGAGGTCGTGGAGTTCGGGGGGAGCCTGCGTGCCGGGACCTACCAGTTCTGCGTGGCGTTGTGCGATGAGTTCGGGATAGAGAAGACCGGATATTGCTCATTGACCAACCCAATCATGTTATTCGATCGCCAAGATGTGGTTATCCGTGATGGTTTATGGGGTAAGTCAACCAATATGGGTATCCGCCTTACTGTATCCAATATAGACAAGCAGGTATCTCATTATAAGATAGGTGTTATACAGAACACGGTTGGGTTTAATGGTGAGCAAAGCCCGGTTCTTGAGTATTTCATAGAAGGTATACATCCGATAACGGAAAGGACCATCTATTACCTTACGGATCAGTATAGCGAGCGTACGACCATGGAGAAGTTATCCAAGGAAATACCGGTATATAAGACAGCCAGAGGCATGACGTCTGTCGGAAATCGTCTTCTTCAATACGGATTGACCGTGGAGAATGAATGGAATCTTCAACCGGTCGTTAATTTCTTGGGTCATTTCGTTAAATGGCAGACATCGATAGCCACGGAGAATCTGTATAAAGACGGTGTGGCTTGCTCTAAATACGCCTCTTTCATGCGTGACGAGGTATATCCGTTGGGTATAAGGTTCTTTACCAATACAGGATACAGGACAGCTAGATTCCCGCTTATCCCTCGTCCGGCCACAAGGGAGGAGATGGAGGTTATCGTTGATGAGGACGGTAACTCTGACGACCTGTCGGCTGCGTCGGTGCTGGAGAACAACCCGCAGTGCGCGGGGAACAGCCGCCGTCATCTTTGGCAGTTTAAGAATACGGCAAAGATCATAAACGACCCATCTTGGGGATTTGATGATTTTGGAGGAGAATGCAAGAATCAGCTAGATGTCAAGCAACTCAGATATGTAGAGCAGGAATATGCCACGGTAGGAGAGACCCAATTCGTTATCAACACGATGGGGGAAGATGTTACGGTAGATGATGCTATTGATTATATCGCTGATAATATAGAGAACCTGTGTGATATCATAGAATCTAATGTAGGTATTACTGACGAGTTATGCGCTGCTATATCATTGCCGGAGGATCAAGACGGTATAAAGGCTCCCGGTTTCCCTAGTGGATGTGATGATATCGAGAGGATAGAGACCAGGACTATATTGGATAAAAACTCTTTGGTGGATTCTAGGATTGATTTTACATATAAGCTGGCTAGTGATTATACGGAGACCGAGCCTACCACCTTAATACAAAGTAACGCCGAGTCACAAAGGAAATTCTCTGTATTGTGTGATTTCGATAATTATTCCAGTGGAGGTAAGAATATCATAGATCTGGTTCAGGAATGGTTGGATGGTCAGGATGAGGATAAATTCCCGTCTGATATAGACTCCTCCGCCTTGGTCTTGTGTCAGGATATGTCTAATGTTCGGCAGTTATATGATGAGGGTATATGTACTAATGGGTGTTCGGTAGGTGATCCTCACGTGAATCCTACTATTAACGATGTTCAACTTCCTACATTCCAAGGGGGTAGGTCATTGGGTAAGTGCACATATTTGTATCAATATCCCGGATGGGAAGGAAAGAAGCATACGGAGACGATGCTTGATCAGTTAATGGATACGATGGAGGCTTATTTTCCCCAATATGAGAGTCAGTTTGGTATCGAGAACGCCATGTGTCTTTTTGGCGATGGTGATAATTCTAAGTTTAATACCGGTATAACTACTGACTGGGAAGGTCGTGTGTCTGTGCAGAATGATATTGACGCCAAGACCAATTGGTTCGGTAGAAGCAACTTGACTTATTTCAAGTTCTATCCACATGTATCCTCATACGCCAGATGGGTGGAGTTGGATTACGAGAAATACATAAGTGGTTTATCCGATCCTGATAACGGTATTATGTATATAGAGATGATGGGTAACTATAATTATCCGATCGGCGACTCATCATCATACAATAAGGTTCGTATAACGTTTTTCTCGGACAAGGAAGGTACCGTGGCTCCTAATCCTTTGGCTAATGATGCCAAGAAAGGTGTTATAGTGAATTACGTGGATCATAAGATATTTATGATGCCAAAGTACTTGTTCTGGAATGATGACAAGACTACTTTCCATAAGATATATGTTTGCATCGAGCCTGCGGTATGCGTGTTCTTCACCGGTTTCGCCATGAGGCAGGACATGAAGGAGCTTGCCGGATTCTATACGGTCGGCACCGCCATCTTCCCCGCCCCGTTCTGTTTTGGCATTCGGCCGCTGGAGGTGAAATACGTGTTCTTCTTCACGAAAGAATTGAAATTAAGGAGATTTGTTACCTATGAGGCGAAATGTGTCTCATGTGGAGATAAACCCGCTGACTGCGCTCCCAGACCATATCAGTATGGTGATTTCGGATATTGGGAGTCTACTAATAAGTACCCGGCTAATTTTGAGTTGTATGATTCAAGTAAGATCGGGATATCATTGGGAGGATCAAAGAGGAAGGACATAATAGATTCTTTGACGAAATACTATGGGTCTCCTAAATCAGTTGGGGGTAAGTCTTATTTCACCGGTAATGGGGGTAACGCTGAGTACCCCAATACGTCAACCACGTTTTGTCAGAGACCTATACGTCATTACAAGTTCCCGGATAACTCTGTCGCTCCTTTTATGGGTAATCCGTCTCAGCTGACCGGTCAATATGGAGTTGACTCCTATATTTATCCTATGGGGGTGATGCTTGATGACGATATCGTTAATGAGTTTCTGGATATAGCGGTAGAGAACGGTCTTATAGATAAGGCTAGAAGAGATTCTATAATAGGATATGAGTTGTATAGGGGCGATAGGACGTTGGATAAGAGCGTTATCGGGACCGGTCTGGCTTATGATATGTTTAAGTACGATGATCCCGACGGATCGGCTAACCTTTATCCTAATTACCCTTACAACGATTTGTCTGATGATATGTATATCTATAAGGATATTAATCGTGAGAAATTTATAACGCATCCGTTTAACAGGAAGGGTAATATCTGGTATTCATTCTTAAGCCCTGATATTGCCTTTAACAAGCCTGACGCTCCCACCGAGTGCCTTGTTGATGGTTATCAATTAGGTAAATCCTCAGGTATATTCAGGGAGGTGGAGGATCACCCTAAATGGACGATATTAGGGAGTAAGGCTTACAGTATGGCAACATCATTGGCTACGGTGGAGGCTATGGCTAATTTAATATCCGCTATAGCTGAGTATACATATCAGTCGGCTTCACAGCAATATGTCGGTGGAGGTGTGTTCTTTTTAGCCAACCCTGTCGGCATAGCGCTGACGGCTATCCGTCTGGCTACAGGTATCGCCAAGGCCACAGCCCAGTCCGTGGTGGATATAGGCAAGTATAGGTATCAGTGGTTAACGGCATTGATAGATAGGGGACCTAGACGGAACTATGCTTATTACTATACTTCTGTCGCTCATTATAATTTATTTTACCAAAAAATAGGGGAGTCAGAGTTACGTGGATTGTCAACGGCTAAATATATCAAGAGCGGGTTATATCCGGTAACAGATATCTCTTCGCAAGGGGAGACCGTAGGCGGTAAGCCTATTATCATAAACAACCTCGATCGTGAGCATTCATTGTTCATGTCATTTGGTATGGATAAGTATATGCTTGAATATCCGGAGTTGGTTTCAAGTTACGATACCAGCCGTATTCAGGATGAGTGTAATATTCGTAACGATGAGGTGGCTGGTATGACGCCTCATTTTATGACACGTGAATCTTTCGTATCCTGCCCCTATATGAGGATAAAGAAATATTCTCCGGCTCAATACGGGCAGATAGAGGATATCAGGTGGGTATCGTTAGGTGGTTGCGGGTTGATGGATAAGGATAAGCGTAAACCTGTTTTTGGAGGTGATGTATTTATATCAAGATTCTCGCTTAAGAGGAAGATGCCTATGTTTTATTTGACTCAGTTCGGTCAGGGGGACATGATACCATTCCCTTATTATGATTATCGGAACATCGGGTATCCCCGTTATTTCGTTAATTACGATACCGGGGAGGATTATCTTAATAAGACCGATACGGATACCGGATCGCTATACTCTTTCCCTAGCCGGAAGAGCGCTTATGAGATGGTTTGCAAGACCGGAGATATGTATCTTAGCGGTCGTTTCTTCCTATATTTCTATGGCATACCTCAGTTTCTTGTGGAGTCTGAGATCAATTGCAATTTCCGTATAGCCGGCCCTGAGCCTTACGAGGGGTTCTATCCGGAGGTGGGGGATTATATATCATGGACTCAGGAGCGTAATGTCCCTATATCAAGGAGTAATGTGTTTAAGATGAGTCCTGTGTATAAGAATCGATTTACGTTAGGTGGCAGGTCATTACCAGAGACGTATGATAGCAATTTTTGGGACTGCGCTTACCAAAGACCCAACGGCGTCATATGGAGCACCGCCGACGTGTCGGAGAACGGCATGACCGATCCTTGGCTGTCGTACAAGCCTATGGATTACCATGAGTTCAAGACCTCGTTCGGAAAGCTTATAAGCATGAAGGGAATAGAGTCGGATCAAATACTAGCTCGCTTCGAGAATCAGGTAGGACTATATAACGCTATAGACGTGCTGGCGGAAAGAATATCCCCGGAGAATAGCGAGCTAGGGACAGGTGGGCTTTTCGCCTCTCGTGGCATTGAGTATAATAATACGACGTTAGGATATTCCGGGACCCAGAGTCGGGATATGATCAGTTGCGAGTTTGGGCATTTTTGGGTCGATTTAAGGCGTGGTCAGGTGTTTAAGGTAGATTCTAATGGTAGGAATCTTACGGAGGTCACACCGGGGCTTAGAAACTGGTTTAAGGAGCATCTTCAGATGAAGATCATCCGTAGCCGGATATATAACGCTGATACGGACGCTGAGTTGTCTTATTATGATATTGATAACAAGTTTTTTGGTATAGGGTTGTCCATGGGTTGGGATAATAGGTTTAAGAGGGTTCTGATAACCAAGAAAGATTATATACCGGTAGGGAATCCGAGCGAGTACCAATTCCGTGGCGGCCGGTTCTACAGGAACGGACAGGCGGTGGAGTTGCAGGACACCATCCATTTCACGGACGTCTCGTTCACCGTTGGGTATAACTGCCTGAAGGGTGAGTGGAAATCATATTTATCCTACACCCCTGATTATTATATCGAGCACCAGCATTATTTCCAGTCCGGAAAGAACTACTCAAGTGAAAGTCAGGAGATAGGTTTATGGTCTCATGGTTTGACCAACCAATCGTATCAAGTATTTTATGGTAAGCTATATCCGTTTGTTATAGAGGTTCCGGTACGTGAGCAGTACGTGAATAAGATCCTCACCAACTACCAATATCGGATGGATGCCAGAAGATATCAGGATGAGGTTAATTACCAAATTCTTAGGACTACTGGATTTAATAAGGCATGGCTTTATAATGATACGAACAACAGCGGTGAACTTCGGATGGTTATCGCCGACAAGAACGATATGAGCCAGCGGTTAAGGTATCCTGTAACCAATGACGATAGCCGTGAGATACTGGTGACGGAGGTTGATCAGAAGATAAATATAAATGACTATTTTAACGAGGTCAAAGACGATACGAACAATCTTCCGATATGGGTTAAGGATGTGAATGACATTGACCGTAAGATCGACCCCAGGGCTGTCGATTATCATCGGAGGTGGCGGGATCGTCTTCGTGGCGATTGGTTCTTGGCTAGGTTCGTGAATGACATTGAGAGCCGGTTCAAGATGATAGTACGTTGGTTTAGCAACGATGAGAAAGTTTATTGAGGTGATTATATACCTTTAAATATTTGATGTTATGGCAGCAGGGAAAACTAGCAGTAAAAAGAAGGGCAAATGCCCGAAATCAGGATGTATCAAGAAAGTAGGGAGTGATTGGCGAGTGGTCAGTAACAAGACCGGTAAATTATGGCCGGCTAAGTACAAGTCTAAGGAGAAAGCTAAAGGAGCCTTGGCTGCTTATCACATGCATTAGCGTATAAACGGGTACATGATTTATTATGTGCCCGTTTCGTGTTTTTAGGCTTGTGATATTATGGTTATCTTTGTGAAAAACGTAATATATGTCTAAGAAGAATAAACCGGAGGAAATCCCATCGTGGATAAGGGATTTATATAAGGAGGATCTTGATCGTGTCGTAAGAGGCGAGCGTCCTATGTATTTCAGGGGTATGGATGATAGTCCTTTGAGAAACGTGTCCCCGGAGTTTGATATCCTTAGCGGAGGAGCCGCAGTTAAAGGCATGAATGGGATAAGAGGTGCGTTGTCCCCGTTGAATAATGGCATGGGTAATTATAATTTCAGTATCAGGGGTATAAATAAGAAGATCGGTGAGTTGGTTGATGAGGCGGGGCTATATTTACCTGAGAAATTAAGACCTGTATATCGGACTGTGGTGGATGCTATGTCGAGTTCCAAGAATAAGGGGTTGGGTCATATCACGCAGCCGTTGGCCAACGCCCTGTACCCAGCGGACGAGCGACGGGACCGGCGTCTGGAAGGGGAGCATCCCGTTGGTTATGTGGATGCCATAGACGGCATATGGCCTAGGAAGAAATATGGGCTATGGGGAGAAAAAATTGAGAGGAAGCAAGATGGAGGAGAAACAAGAGAGTCTGTTCTTGATAGACCTAGATTCGGGAGCAGGGTATTGGATAATTACGTAGCTTCTGCTCACCCGGTTTTGTCAATAATATATGATATCGCTAATTCAAGGTATACTGATGGCCCTACTCGCATAAATAAAGCTGCGTATTCATCAATAGATCCTATGGGGAAGAATCCGGAATGGTATGAGTATCCTGTTCATTTTATGAAGATGTTCGGGAAATATATATCTGGTGATTTTAATAACAAGTTATATGGCGATAGTGATAATGATGATTTAGGCACAAGAACTAGTGATGAGGCTTGGGCTAAATACAATAAACTCCCTTACGATGAGTCTGTATTGATAGATAATGGTGATGGTACGTATAGTATACGAAAGGAATTATCTAATAGGATGATACCTGATTCGTCTATCGTAAGGAATAGGATTGATGTGAATAGGAGTCTGTTTGATAAGGAAACTAAGGAATACAATGAAGGACTTATAAAAGCTTTAAGTGATGCCGATCCAGAGGAGTATGAGAGGATTCAGAGGGAATATAAGGATCTGAAAAGGGTAAGAGAGGGTGCCATATCAGCGGACGAGATGAATATAAAAGGGTTGAGGTCTCTTTATGATAAGGGGTATGGTGTCGTGAATGAGTATAATTATAGGGATCGTAGACTTGATAAGAACGAGATGGGTCCTCATAGTGTACTTGGTGATTATACGATATATCGTGACAAGGATATGGGCGGATACAGATATAGGGATGTATATGATTTCAATCCCGCTGTCCAGTTTCTTTTGAATGGGGATGTATTTAAGATAGATGGTAGTATTGATAAAAAGGATAGAGGAGGTTCGGTAAATACAGGGAGGGCTTATGGTTCTGGCAAGTATGTAATTGATCCTCGTAGATCAGAGGATAGTAAGATGGCTGTATATGACGAGATATGGGATTATCTGACCGACAAGAAGGGAATACCACAAACGCAAGCTATCGGTATCCTGTCGAACATCGCCGCCGAGTCCGGAGGGGACACCGAAGCCCTAGGAGCCGCCGGTGATTTTGGCATCCAACAATGGCTTGGACCGAGGAAGAAGGAGCTACAGCGCAGGTATGGGAAGAAACCGACATTGACACAGCAGTTGGATTATCTCGTGGATGAGTATCAAGGCAAGGTCCAGGGGTTAGGTTGGAATTACATCAATCAAGGAAAGTTTTTTGACAAGGACGCTCAGGGGAATGAGTATAACTATTATATGTATTCTAAATCCGATTTCGATAACGCCGTCAACTACAAGGACGCTACCGTGGCATGGAATCAAGGATACGGTAGGCCTCTTGGATCGACCTTAAGAAATGAGAAGAGATTTGAGTTCGCTGATATGTTCGCTAATAGGTATGGTGTCCCGGAGAACGAGCCAATGAGATACGAGTTCGGACAGCGGGATTCGGGCACGGGGGACGGAGGTCATCAGCCCGTACCTGAGACGGTAGCCCCTGCCGATCCTTCTTTGGCTTCCCGCTCTTCCATGGATAGCTGGTGGGAGAAGGAAGGCCAAGACCTGTTATATAAGATGCTAGCTCAATCCGGAGCCAATAAGAAAGCTATAGAGGACATCGCCAATAATATTAAGAATGATCCTCAATCGGAGGCGCAGATAGCGGAGGCCGAGCGTATGCGTAGGGAACAGGCAAAAAGGCAGTTGGTTCTTAATATGATACCGGGGTTAAGCCTTAACATAAAAGGTGTGAGTAGAAATAATAGTTAGTATTTTAATGTTAAATAATTTGTTATGAATAAGTTGTTGTTTTTATTTGATGTGTTATTTAAGGGGACTTGTTTTACCCCCCCCTCCTAGTAGTTTAGGATGGGGGAATAGATGGGTAGATGCTATGGCTGATGATAGGAGGATGGTTATAGCATTGTTAGTAAAATATCTAAGAGGAGGTATGTTATGAGAAGACGTGTAATGACAGGTCCCAAAAGCTTGGATGTATTGTATACATACACTTATAATAGTAATAATTACCATACATTTGTAGCTCCAAAGTCGGCGTATTATTATGTTGAGTGCTGGGGTGGTCAAGGTAATTATGGTTACAATGATAGCGAAGATAGGTTTACCAGATCCAATGACCCTGGGTATGGTGGATATGTGGCTGGATTTATCAAGTTAGTTGGTGGTGATATCATTTATGTGTATTGTGGAAATGGTGGACTTAAGCGGACGAGTAATGTTGTAAAATATAATTATAATGGAGGAGGTTCAGGGCATTCAATGACTAATGAGAGCGCTGGAAGGTATATCTATGAGGGAGCCGGAGGCGGAGCTACAGATTTGAGGTTGTCCAACAATAGCGATCCTCTAAACGTAGATTCTTTAAAGACCCGTATTATGGTAGCCGGGGGGAGGCGGTGGAGGATGTGAGTATTATTTTATTGGGCATGGAGGATCAGCGGGAGGGTTGAAGGCGTATCTGGGGGGCTATGCCAAGGGAACTCCTGCATCCCAAGTAGCGGGAGGATCTAACTCCGGCAATAATTTAACTAACGGAAATGGAGGTCTATTAGGAGTGGGAGGAGGATGTGGTTTTGATGGCGTTTCGTATTCCTCTGGTGGAGGAGGAGGCTTTTATGGAGGACCAAGCGGCGGGATATCGTCGAACGCTATTCAAGCTGGTGGTGGAGGGTCCTCGTATATATCCGGTCATCCGGGATGCGTGAAATATGATAAATATGTATTTACTAACACTAAGATGATAGATGGGAACGGGTTCGTATGGACAGATATGAAAGGGGAATTAGAAAAAATGCCTAATCCTTTGGGTGGATTATATGATTTAGGAAAGGGACATATAGGCTTTGGATATTGTCGTATATCTATATTCCAATAAATATTTATATATCTAATCAGTTTAGTGTTATATTTGCGAAGTAATTAAACGTTTTAGATATGAAAAGATTGTTATTTTTATTTGCTATGTTATTGACGCCGTTCGCTTTGATGGCGCAAGAGGTAATCCCATCAGAAGGGGCTATCACTATTGATTTAACTACCTTCACCGGCATCATGGCTTTCGTCACGATGTCAGCTACGCAGTTAGCCAAGGTTGTGCCGTATATTGACACCCATAAGTGGGCTAAAGTCCTATCCGCCGTAGTCATAGGTATGCTGGTTTGTATATTAGCGTGGCTACTAAAGGTGTCTCCATTGCTTATAGGGAGTGAATGGTGGGAGGCTCTATTATATGGAGTGGCTGTAGGTCTCAGTTCTGCCGGTTTCTATGATTTGGTTAAGGCTATAGGATCATTATTCATAAAAAAAATTTAATTCTGTACCATAATAATAGCGTTTGCTGAGAGACTCGTCGTTGTAAAATGATGAGTCTCTGTTTTTTTAAATTATCTTTGTGTCAGAACGAAATTAATTTGATATGGGCAAATATGTAATCAAGAGGAAGATACCTAAATATCAAGAGGCTGGGGAAGTCACCCCTATCATGCCCGGTAATGTTGTTGGTCTTCAGGGTATTGGAGTGGAGCCTTTGGTTTCGTCTACCCAGATAGGATTTGATATTCAGCAGCCTGATATTAATACCATTGATACAAGTGATTTGAGCGCTTTGGTTGACAGTAATAAGAAGGTTGATAAGTCTGGTAGTACGGATGTTTTTGATTTTACCTCCATCCCTTACTATGGTGCTGATGATATAGGGTCTAGATTCACTCAGATGGGTCGTGGTATAGGGCGTATGAGAAGTGAGGGATATGGAGATTTATCCACCGGGGCTAAAACAGCTAATACGATAACCACCATAGCCTCAGGAATTAGTGGTATCATGGGGTTGGCTCGTAACGTGGTTTCTGGGATAGCGTCTGAGAAAGGTACTCGTACCAATATCAGGTTGGCTCAGGAGCGTGAGGCCAGACAAAGAAGGCAATCCCAGATGCAGTACAAGGATGGTGGGGGTGTTTATCTAGGGCCTAATAATAGGTTCGATAGCGGAAGCCTTACCGGTGAGTACCTGTATCCGTTACCTAAGTCGATGGAAGATCAAGCCAACGTAGAGGTCGAGAAGGGTGAGTACGTGACGCAGCCCGGAGAGGCGCCGATGGAGGCTATGGGGCAGAAGCACGCCGATGGTGGAACCCCCGTTTCCTTGGAGCAGGGAACGAAGGTTATTACCGACGACACAACCATAGAGCCGGATTTCGCTAAATACATCAGAGATACGTATGGGATCAAAGCCACGCCTAAGGATACGTATGCTACGTTAATGGACAGGTATAAGGCTAAGATCGGTCTTAAATCGGCTTACGATGATCAGAAAAAGGCGCTGGAGAAGCTGAAGAAAAACGATAAGATAGATGACGAGAATACAAGGCGTTTAAACGCCTCCGTATTATCTAAGGCTATAAATGATAGCAACGATACCGTTAATGGATTAGAGGGAAGATTTACGGACTTCGCTAATGTCATATACAAGGAGCAGGAAGACCGGAAGATGAAGAAGGATGAGGATACGTATTTCGCTAAGGGTGGTGAGATAGATAACATCATATCCAGATCTATGAAAGAATACGGTCTTACGGAGGAGGATATAGCTGAGGCTAAGAAAGAGCTGCTTAAGAAAGTGGCTGGTATTCGTCAGAAGATGGAGAAAGGTGGTAGTTCTTTATTCGATTACCTACTTACTTTCCGTCCCGTAGAGAACAAGTACAATAATAAGGATAACACGTTTGGGTATCAGCGTCAGGGTCAGGATGGCTCTTATGGCGGTATTAATACCGATGAGAGACTGGAGTATTATAAGACGTTCATGCCTTTGGCTTACGATGCTTATATGAGCGCTCCGAAGGCTACTGCTGCCAAGGCTCTTCAGGATGCTATATACAACACTACTGGTGGGTGGATGGGCTTGGCCACGGCGGAGAACCCGATCATCGCCAACGCCGAGGCGCTTCGGGATTACACGACGCTCGTTTCCTTTGGCGGTGAGGATAGTCAAGGCAATTACCCGGAAGATAAGAAAGCTGCATATCATGATAGGATGAGAGACAACAAGTTTGGTCAATACTCCTCATCTCGCCCTATGATCGGTCTAGACGTTGTTACAGAGGAACAGCATAAGGCTCTTAACGATGCCGGTATCACCCATTTTAGCCAACTGTTCTCTGATAAGAACAAGGATGTCGTTAATAAGATACTTGGGGAGGATATGCTTAAGATGCAGGCATTGAGATCCATGAAAGGAATGGAAGGTCTTGATTTTATACTTGACCCTCATAAGGTGGCTCCCGGTCCTATGGATATAGGTGATGTGGATAATCCTGATGTTAAGCTGGATATGCCTGATCTGATTGATCCCAATACACTTCCTAAGACCAACACAAATGCCGGTAAGTCGAACGGCGGCAATGGAGGCAGGAATATAGTAGGTGGTGGTCTTGACTTTCCTGAGGTGTTCAGGATGACCCCGGGAGCCGTGACAACGGAAGGTCTGGAAAGGCATTACGCTCCTACCGTGGATCCGGTGTTGAGATCGGCTGATCAGTATATGGTTGAGGCCAATCGTGCTTTCCAATCACAATTGGATCAGATGGGTAATGTCCCGGATTCCCATAGAGGGGCTTTATCATCCAACCTACAGGCGATATTAAGTTCCAATATAGGTAAGTATATAAATGAGGTAGAACAAGGGAACGTGGCTCAAAGGACTTGGGCTGATAATGTCAATGCTCAGTCATGGGCTAATACGTACGATAAGAATATAGCCCAACGTCAAGCTTACCAGCAACGTATATTGCAGGGATTGGCTATAAATGACGAGAACTGGGCCAGGTATTTCGATAGCGTAAATGACGAGATCCAGCAGAAGTGGAATACGGCTACGACCATGAATACATTAAGGTCTATATTCGGGGATGTCAAGATCGGTCCTAATGGGCAGTTGATCGCTGATCCTCAGGGAGATATATTGAGTTATAGGAGATTATATCCTGCTCAGGAAGTAACTAAAGGCAAGAAAGGATAAAGGATGGCTTCACAATATAGTATATTAAGGAATTACGGCAAGTACGTATCACCCTACAACATGGATGTCATGATGCAGGGGATGGGGTACATGCAGCAGAAGATAGATACCAATCGGCAGGCTATAAACGAGTATGCTGATTATATTATCAATTCTGACATTATAAAACCTCAGGACAGGGAATATCTTCAGAACAGGTTAAATGGATTGATACAGGACGTGAATAACGTGTATCGTAAATCTAATTTGGCTTCCGACGGTATAGCCAGAAGCATACAGGCTCGTCTTGGAGAAGCTCTGGATACCCGTGTGTTGAATGCTATTGCCGGTACTAGGGAGATCCGGGCTTTTAGCGAGAAGATGGAGGATATGAAGCTGAACAATCCCAAGATGTATAGTCCTATAAACGAGGCTGAGGCTTTTGCGGATGCCGTGGCCTGGATGAATGACGGTCAGGTAGGGACACGTCTTAATCCTATACATTATACCCCTTATACGGATTACCACGCTGAGATTGATGAGAAGATGAAGAATTTCATCTCCCTTAACAAGGGGAAGAAAGTCAATGTACCGGTGATTGATGCCAATGGTAATAGGACGGGCGAGATGCGTGAGATGTATATAGATGAGATGAGTTACGCTCAGGTCAGGGATATAGCCATGGCTTCTATATCTGAGAACGGTAAGGCTCAGATGCAATTAGAGGGAAGATATATGGCTAGAACGAATCCTGACTTATTTAATGTTCAAAGCACCTCAGATTTCCTTAAAGGGTATATTGATGATTTCAGTGTCAAGGAAGAATCCATACGAGCCAAGCTAAAGGGCGTTGGCAATGACAAGGCCAAGAGGGCTAAGTTGGAGTCGGAGCTGGCGGATATTATCAAGCAGAGAAATGATTTCGTGGAGGAGGCCGAGGGCGTTATCGGTAGCAACTACAGCCCGGAGCGAGCCGGCATGTTCATGGTACGACAGCAGTTCCTTCGTGGCGTCGGACTGAGATGGTCTTATAATAACTCATACGAGACGTTGGGTGTTGATGATTATTATTTCAAGGCTAATCAGCAGATGATGGAGAGAGCTAAGTTTAATGAGACAAAAAGGCATAATCTAGCCATGGAGAAAGCAGCGTTGATGAGAGCCAGCAAATTGGGTAAGTCGGAGAATGGGGGTGACGGAGGTGATGACACGACCGGGCCTACCGTGGTTACCAAGAGCGCAAACCTTGACGATGTGAGCATAAGCGATGAGTTCATGAACGGGTTCATAGCCAACGAGAAGGCGGTGACTACCGGCATGGGTAATTTCGTTAAGTCATTATCAGATGACGCTAGAAGGAAGATCGACGCATGGGCGTCTGATCCTGAGAATAGTAACGTGGTCAAGGATATGGATAACGATCAGGTTGTCATGGCTTATTTCAAGGTCAATGGAGGGTCAAGGAACGAGTTGCTTGATTACAATGGTCAGGATAGTTATTTGAAGCTTCTTGGATTAAATACCCAAAGAGGGAAGTATAATAAGATCAATGATGGATTCAATAAGGCGAGCAATGCTGTTTTGGATGGTATTGATACTATAATTCAGAGAGAAGCTAGATCGGACAGTGGGTCAGGTATAGATATTAGTTATGGATTCGGCACATTCAATCTTGGAGATATTAATAACAATGGCGATAAGGTTTTTGATATAAATGGTATAAACGATATAACATTAAATGATTGGAGTAAGTTGTCCGCTTACAGCTCTTTGTTAAATGATAATATAAATACTATTAATTACGGTGTTGAAGGAGAAATGCCTCATGTATCAATGGATTCGGGTCAATCAGGTGTCTTATTGGATCGTGTGAATGATTTAATGGGAACGTCTTTTTCGCTTGATGATATTGAATCTATAATGTCTCTTGCCGTATCTGGGGCTAGTAAGAATAAGCACATTGAGGAAATAAGAGATAGGTTTGCCGGGGATAACAGGGCGATCGCTGTCGCTACCGCTATATATGATGAGGCTCATAAAGAGAGGAATGATTTATTAAGACATAAATGGAGTCGTGGGGATTTAGGTAGGATCGCTGATGACGCTAAACGTGCTGGCGAGGATTACCTGAGACAATATCGTCATGAGTATGCCGAGCGTGAGTATATCTTCTCCGGTGATTATCCGTCTAAAAGTCAAGAAGAGAAAGATTATATAAAGGTTAGTGACCTATTTACCCGTGGTGGCGGTTTTATTCCTAAGGATAAGGATAATGCCAATACGAAGATAACGTTTACCATATCCCCTATAGGTGATGGTAATTATCAGATCATTGGCAATAATGGAGGTGATGGTCGATCTGTTGTTGAGGTAAGCGAGGCTGATCTGGCTGCGAATGGATTTACTTTCTACAAAGAGGATGTAAGCATCCCGTCCGAGACCTATGATTCCGGTGTCGTACCCATATCTTTCGCCAGCTCAAGCAACAACGCTTATGGGAAGATGGCTAAGTCATTGTTGGTAGCTCCATTCGCTTACGCTAGCGGGGCCAAGGACACGGTAATGCCTTATATAGATATGTTTACGAATATAAATGACGGTAATATCAGGAAGAATCAGATGATGATCGCTACTGACGTGTTGTTCGATAACGCTTCTATGTACGAGTTAAGGGCTTCCGGATATAAGTATAATAATGGTTCCTCTGGGATAAATGTTGATATATATAGCAAAGGAGAGGCGAGAGAAGGTAATACCCCGTTATACTCAATTGATCTGGATGGTGTTAATTATGCTGATGAGGTGGCTAGAAAGATTGACTTCTGTCCTCAGTATTATTTGGTCATGGCATGGCAACAGATACTTAGCAAGGAGAATGAGGTGTATTGGAGGAGCGAGGGAAGATCTACTACTGATGATTTCGAGAGCTTCATCTCGCCCATAGCTGATATGATTGATCAGGAGATAAGAAATAGGAATAACGGAAATAGTGGAAATAATGGAAACAATGGAAATCTATAATAATACCTCTAATGGAAAGGATCTTGCCGAGAAGTACAGATATCCTACCATAAACGTAGATAATATAAAGGCTATTGGTACGGATCCCTATGATATACCGGATCGTGACCTGCCTCCGGTATTGGATCCGTATTCCGCTTCCGAGAGATCAAAGTCCCAGATACCGTCATTGTCGGAGAGGATCAAGAATACTGTTAAGACAAATTATTATGATGATATGAAACATATGTCCCCATTAGGATATATGGCTTCTGATCAAAGCTATAAGGGCAGGTTTAATCTTACTGGTCCGGAGATATCGTTGGAGGATTCAAGGTATCGACTTAGTAGCGGTACTTGGATACCTAAATACGAGTCTTATATCCCCGGTGTAGATAACGACACACGTTTATCTAGGAGTCAAGGTAGGACTGAGAAATGGATGAGAGGTTTGGGGAAATTTGTAGGTAAGACTGCCCTATACGGATTAGGCGGCGTTATCCAGCCTTTTTATGGTATTTACGCCGGTGTATCCAGAGGTAATTTTAACGCTGTTTTTGATAACGATTTCACTAGGTGGTTGGATGATCAGGATAAGAAGATGGATTACGGCTTAGCTCATTATTACAATCGTGAGGAGCGGGATATGAATTTCCTTCAAAGCATGACCACGACTAATTTCTGGTCTAACGATTTCTTATCCGGTCTTGCTTTTACTGCTGGAGCCATGTTATCGTCAGCCGTATATTCCGGCGCTGGATTGATGAACTTAGCTCGTACGGGAGCTAGGGCAGGCGTGGCATTGGCTAGGATAGGCAATGCGGCTTCGGATACCAAGAAAGCGTTCGGCGCTTACCTCAGGGCCGCCCGTATAGGACAGAGGGTAGGCAAGGGACTGGACACCGCCGCCTTCCTTGGCACGTCCACCGCATGGGAGGCATCTGTCGAGGCCAGAAGTATGCTGATGGAGGCTGAGGAGAATTTCAGGCAGTCTTACCGTAACGCTTATGGAAGGGAAGTCCCATATGAGGAGCTTATGAAGTTCAGGGCTGACAATGCCAATGCCGCTAACGCCGTATTTGCCGCCAACGTCGGCATATTGTCATTATCCAATATAGCTATGTTCGGCGATATGTTCGGCATGGATCTTGGCGTGGATAAGTTCATAAAACGCAATATATTTGGTGTAGGGGCTGAGAGGATGGATAACGGTATGTTAAGAGCCATAACACCAAAGAAATGGCAGAAGGTAGCCGGAAATACGTTCAATATCATCAAGCGCCCAGTGTCAGAGGGTCTTTATGAGGAAGGCCTTCAGGGAGTGGCTAGCAAGTCCGCCGAGGATTGGGTAGAATCAAGATACAATCCTATGGCCATCCGTCAGAACATAGGCTATATGGAGGCTATAAAGAACGGGTTCAAGGAAACATACGGGTCTAGCCAAGGCTGGAAGGAGATTGGTATAGGTATGATCATCGGATCGGTTATGGGTGGAAAGACCATTGGAGGTATAAAGGAATGGAGCCAAGACATGTCCCGTAACAAGGGAATGGTGGAGGCCTACAACGCCAATGCCGGTGCCTTGACTACCGCCGCTGTCCGTGCTATTCGTGGAAGTATGGCTCTTAACGCTCAATTATCCGGCGTAGATACATCGTACGAGAGTGATGGTAGGATTATAAACAAGGATTTTAGTGACGCCGTATTCAATCGTCTCCGCTATGATTCGGAGATGGGGATGTTGGATGATACCAAGGAGAATTTTAGGGCGGTAGTCGAATCTATACCTAATAGCGATATCGCTTCCGATATGAATATGACGGATGAGCAGGTCAATGAGTATAAAGCCGATCTTGTCAACGAGTTTAATAAGAAGGTGGATAATTTTACCATGGCCAACAGATTCGCCGACTCACTTACTGAGGGTATCCCGAATAGGTCTTTTAACGCCTATATCTCCAATATGGTATATAACGGTATTGAGGCTAAGGATAATTTGAATGATATCACCAATCAGCTAAACAGGATATATAAGACGGGTATAGGTGATGCCCTTGATATATACTCTCATCTTAATCCTGATTCAAGCAAGGCTCTCGAAAAACTCCGGGAGCTGACGAATGATATACGGAAGATGGAGAGGAATATTTTAAATACTCAACAAAAGGTTACATCGAAGGAAGCAATTGAGTCTGATAAGACTAAGTTGGCTGAGGAGAATGATAGGCTTCTTAAATTGACAGAGGAAAGAATTGCCTTGGAGAGAAAGTTAAGCACGTTGATTAATTCAGATGTGGATATATCTAAGTTATCTTTAAATGATAATGATTCTAAGATTAGCGCCTCAGATCTTATGGCGGCTTATGAGACTATAGTTGATTTTGAGAATGCCGTGTCTACTCGTGGGGTCGATAATCATAAAGAGGCCATGGCGTTGCTTAACGAGTATCGTCATAATCTTGTGGCTTATAAGAATATAAACGAGTCTCTTCGTCGTATGCGTGACAGAAGATTCATCCGGGCGCAGGAGCGCGGGTTCATGAAGATATTGTCGAACGCATGGGGTAAGACTTATGAGGAGGATGATAGCAAGTATGATTTCAGGAATACTGATAATCCTGAAGCAAACGCCCTTTACGCTAATGATCAAGCCATAGACAAGGCTTACCAAGATGGTCTTATAGGAGAGGATGAGGCATTTATGTTCAAGACATATAATCATATGATAGCCAGATCTATGGAGAATGAGATTAAGGCTGATGAAAGTAATATAGTTGAGAGGGTTCCTGATGATGAGGATATTATAAATCCTTCAGATGATAGAGCCAATGATATAGCCATAAAGATCTGGAACGGTAATGAGGATATTTTATCTCCTAGGGAAAAGCAGATATATGATAACAATAAGGATCGTATTAATAATCTTGTAAAAGGATTTGGCGATAATCCTATAGCTAGGATAAATAGGGCTAAGTCAATGATAGATAGATTAAAGATCAATGATAATGTATCAGATAATATTAAGGATAATATTGATGATATCATAGATGTGAATATTAATGGTCTTGATCAGGATCGGGTTAAGGAGGCTATAAAGACCTATAACGATCTTATGAATGAGGCTAACAATGGCAATGAGGTTGATCAGGATAAGCTTAATGAGGCTATTGATATTATCAATAATTATTCCGATGGTCCTCTTCTTCAATTCGTGGAATGGATGAGGTTGTATGATAACGGAAGTATAGCTGTCAAGGATTACGATAAATCCATACCTATGGGTGATGTCCTCACCGAGAGCGAACCCGGAACATCCACCGGCAGGACGGAGGTCAACGCCGCCCAGAATCCGGTGGTGTTGATGGCTCAGAAGAGGGAGATCGGTGGGGTCATGTACTATGAGGTTGGTGGAATGAGGCTTGACAGGTTTATGGCGGGGTCCGGGCTTAAAAGGTCTGATGCCACTGATACTGATAATGGAAGGGTGATGGATTTCACCAACGGAACCGACATATTTACTGTTATAGAGTCAGATAACCACTCAAGATGGATGATTAGCGAGGATGACGCTCAGGCTTTCGAGAACGCTACCGGTGTCATACTGGGGCGGCAGACCGCCTTATCTACCTCCAACTGGTTCATGGTGTATCGCAAGGGGCAGGATGGGTCTATTGTCCCTTATTATACGGGTGATACGTTTGGATCTAACAACGAGTCGGTGAATCAGGAAGCAGCGGCTAGCCTCCGCAAGGGTGATATGGTAAGGTTTAAGATGGATATGTCAGATCCATATACCAAGGAATTGTATGATAAATACAATAGCCTTAACGCCGTTGACCCTAATTCTGATGAGACTAAGTCGGCTTACCGAGAGCTGGTTGATAATATGGTTATTAAGATCGTGGATAGCGACGGAAATTTCGTCTCGGTGCTAAAAGCCAATGATCCAGACTCAAAAGGAAGTAACGCTGATTTAAGGAGTAGGGCTTTTGAGTTATATAGGGATAATATAGGATCTGTTACTGATGAGATTGATATACCGTTTGTAGGTAAAGTCACTAGTGTTTTGCCGGGAAGACCTAATTTTAGCGTAAGTGATGATAATGGCACGTTGATGGTATCCGAGAATGACTTTACCAACGAGACGGTTGGTAAGGTCGAGAGCGTAGGGTATATAGAGAACGGGGAGGTTACGATGAGGGATAATATTAAGTATAATATATTCCCGTTCTGTACGGCTATCGTCAGGGACAAGTATGGTGACTATAAAGATTCACGTATCCCGGTCGTAGCTATAAAGACAGGAAATGGAAGAAATTACCTGTACCCCGTAAGATTGAAAAATCAGGATATATCGTCATTCTCATCCATGATCGGATCGATGGCTGATAGGATTACGGAGGGTCTAGGCGGAGGCGTAAGTATTGATGATATAATGGATCTTAATAACGCTATAGCCAGATCCGGGCTGGATAATAAGACATATATGATTCCGTTGGCGGGAGATGTGGATGTTATCAAGAACCGGCTTGAAGCTGTCAAGGAAGCGGCTAGCAGGATGCCTATGACCGCTGACGTAAGAGGATGGATAGGTGATTCCAGAACTAAGGAGGATATTTTGATGAATGACGTTACGATCAACATCGATCTTAACAACGATCCTTTCATAGCTCCTAAGTTTAGGATGAGTATCAAGGAGAACAAGGTATCCAAGGAGGAGACGGAAGTCTCGTTCCCTAACCTGCCGGATCTGCCATCGGAGTTCGCCTCGCCTACGAAGGCGGCCGAGGACAAGTCTTTGGTTTCCGACGGTAACGTAGTATCCGGAGAAAATGAGGCGGAAAATCCTTGCTAAATAAAATATCTTGACTTATCTTTGCGGCGTCAGTCCATCACCTGACGAGTAAGATATTTAAAAGTTGGTCCCTGTCGGGTGTGTGATGGCCCCGGTGGGGACTCTTTATATTATGCAATTAGATGCCTTTTTACATCGGAAGATCATGCAAGACCTACGCATCCAGCGAGTAAAGGTCTTGATGATGCTATACACCAGTAACTATTTTGTCAAGGTCAGACAAAAGCAGTTGCTTGATCATACATACGCCTTAAGCAGGGATCAGGCTTTTGATTATATGACTGAGTTCAATAAAAGACTTAGTGATAAGGTTGGTATAAAATGTACGATGGATATCCTTCTACCTACCGATGATGATAACGCTAACATCATAATCGAGCACAATGGTATTATCAAGAAGTTGATGAAGGAGGCCGATAAACTGGAACTTGATACTGATGCTATCAAAGTCATGATGCGTGATCTTCTTGATGAGTTGAAGGATGATATTGATCTTAATATCCTGATATTTGATGTAAGCCAGTTACTTATAAAATACAATCTATTTAGGTTGGAGGCTATAACCGAGCAGGAGTTCAAGAACTCTTTTGTCAGAATGGATAGTAGGAATATGGAGATAAAGAAACTAACTTTATCTGATATCAAGGAGGTGGTGGAGATGATAGAGGATAGGTATAGCTACGCTTTATATATGACAGAGGAATGTGACTGATTACATTTTGGGCTTTAGTAAACAGTGATCAGTTTATGCAAGGTATTGATTATGAGATTTTAGCCACAAATGGTGAAAATACGACAGTTTTATGGAGCTAACACCGTCTATGTGACCCATAAAGGATTTCAGTGGATTGTGTCGTAGATCGGATAAAGATATTTTTCGCTAAACGATAAATTCCATTTTTTTGTAATTTAGGATTGAGTTTTTGCCTGTCCGTGAGGATCGGCAAAATGATTTGTACTTTTCAGTAGAAACATAAGGTTTGTTATTATGTTGTTATTTAGTATCCCGTCCGCTCGTGAGAGTAGGCGGGATTTTATATCTTTGTGACAAAACGATTTAGTAATGGGCAGATCTTGTTATGTTATAAAAAATAAGGAGGGTAGGGTAGATAATGTCCTTGCCCCGAACGACCAACCATCCGGATTATACCAAAGGGCGATGGAGGTGCTGGGCGACCAGAAGCAGGCCTTATCGGTCTGGGGTACGGCCTACTCCCCCGACTTCGTGTCCTTCTTTGGCGACTGGATGTCCATGCCATCAGAATATGATCTGGATAGTAATGGGGAACCTAGGTATGATGATGTCATGTCCTTTATCAAGCGGAAGAACTATTTCGCCGGCAATTTTATGGCCGATGAGGTTAAGGATATCAATAACACCCTTACTTCCTTGGGGGTTGATAATATCAATGATCTTAATGATATGATTGTATCTAATTTCCTCTCAGGCGGTGATATATTCATCAACAGATATAATCTTGAACGATCTGGGATGTATGACGCTGATGAGATTGATAATATCATGACTAACCGATCGGAGTATGAGCGGGTAAGGGATATGATGAGGAGGATTGTCGATTTTATGTCTGAGGGGAATCTTAATGAGAAGGATATGTATTTCCTGTCCTCCGAGTCAGGCCTTGGTGATGATTATATGATATATGAGGATACATATGACTCGTTAGGAAAGAGAAGGGGCTTGAATCCAATAGAGGTAAGGGATACGATCATGAGGGCGGTAGGCGGTATCAGCGACCGCCGGGAGTTCGATCAGGCTTTCGCCTCCATCCCATACCCTTCCTTGGCACTCCGGTATCAGGAGGATCAGGATTACGCAGATCGGATGTATGACACGTATCGTAATATGACCCGTATGGAGGTTCGGAGTCAGGACGGAAATACGATTACCGACTCGTACTTCAATAGTACCACACCGTATATCAGTATGCCTAAGGATATGAAGGGTCTAAGGGATAAGGTTGGGGAGATAATCGATATGGATGATTTTAAGGACATCAAGGACGTTGCCGGACGTCTGCATGACATAGCCATGGATCTTGCCGACATGGGCGTGGATATAAGCGAGGCGATCAGCGATGAGATGATTATATCCAGACCGGAGGATATCCGTGATCTTATGGCGTCGCTGGATGTCATGTTGTCTTCCATACAGGCCGGCAATTCGGTATACGATAGCTTTATCTCCGATCTTGATAGGATAACAGGAAAAGGGAACCCGATATACGAGGTTCAGGATACTTATTCTACTGGGGATAGGATGGTGTATGTAAGGTCCGGGAATACATCCCCTTCCGATATGTATGATAGGAGCATGTTGTATATGGGTAGGAATACGTACCATAACACGGCTCCGATAACCGACACCGATCAGGCCTATGAGATGTTGGCCGATATCGGGATAGAGCGGCCCTCGTACTTGCCGGCTGGCGTGGTTCCCGCCGGGGCTTCCCGTTCCGATATTGGCGTGGTCAAGGATAACATAAAGAAGCTAGTTATGTCCAACATCTCATCCTCGAATACAGAGAACATGATCCTTACCAGATTAATATACCAGCATCCCGTAACCCCTAAGATGGATGATGTCGATATTGATCGGGAGTTCAGGAGATACGAGGCTAGGCAGGGAAAGGATCGGGATTTTATCAAATCCTGTACATCGTTGAGGAAGATCCAGATCAAGGAAAGGTTAAAAAAATCAGATTTATATAATAATGTCTTACGTTTCCTTGATTTTAATGGATTTTATAATGTATTTTTGAACCACCATGACAGAGGTACGTTAAAAAGCATGGAGATGTCGTTGCCGGAAGGTCAGGTAAGGGATCTTCTGTTTGACGTGGCTATCGAGTCCGGTGACAGTAGCATGAGAAACCTTTTCTATCTGGATAGTCAGGATAGGATGATGGATGCCGGGTTTTACAGGTATCTGTACCAAAGGAATCCGGGCCTGCTCCGGGAGGTCAACGGCGGCGTCGAGGCGAGACCGGACGGTTCGTTCTTGGCTCGTGGGAGGTATGATGATTTCGTGTCATTCCAATCCGGCTTATATGAGAAGGTAGGTGAGACGGTTGATGGTGCGATATACAGGTTCGTTGATAATCTTATATACTCCGATCCATCATCATATCAAGAAAATATGGTACGAAGGATGGGTGACGTTACGGTAAGGAGTGACGATAATCGCCTGTCAAGGACAGAGGATAATCCCTCATCCAGTAAGATAATTAATGAATACACTGCTAATACAAATAAATTAATGCGAGATTTTTCGTGTAGTTAATCTCTCTTTGGCGTCGTGAGACGTTTTCTTTCGAGCATTGAAACATTGAATTTATGGATTTGCATGAATCCGGGTCGTAGTGATACGTTCCGGATTTTTTGTCTTGTATCGGTTCTTATTAATCCCATTTACAAGACATTAAGTACTTTGATGATGACACATATCACGATCTTAGGGCTGTTAATTTTTGAACTTTGTAACGCCCGCCATCAGGTGGGGTTATTATTAATTCAAAAATAAATAGACATGGGTACAAGTGGAGACAAAATCGTTTTGTTAGACGGTATGGGTTCCGGTAGTGGAAGCGCCACTAACGGTTTATTATCTATGATTCCGGGTATGTTCGCCAATTTGATAGGCGGAAATAAGATGGATCCGAACTTGGTAGCGGCTTTGATGAACGGTCGTAACAACCAAGACGGTTTCGGCGGGGCTAACGGTTGGTGGTTGTGGATCATCGTCCTGTTCTGGTTATGGGGTGGCCGTGGCTTTGGCAATGGTTTTGGCAATGGTAATGAGTGTTGCGCTAATGGTCTTCCAGCTCAATTGAATAACGACTATGGTCGTGAGTTACTGATGCAGGCTATCCAAGGTAACAGAAGCGCTATCGATCAGATCGCTAACGCCTTGAACTGTACTACCACTCAATTGCAAAGCGCTATCTGTAACGTACAAGGCGCTATCGATAAGGTAGCTGGTCAGGTAGGTATGACCTCTCAGGCTGTTATTAACGCCGTACAGCAACAAGGTTGTGAGATCGGTAATCAAATTAGCTCTTGCTGCTGCAATTTGAGTTCTTTGATCAACCAAAGCACTTGCCAGACTCAGCAGATGATCAACAATCAAGGTTATGAGAATCGTCTTGAGACATTGAATCAGACTAACACGTTACAAAACACTATTAATCAAGGATTGACGAACAATCGTGAGCAAGCCACGAGTCGGTTCAATATCTTGAGCGCTAAGATTGATGCTCAAACAACCTTGATTAATGATAAATTCTGTCAATTGGAAATGCGTGAGATGCAGAATACGATCAATCAGTTGCGTGATGAAAGGTCGGCTTACCAAGCCTCCGCGTTGACTCAGCAACAGACTCAGAATTTGATCAACCAGTTGAGACCTACCCCTGTGCCGGCTTATCCTTCATGCTCTCCTTACCAGACTTATGGATGGGGTCAAGCATTTTATGGAGGTAATTACGGATGTGGGTGCAACAATGGATGCTGCAACAACGGAAACGCCGCTATTTAACTCTATAAAGGAAGGAGGCTATTATGGCTTGTGTTTCTAAAATAGGGTCTCTTTATGAGTTGGTCACGAAGAACGTGGTAGTGACTACTACCAACACCATCTTCGGCATCAACCCAAGGATATGGCTGTCCTTGCCATGCGAGGGCCTTCTGCTGCTGAAAATCCGGCAGGTGGTTCCGACAACAGGCGAGACATTGCCAGTACAGATAGCTATTCCAGCGAACAGCACCGTATCCACGGTAGGTAATGACACATGCTGCCCGGTAACCGGCGTGGCTGTGGTGAATCCGATCAACGTGGCTGTGACTGGAGCGGCTATGGTTAACAACACCGAACGCCTTGTTTATTTCAACAAGGTAAGGGGTGTATTGAGGCTCATGGATTGCTGTGTGCCTACAACTTCCGCCTCGGCGTCGGAGACGACTGTTGATGAGGAATAGGTTAGATTGGATGTCTAATGGGAGGGTATTCCCTCCCGCTTAAAAATCGAGATATGTTTAGAGACTTAAAGAAAGGATTTCAAGTATATACGCTGGATACATCCGATGTTCCGGTGTTCAGGATGGGGAATGTGGTTAACGTGTCCGAGCCTAGGTTCCAGCAACCCCAGATGGGTCAGATGGGGCAATATCAGCAACTACAGGATAGGGTGATAGACCTTACCGTGGAGATAAACGGGTCTTCCATGACCTATGTCGTACCGGAGAGCAGGGATGTCGCTATGTCCAATAACATAACTTTGGCCTGCTCGGTCGATCCGATCATGAACCAGCTTAACGCCGCTAAGAGAACCAGCTCCGATATTCTCGATAGTATCGATAAGCATAGGAGGACGCTAGAGGCTTGTGATTCGATCCTTGAGGAAATCAATCCGGCTTTTAAGCAGACTAAGGATCAAGACCGGAAGATCAAGAATCTTGAGGAGAAAGTCGATAGGATGGGATCCTCTTTCGATGAGCTAAAAGAGTTGTTAATTAAAAAATTAGGTTAAGATGAGAGTTATAGATTTAGGCGGCGGCCACGATGAGGACTACGATGATGAGATCTACGATCGTAGAGGCGGCCGTGGACGTAGCAGACGTTCGGATGGGACTTACATGGGTTATGGTGGTGGAATATATGACCATTATGGCAAGGAGCATGACGGTAGGATGGATGAGCTAGAACGCCGTGAGCGTGATCTTGAAAGACGTGAGAGGGAGCTGGAACGTGACGAGCGTGAGCTTGAGAAACGCGAGAGACTCCATGAACGTGAGGACGAGATGTATCGCAGGGGATGGTTCGGTGAGCGTGGCATCCGTGACGAGTTCGATGGTACCGAGCCGTATATGCGCAGGGGACGCAGGAGTCGTTACTACTGAGGAGCAGACGCCGATGACCCGGATTATAAGCGGTATATAGACACCCATGGATATCACTTTTCCAAGGAGCTGGCTAGGGAAGCCGCTGACAAGATGCTTAACGCCGACGGGTCCAAGAGAAGATGGACGATGGAGGACGCTAAGCAGATGTTCGATAAATGCGGGGCCAAGAAACCTGATAACGCCACTTGGGGAGATATCCAATACCTGTTCGCTATGTTCTATAGCGACTACTTTCCTAAGGTATTGGATTGCGACCAGAAAATAGTCAAGGCTGTCTTGGCTTATCTGGAAGACCCTGACGCCCCGGAAGGGACGGCGTTCGTAAGGTATCTGGCGGTGCGGTGCTTCGTCGGTGACACAATCAAATGGAGTGATATGATTTAGTTTGATACAACGTTGGAGAACCCTGTCGGCAATAGAATACCGATAGGGTTTCTTTTTGATCGTAGCCTTATTATGATTACATTTGTTCGAGGTAGATCTTTTTGTCATGGTAGGGTGGGCGGGAATGAAAAAAAGGCATCCTCACGGACACCCTTTCCCTTTGGTTGAAAATCACTTAAAACATTATGAGTTACTACACCGCAAATATAGATAATTAAATACAAACTGCAATGGGTAAGGGGTATTATTGGATAGAGCCAGTGGATCAGACGTTAAATGATTTCCAATTTTATAAGGCACGTATCGTAGGCGATCCTGAATATGACGAGAAACATCATCGTGTTATATTGAGGACTGATAAGTATTTCCCTGTCGGAAGTATCTTCCATGTCTTAAAAGACCCAGAGATGTTTGTTATAGAGAGGAAGTTTAAGACATGGGGGAATAAGTATGTCGTTAAGCCTTGTGAGGGTGAATGGGAATGGGATTCTGTCCAGAAACTTAAAGACAAGGCTATTATATTCCGTAGCGGATTCCTGCACGGGGACGGCAGTTTCTGACACTTACCCGTATCTCCCCCTCCCCTCGATTTCTTGGTATTTATGTATATAACTATATTTGAGCAAAAAATAAGTGTAATATGGCAGATTTTCAAGGTAAATACAATGGCAAGCAGATAGAGCAGCTTTTGGATAAGGCTAATGATATTGATCTTACTAAATATGCTCTTAAGACGGATAATGCCCCTACCGCCACGAAATTACAGGCGGCTAGGACCATAGCGCTGTCCGGGGCTGTTACCGGTAGTGTTTCATCGGACTTCGGAAGCAACGTAACTATCTCCACGACATTGGCTAATTTTGATGCCTCTAAGATCGCGTCCGGAACCATCAGTATAGATAGGTTGCCTAAGGCGGCTTTGGAGAGATTGATCGTGGTAGCTGACGATACGGCCAGATTTGCCCTTACCACCGCTACGGCTCAAAGTGGTGATACGGTAAAGGTAACGTCTACAGGTAAGATGTATCTGATAAAAGACGAGTCTAAATTAAGCAGTGAGGATGGATATGAGCCTTACACGGCCAGTCAGGCTTCCTCCGTGCCTTGGTCCGGGGTTACGGGCAAACCAAGTACCTTCACCCCTCCCACGTCCTCCGCTACCGTTCTTGGCGGTATTAAGGTAGGATATACGACTTCCGGGAAGAACTATAAGGTGCAACTGGATTCGTCCGGCAACGCTTACGTTAACGTTCCGTGGACTGACAGTAACACGACTTATACCCAAGCTACAAGCGATAATCTGGGTCTTGTTAAGATCGGGTATTCAGCTAACGGAAAGAATTACCCGGTAGCTCTTGACGGAAATGGTAAGATGTATGTGAATGTTCCGTGGACGGATACCAATACAACGTATGGTGTTGTAGGAGCTAACGGGTCCACGGGGTTGATCAAGAACGGCAGTACCGTGACAAGCGCCTCTGGATATACGGCTTGTCCTATCGTGGGTGGTATCCCCTATTATAAGGATACGAATACTACCTACGCCAATATGAAGGCGGCTACGGCTGCCGCCGGTGCTGCGGGATTAGTTCCGGCTCCCGCCGCTGGTAAGCAGACGTCCTTTCTTCGTGGTGACGGGACATGGGTTGTACCTACTAATACCACATACGGATTGGCCTCTACTACAGCTAACGGCTTGTTGAGACAGCTTAATGGCAGTACATCCAGTTTCATGCGTGGAGATGGCACTTGGGCTACACCTCCTAACACGACATATGCCGTGGCCAATGAGTCTACTAACGGTTTGATGGCGGCCGCCGATAAGAAGACCATGAACAGGCTTATAGGGGTTAATACGGTCACGACATTAGCTAACCTGCCTATTAGCAAGAGAAGTATCACGGCTACGTTATCAGCCGCTACCACCCTATCCGTGCAGTCAGGGATGCAGATAGGGGAGGAGCTGATGATCAGGTGCGTCCCGTCGGCGGCCTTCACGCAGGCTATACCCAACTCCGGGAATTATGCAAGCATGAGTGGTACTTCTATAACCACTACGGCTAACAAGCCTTTCGAGATAAATATCTGGTGTTACGCTTCAGGTAAGTATAGTATCGCCGTTAAAGAACAAGATTAATGATATAAGATATGAGCTACGTATATATAAACAGGGAAATATATCCCAATCAATTAGTTCAGGACGATCCGCTTGATGATAATTACGCCAAGGGCTATAGTTATGATGATTACATTAACGGGAATCCCGCCCCATGGATAGAGTTTGGGGAGGAGCAATTGGCGTTCAAGGAGGCTAATCCTAAAGCTACGGTTAAGGAGATTATCGAGGCTAAATTGGATGACTCAAGGCTTCTTAATGAGGAGAAATCGGCTAAGTATGAGGAGATCAGGACTTATGAGAATGAGAATCTTCATGAGTTTTTCTTGGATGACCAAAATATCTATATCCCTGAATATGATAGGCGTAACGCTTTGGCTGATGGGGCTATAGCTGGTAAGATAACGATCATAGGTCTGGAGTTCGATATGACGGAAGGCAAGATCTTGATCGGGATGATGGATAAGTATGATAATGATCTGATGTCGGCGTTAGGAGCCAAACAGAGGGAAGTAAGCTTAGCCACTACCGTAGAGCAGGTGAGGGCTATTGACGCTCAGTCCGGCTATCCAGATAAGGTAAATATCACCATGACTTATGTCCGGCAACAGGCAAAGGAGAAAGATGTCTCCGATCCTCAGAAAGTGGTTGTCAGATTCTCCAGAATGGTGGTTAATAACAAGACTATATCTTTATCCCCTAATGAGAAACTGGATGTTAAGGTTCTATTCCCTATATGGGGACAAGAAGGGGCGGAGTTCGGGTTGTCGGTGGATGCCGGATTCTGTCTCAGGGTGGTGAAGGACGATACGGATATCCTTTATGAGGTTATTCAACAACATACATTATCAAAGGAATGGGAACCCGGATTAAATACGGCTTCCTTATACAAGGTCATTGATAAGGAGCATGCCGGGACCATAGGGGATCCTATCCCGTATTTCCCTCCAATGGAGATATTCAAGGATAAATATTACATCCAGAACGCTGATGTATATAAGTGCACTAGGGATAGCGGAACTCCTCTTAGTCATAATCTAAAGGACTTAGTAGGGTTGTATGTTGAGGTTGTACAGGGCTAGTCGTATCTACCCCCCCCTATATTTGGCTTGTGATATGATACAAGTTATTTTTGGCATAATAAAATGACATTTGTAAATATATTTAAGTATGGCATCACAAAAATTCGGTTTCGTAACCGTCGACCCGGTATCAGGATCAGGAGATCAGGCGGTTAATTTCTCCGGTGAGAAACACACCGGTCGTCTTCAACGCACTATCAACCTTACGGTCACCACGAACGGCGGGGCTAAGAAGGCGTTGGTAGTTAATCAGGCAGCGGCTGCTGAGGTGGTAAGATCAGACAGCCCTAACGCTTCCGTACAAAAGACAGGCGGTAATGTTACCATCACCGGTAAGTCTAACAGTACTAAGCTTACGTTCGCGGTCACGCCGGCTGAGGAGAACGGGCTTACGTTACAGCTCCCGGCTAACTACACGGCGGCTGGAAAGACTACGGCTAACGGAGCGGTTATCGCCGACGATCCCGGAGCCGCTGGCGAGTTCGTTTGGAGCATCACGATCTCGAACGTACCGGCCAACGCCACGATCGAGGAACTGACAGCTACATTGAAGGTAACTGCCGATGGTGGCCAGACAGCCAACGTGACGGTAACGCAAGCCGCTGGAGACTCTACTATCGAGCTTGACAAGAAGACTATTAACTTGGATGTAAATGGTACTCAACAGACGGTTAACGTAACATCTAATGACAGCTGGACTTGGGCGCAAGCAGCGACTAGGACCGTATTGAGAATGATGGGACGATAATCAGTTTCTTTTCGCTTACTCAGACCCCGATCGACTTAAGCCGGTTGGGGTTCTCTTGTTTTATTATCTTTGTGAGTAGAAGATAACTAAAGGATATAATTATGAGTGATTTGAATGTTAATTGGAAGGACGGGGTAGGCGAGGTAACGGACCAGCCTCTGACCGTCAGTCCGGGGTCCGGGACCGGAAGCGCCCCCGTTTCCTTTGGCTCGGTGATGAACAACGGTCTTGATCGGACTCTTGAGCTGGAGATAACAACTCCAAAAGGTGTTAAGAAGACGCTCACGGTGAATCAGGAGGGATGCCGGCAGGCTTATATCACGAGCGACGGCAAACGATGGCTGACTAGCGACAATCGGGTGTATGGGGTTTTGAAAAGCGATGCTCCGTGCGAATGCATAGGTGATTGCCCTTGATATTTTGTTTTTACGAATTTTGTAATTACATTTGTGGCGCATGTCCATCACCATGCTTTTCGTCGCTAATTTATTATAAGGGATACCGGTCTGTGATGGGATCGGCATCCCTCTGTTTTTTAATATGGAGAAGATAAATGTTTTCGATGTTCAGGTTCCTGATGGGAGACAAATCCGTTGTATGTCGTATAATAAGGTTACTTATTTTGATCTTGACGATATATGTAAGTTATGTTTTGACTCATACGATCTACATGATGTGGCTGACACTAAGGTAATGAGTGAGTTCCTGCACCGAGAGGGTGGTCGTTATTGGACTACGATAGATGGCGTAAGGCAGTTGTATCGTAGGATTGAGTGTAAGATGTGTTTTGAGGTTATAGAAAAATTAAAGGGATTATGAGAGAAAAGAAATTTGATTTCGTGATATATCCGTTGGATTTGATTATCACGGTTGGATTAGATTATAAGACGTTGTGTGATCGTTTCGAGAATATGGAACCTGAACACGAGGGGAAATGGGGAGATGAAGATGATATGGATAAGGAGGCGTCTTTCGTGAATTTGGTAAGGGATAGGGACGATGATGATAAATTTGCCATACTTTGGAATTTTTCGAGCGACGATGATTTAATAATGAGAAATATATGTCACGAGTCATTCCATATAGCAATGAGCGTATGCCAATTTTGCAACATGTCTCTTGGATTTAAGGTTGGAGAGGATGAACACGCAGCGTATATAGCCGGATTCGCTGGTGATTGCGTTAGTGAGTTCATCAATAGCAAGAATACGGATTAAGTCATAAATTCTATAAGGAATATAAGAATATCAGCCTCCGCTTATTTGTGGGGGCTTTTTGTTTATCTTTGTCAAAAACATGAAGTTATGTCGAGTTGCGTAATTAAAAGGAATAAGGAAGGTAAGATAACCCGTGTCTTGACCCCTTCCGGCGAGGTATCCACCTTGTTCGATAAGATAGCGGGTATAGCCGCCGTAAGTGATCTTGATAAGGCGGCTGAGGCTTATATGACCGCATATAATGATAAGTTTAGGTCTAAGTTCGGGGATTGGGTGTCTAATGCCAAAAGAGAGGGATTAAGGTCATCTCTTAGGTTTAGAACGTCGTCACAGCTGTTCGAGGAATACCCCACGTGGCTTAGCGGCCAAACCACTTCCACCGGTCAGCATTCCACGCAGATCACGTCTACCGTGAACACGTATAAGAAGATCGGTGATTTTATATCCAATGAAGGTCTGGAGGGCAAATCCGTGCTTGACGCCTCATCCGGTCTTGGCGTTGGCACGCAGGCGTTGCGTGATATGGGGATGGATGTCGATGACGTTGAGCCATATCCGTCGTCAAAAAGGATTCCTCCCACGTATTCAAGGTACGAGGATATAGACAAGAAATATGATTACATAATCAGCAACGCTGTCTTGAACGTGATCCCTGATGATTGGAGATCCGACGTACTTAAATCAATGGCTGACAAATTGAAGGTCGGAGGCAAGTTGTTCATAAATGTCCGTGACGCTAAGGGCGTGTCCGCACAAAAGCAGAAAATAGAGCTTGACGATCCGTCGGAGATACTTGTCACTGATTCAAAGGGGAATATCAGGGCCTATCAAAAAGGGTTCACGAGGTCGTCGCTTAAAGAATATGTCGAGCGTGAGCTTGGGGGTATGTTCGAGGTGGAGACTGCGAATCCCGGCAACAGCGGAATGGCGTCTGGCATGACGGCCGTCGTCGTGACAAGGAAGAGACCTGGGGATTTGAGATTCAGGGACGTAAGCGAGGTAAAGGCCGGTATGTCGGAGAAAGTATCTGGTCTCGCTAAATTAGGTACTACGGTGAATATCGTTTCGATTGACGATATAAGAAGTGAGGTAAGTGATCATGATTACGCCGATATGATGTCCAAGAGCAAGGGATGGTATGACACGGATACCGATACCATCACTATCGTAGCTGACAATATAGAGGATGAGCAGGATTTGGAGAGAACTATCTTGCATGAGGTAGTTGCGCATAAAGGGCTTAGAGATCTTCTTGGTAATCGTTTTGATGATACGATGAGGAAGATATTCGATTCGATGGACGAGGCTGACCAGCGGTCTTATTTAGACCGATACGGCGATCAGGTCATAGCCGCCGAGGAGTTTATGGCTACCCTTGCCGAATCCAATCCAAACTCCAGTTTATGGGATAAGATCATATCGTTTGTTCGTGATGCCCTTCGTTCCATGGGTCTCGATATTAAAATGAATGATACGGATATGCGTACGCTTCTCACTAGGTCAAGGGATAGGTTATCGGAGGTGGATAAGGAGCTTAGTAAGCCCATGAACCAGATAAACAATCTCCTTGCTTATGATAGCGGGGAGCCCAGGTTGTTCTTTAGATCGGATGACGGCAAGATACACGACTCTTACGCCAACGTCATAAAAGGCTCGTCCGGCGGGCGGATCGAGGCCGGGTTCTTGGCCGGCAGTGTCGAGGAGAGTGACGTCCCGTCCGGTACGGCTGATATCTCCTTTGGCTCGTCCTCCATAACCCTTAACAACAGTGAGTCATTCATACCGGTCCTTGGTATCAGCTCAGGCTCTAATATAAGCACTCGTGGAGGGTTTGTCAATTACCTTATCAAGAAAGGTCTGTTGAGCGGGGAGCGTATAAGGTTAGGGGATAGGTATTATCTTACCGGAGCCGGCAACTCTGATGGTCTTAAGATCTATAACGCTATGGACGCCTTGTCTAGACTAAGGAACAGGTTTGGTAGTATGTCTTCTGAGATGAACGTATTAGGCTCCATCGGTTTTGATACGGAGGTAAATAACGATCTTGATCTTATCACGACATCAGGGGAGAAGGTTACGGTAAGCAGATCGGAGATAAAGGGCATGTTAAGGCAAGGTAAGTTTGAGGAGCTTAATAATAAGTATGATGGGTTCATGGAGCTAGCCTTGTCGTTGATGATGGAGGATAACGCCTTGTACGGAAGTAATGTCCGTGGGGTTATTGAGAATGAGAAGGCGGAGGATCTTCAGAACAGGACTGATATCACCAACATCTTATCCACGTTAGGTATCCGTGTGATGGGTATGTCCGAATATATGGATAAGTATAAGATGCGTAATGGTGTCGAGCCTTCGGCTAGGGCCTTATCCGATATGGCTAATGGGGTTATTGCCCTGGCTGAGGGAGCTACGGTAGAGGATCTTAATGAGGAGGTGGCTCACTTCTTGATCGATACTTATCGTAATCAGCAGGAGATTGACGAGGTTCTGGACTCTGTTGTCGACACGCCATTATGGAATCAATTCGCCGGTCGTTACTATGAGGTGTATGGGAAGGAATACCAAGGGGAGGAACTGGATCGGATGGTGAAGCGGGAGATCCTAGGTAAGACGTTGGCCCAGCGGTTCGTACCGGGCATGGAACAGGCGGTGGAGGATCTGGCCTCGTCCGAGGACGCCCAGCTCTCCTTGTTTGGCAGGATAATCCGGGCTATAAGGAATTTCTTCTCTACCCAAAGATCAGACTTGAATAAGGTTCTTGATAGGATAAAGGAGTCGGCGTTAGCTGATGATCCAAGCGCATTTGACGTGCTTCTGTTAAAGGATAGCGACCATCTTATGTACTCATTATCGGATGTTGATGTGGCTAATAAGCTGATCAAGAACGGTAGGTCATTGGAAAGACTATATACCAGATTGCAGAGGATGAGGTCAAGCCAAAGCCAGAGGATCGGTGAGAGTATCTCCCTTCTACGTGATATAGGCGAGAAGGTAAGACAAGTCGGTGGTGAGCTAAATAAGAATAACAATCTATTATCCACCAAGAGCGTCATAGCGACCGCCAAGGCTGAGGTGGAGTATTTGGTCACTGTCGCCAGTAGCCTACGTAAGAGCGGAAAAGGATTGGATTATGAGACGATACAGGTTATCGATAACGTATATGGGGAGATAGTTCCTCTGATCAGGAACCTTCGTGGATTCGTCAATAATCAGGCGGCTGATTATTATGGCAGCAATAAGGTTGGTATGGTAGAGGATATGGATGATATATTACGTATGGCTGAGACATCCATGTCTGATATAAATGCTCTTCGAAGTGATCGTAATGAGGACTGGCTGGATGGACAGCTCAGGATGTTTAATATCCAGGAAAGATATTGGAATGGGATAAAGAAGTTGATAAATAACATCCATAAGGATATCAATGTCATGTCCCGGTTCTTTGGTACGCTGGAGCATAGTGGTAACGCTATTTTAGGTATGTTAGGCCAACGTCTAGCCAAGGCCCATAATGAAGCCCATACCGAGGGTATATCCAATATCAATAAGATGACTAGGATGATGAAAGAGCGTGGATGGGGGATAAAGGATAATGAGGATCTTATACAGAAGATAAATGGGAAGAACTCGGATTACCTTGACTCGTCCCGTGATTTCGCTAAATACGATTTGCTATACAGGACCGAGCAGGCTAAGGCTATTATCGATATATATGATCTTAAGAATGTTACGGGTAAGACCGAGAAACAACTTATCGACCTTCTTCTATCCGATAGAGGCCTTAAGGTGAAGACCCGTGACGACATAGTAGGATATGACGGGGATAAGCCTATCACTAAGGAGGTATATCATATATTCAAGCCTACCATCCAGAATTTCGATATCTCGGACATGACGTTCGAGGATCAGCAACGGTATCTGGATACGATAAATAAGTGGTTGGATGAGAACCGGGAGAAACCTATGGTGCAGGCTTATTACGATAAGATCGAGAAAGTCAATAAGAAGGTCGAGGAAAGACTGGGTCGTAGGGTATCGCAAGCTACGTCCGATTTCATGACCCGTATCCGCAGGAGCCGGTATGTGGCTATGGATAAGTTCGTGAGGAACGGGAAGGTCGATTGGAAGGCGTTTCAATCCGATCCTATAGCTTGGAGATCTTATCTGGATATTTTACGTGATAGGGCTATAGCCAAGAGCGAGTGGTATTCCGATGGGACACCAAAGGAAGAGGGATCCGAGGCTCTGATGATGTCCGAGGAGATCAAGGCATGGGACGAGGCGTGGGCCGAGGAGTTCGGGAATACCAACGAGGGCCGTAAGGCTTCCGCCGAGTTCAAGGAGATACTTCGTGGGATAGAGCGGTCCGAGGGCGGCAAGGCTGCGTTTGAGTTCCTGCTAGCTGGCGGTCATCTTGGCTTCTCCAAGGATATGTGGGGATCCGAGGAGGGTGATTATTACGAGAATCTGGTTGATAAGATCACGGAGCAATCTGTATCATCATCAAGGATAGAGAAGGCAGAGGAGGCGATGGCGACAATAAACGAGATCAATGACCAGCTAAGGCCCTTGCTTATCCAGTACCGGGATAGCACGAGATACGGGGAATATGATTTCGATAGGTTACGTGGATCCGCCTCATTAAGAAAGATAAACGAGTTATATGATCGTCTGGCTGAGGCTAAGAGCGTTATTAACGCCGCCGCTTCCGCTGAGGCTATTGAGATGGATATGCCTGATACGGTGGAGAGTGGAGTCACGGATTCTTACCGTAACGCTTTAAGGGATGCCATGGCATACGACAAGGGTATGGATGAGATTAAATTCGCCAAGGAACATATGTCTGCCCGCTCCCGGAGTCAGGTGGATAGGATGGCCGCCAAGTTATCTCGGAAAAACCCGTCATGGACGACCGTGGAGGTATCGTTTTTGAGAAGGAAATACGGTTCTGACTTCAATAATAAGCTAGCTAACGACATAGCGATGGGTAAGACTGATAAGATCCTTGTCGAGTACGCCAGAACCCGGTTGTATCCTTATATGAGGAAATATTCTCCCAAAGGGTATTCTGATTTCATCAGAAAGATAAATAACGGTATATATAAGGTATCCGAGTTCTTTGATGCCATAGAAAATGGTATATCCGAGAAAGAGAGCGTATCCCGTTTCGGGTTCGATATTAATATGATTGATCTGACGATCAACAACCAGTGGCTTGATGAGGCCGATGCCGAGAGTTCTTTCCGTAATCCTAATTATAATCCCGATCTGGGTTATGGGTATCATACGCCTAGGTTCGATAAGTACAAGAACGAGGCTTTTTTCAAGAAATACGGTATTACCAACGAAGGGGAGGAAGCTACGATCAATAAGGATAAGTGGGAGATGAGGAAGGAGCTGCTTAACATAAGCCGTAAGGCTATGGAGGATTATGATGAGCGATTCCGGAACATCTACCAAATACCACAGATATCCAAGGGCGGCGTGGAGAGGATGGTGCAGGCCGGGGTTGACCCGAAGGCGGCCATCGGCAACGCCGTACGTGATATCGTTGGCGAGAGGGTGGATGACCCTATACATGGTCAGGGGCAAGACCTAGGAGGGATTGACGAGAACGATAACAAATATCGTATGATCCCCAAATACTATCTTAGTAAGCTGGAGAACGCCAACGACGTGTCCCATGACTTCGCCTACTCCTATTCCATGTTATCCTTGCAGGCTACCGCTTACAAGTATAAGAGGGCGGCCTTGGATGATGTCATGGGATACAGGAACATGATGCTGGAGACGCAATACGACGGCGGTAAGAACCCGGAGGCCACTCACGCCTATAGGATGTTTCAGGACTGGGTTAACGCCAGCATCTACGATGTCATGATAAATAATAAGCGGGCGGAATGGAATATAGGTAATTATAAGGTCGATCTTAATAAGCTGGCTCTTATGTTTACCAAATTCGTATCCAAATCCAACCTAGGCTTCTCCCCATTCGTCGCGGCTACCGGCGCCCTTACCGGGCAGGCCAACTTCCTTTTGGAAGGTATGGTAGGGCAGTATATAAGCAAGGACTCCATGAAGTACGCCTATGGGGAAGCCCAGAAGCAGTTAAGTACGTACGTGTCGGAGATCGGGGATATAAACCGCACCAACAAGCTATATGTCGTTGGAGAGGCTCTAGGCGTGTTCAATGTCCGTAACCGTGTACGATCGGCAGCGTATAACAAAATCTGGAGAACCTTATTCCGGGACCTGCCGTTTAAGATGATGGAGGTTCTTAACTCCCCGTTGGATCCGCAGGTCATTATCTCGGTCATGGATGATACCCGCCTATACGAGGGTCAGTTTTGGTCATACTCCAATTTCAAGGAGATGATGATGAAAGACAGAAATATGTCCGCTAACGAGGCTAAACGCGATTGGGAGCGTTTAAGGGATTATTCTATGTGGAACATGGTAGATGTCAAGGACGGAAAGATTGTGGCTAAGAATGAGGCTAACAAGGATATTATAGACCGATATATACCCACCTTGTCCAGTAGGGTCAGGAGCATGGTGCAGATCTGCGACGGCGCCTTGAACGAGCAGAACCTGGTGGGGGCTAGCCGGAACGCTATCCTTAATATGGTGCTGCCTCACCGTGGATGGTTTATATTGGCCGTACAGCGGGCGTATAAGAAAGCTGGTTTCAATTTCCAGACCAACCAGTTTGAGGAAGGATATATGAGAACGTTATGGAGACTGGCCGGTAATGTCTATGGATCGATGTCCGAGGGCAGGATGGGGGAGGCATATGACGTGCTTAAGGAAGAGTATGATAAGCTTACCCCCTACGAGCAGATCAATATCAAGAGATCGATTATCAACATGGCGGTATTCGCTACGATGATGGCCATAGGAAGGGCGTTGATGGGATATAGGGAGGATAATGAGGATAGCTGGTTCGGGCAGTTCATTACCTACATCGGGTTCAGGACGATCAATGAGATCGCCTCCCAGACATCCCCGTTCATGGAGCTTAACGCCATAGACATGCTACAGGATCCGCTAGTCACCGCCCGGAAGTTAGGCGACCTCACCGATCCTCGAAACTGGGATCCGTTCGCTACCGTCCAGACCGGCGTATATAAGGGCGAGAGCAAACTATGGAGGCAGCTCATGAAGTTCTCGTTTGGTAAGCAATGGTATAATATCAAGACGGCTAGGGATATTAAGCAGACATCCGACTACTGGCTGATGACCAACGGCATGACGATGGGATTCTTCTTAGGAGGCAGGGATAAGGACGAGTCTGGGGAGGACGCTAATTGGTACTTTGACAGGGGAAGATAACTGATATAGTATGACGAAAAAAAATAGCCAGTCAATTGTTTAAGACAATTTGATTGGCTATATTTGCATTATGAAACAATGAATGACGGGATCTCACTTCAAGGTCATTCAATGTGTAAGATATTTTTGGCTCATTAGGATTTGTCGAGGTGAGATCCGACATCTCCTTTTGGGCCTATTTTTTATATCATGTGTAATATTGTTTTGAATGATGATTTATCTATCAGATCGTATTTCGAGAAGGTTCTTGAGTTAGTTAAATCCGGAGAGGATTTCCCTGTTAACCTAGATGAGGTTTGGCCTTTGATATATTCTGATAAGGGTAAGGCTGTTAGGGTTCTTACTGGTGATAATGGGTTTATTAAAGATATTGATTATAAAGTTTTTACCAAAAATGGTAAAAACCCTACCGGGGGAAGACCAACAATTGTATATATGATATCTGTATCTTGCATGGAATATTTAATAGCAAGGAAAGAAAGACGAGTATTTGATGTATATAGAAGCGTATTTCACGGCACAGCAAATGCTTTAAATAAAACGGAAGCATCTGTAGAAAAGAACCTTCCACATAATTATATAGAAGCATTAGAAGCGTTATTAGCATCTGAGAAAGAAAAACAGGCATTAGCTGAAGCCAAGAAAGCAGCGGAGGAGGCTAAGATGATATCCGATAACATTATTAAAGAACAAGCCCCTAAGGTAGGATTCGCCGAAACAGCTATTATGGCCAATGACAAAGGTGATGATATGTTGATTCGTGATGTTAGGAGAGAACTTGAGTCTCATGGATGTGATATAGCGGAAAGATCTCTAAGAGAGTTTTTACAAGAGCAAGGTTTCTTTTACAAGAATAAGAGAGAATGGATATTGACAGAGAATGTTATGAAGAAGGGTTACGCGCATTACAGATACAATACGGATACCGGGATCAGGAATACGGTTTATATGACTAGGAAGGGATTTGAGAAAACGTTATATAATATCAAGAACAAACCTCAATCAAGAGAGTCTTTCATCTCTTTCGGGGGTAAGATATTTGATTAAGATAGTAGAAGGATAGGAAATTATCATCCTATCCTTCTTATTTTCGTTATCGGTTATTATATTTATACACAAAATCATCCACATCCATATACTCGCACCCGAAGTTTTCCGCCGTCTTCTTATCGGAGTCGGAGAACTGTCCTTCTTTTCCGGAAGCGTCCCCGATCATCAAGATAGTATCGTATACGATCTTTTCTTCCTCATCTTCATCGTTATTCATGTATTCGATGAAATCCATATACTCTTTTATCATCCCTATATTCGGCTTCCTATTGACGTTGCGTTTATTATTGCTTTCGCAGTAATAAGCACTTACGGATATATCCGTGTAATCTTCCAAGGCGTTTGATATGTAATCGAATTTATATTCAAACATCTCTTTGTCCACGAATCCTTTTTCTATACCTCCCTGATTTGATATGATTAGTATATCATCAGGAGCGTAATTTTTGATAGCCTCAAATACGTAGAGTTTGAGTTTCATATCCCATATACCTTTAGGGAATGTATCCCCTGACAATGTCTCAATCAGTGTCCCGTCTAAATCTGTTATTAACAATTTACGCTTTTTCATGATTCAAAATTTAAATGATATGTGATTATTTAGCCATTTTATCAAGGCGAATATTAAAAGAGAGCGTAGTAGGAGGAGACTTTGGCAACTCATTGCCAATTTTTACCATCTCATCATGTTCCTCTTTCGTTAAGAAAGGTTTATCTATTAAATAAGCTAACCTTTCTTCCAGTTCTTTTTGTCTCTTATTACTTTTCATAAATATAATTTATTATATAATTACCCATCATTAAATTACAGATCCATCTTTTGTAACTATAGGAGTTCCGACTGGTAATATCCTGAAATTAACACCAACTATTATAAAACTCCCTTCTGGATCAGGATCTTTATATATTAAATATTCTTTTCCATGGAAGCATGTATGTTTAGGATTATTTAAGAACTCATCGAATTGAGCTAACTCATCATCCTTTAATCTAAACTCTTGTTGATAATCTTTTGCTGTCTTCATATTTGTAATTTTATAAAGTTCTTAGACGATGAGGTATTCTGCCTACTCCGCAAAGTCCCCCATTTTCTGATTTGACAATTTTTACCCCATCAAATCTAATAAGAAAAATTCTTTCTTGCAAAGTCCAATGTCCATATAATGATTTTTTTAAGGTTGTTATATATCTTGTAATAAATACTCTTCTATTTTCTTAGCCATATCAATAAGCATCTCACATCTAAGGTTATTAAACTCCTTACAAAACCTCATGTCTTCCTCATGCTTTTCCTCAGGCGATCTGTTATCAATTACGCTGTAGCATGGTGACGAATACACGGGGATAGGTCTCATGGCCTCTATAGCCAATTTAATGGCCTTTTCACTGATCTCGCTCATATAATCCTCTTTTTGCACCCATATAATACCACTGTTAAAGCAATTTGGGTTTTCTAACTGGCAATTTCCATTGTCATAAAAACAACATCCTGTACAACATTCTTTCTCTATCTCTGAGACAGCCATGAATCTCTTCTCTTCATATATCATGGTATCTCCTTTTTCTATCTTATTCCTCTTTGTCTTCATCTTATCAAATTTTTATATCCTACACGTTTTAATTCCTCTTCGGTAGCTTTCTTCTTAGGGAACTTCCCATGCCATTTCCCGGGCACCACGACATCACGGCCGTCGGGGCTGGTAGCCAGCCTCCCGCATTCGCTGCACAGCCCCATGCCCTTGTACGGCTGTAGTTCCTTGGCATAGTCGAATTTATCCACCATATACTCGTTTGTCAACATCCAATAACTAGACGTAGCGGTATTATCAACGCAACCGCATTTAGCGCATACAAATAAGCTCATATTTTAGTATCGTTAAATGTCGTTATCCTTATCATCGTCAACCCTCTCCACCTTAATCATCCCCATATCGCCTGAAGGTAACGTCATGTCGCTATACACGTTATTCCAGTTCTCGTCAATAGCCAATTGATGCAGTATTGATCTATATATCTGGTAGGTGTTTCCGATAAGTCTCTTTCTATTGATCATATCTTTACTACCTCCATCATACCCTATATGTTCATAGTCTTCGAGATCCGGGAACAGCCTTCTTCTTATAGCCATCGAGTTATTTGCTATAAAGCTTCTTATCCCCAGCGACTCCGTCCTGTCCATATCATCTATCAAAGTTTCCGTGGTATGCTGAAGATCCATGTCTCCGGCTGCGTATCTGCTTATGTCCTCCACGCACCGGGATATCAGCATCAGTTGTTCCCTTGTCAATGTTATTTTATAAAGTTGTTTGTTGTTCATATCCTTCTATTTTATTTATCATCTCGAATATTTTCACCGCTATCAACGGCACTATGGCATTACCATAAGCCTTTATTGATTCTTTTCTCCATTTCCCGTAAGGAATGGTAAGGTTGTCCACATTAAAGGGTAGCCCATCATTTCCTCTACAAATAGGGGACTGAGTTGGAAAACTCTTCCATTGAGTCGATCCCCGTCCATCCCAATCACGGCAGGCATATTTCTTAAAGAGTCTGTTCTCGGTGCTCCGTTGCTTTTTGTCATCTTCCTTATCGTACAAGAACCTGTGTGATCTGAGGCCACTGGTGTCGGTAATAAGTCTCCGTATTTTATCCCTTGTTTGGGAAGTGAACTCAAATCCATGAATCTTGTCTTCCCGTCCTTGTCGCAAACCTTCAACCCTTGCGTCTGAACAGTCGGAAGCAATGAACCATATCCTATACCGTTTATGTGGCGCTCCGACACCGCAAGCTGGAACAATGATCGGTTGGACGGAATATCCTTCACGTTCAAGATCGTCGCAGATGGTATTGATGATATATTCTTGCTCAAGTATCGTTTCCTTGTAATTTTCTTCATCTTGATCACTTTTCGTTTCCACGTCAGTTTCACTACCGGGTTGAACCATATTGGTGATTCCAGCAACATTCTCGCCAATAACCCAGAGCGGTCTTGTCTCTCGTATGACTCTAAGCATTTCCGGCCAGAGATAACGGTCATCATCCGCTCCCTTTCGTTGTCCAGCGACGCTAAATGGTTGACAAGGGAACCTCCGGTGAGCACGTCGATTTTCCCTTTCCATGAAGTGAAATCAGTTCTTTTAATATCTTCATATAATACTGTTTTTGGAAAATAATATTTTAATACACTTTGACAGAATGGATCTATCTCGCATTGAAAGACATTGTTCCATCCTACCTCTCTAGCGGCTAAATCAAAGCCTCCTATACCTGAGAAAAGACTAGCGTGATTCATTCCATCTTATTTGATATTAATTTTTCTTTTATATGTTTAGATATATCAATTATCTCATCTTTTATATTGCAGTCATCTTTTAATAATGAACCAAATATACATGATATGGCGCCCTTTAGGCCTAGCGCTATCCCTATCTCCAATATTTTTTTATCGGTATTAGAGATTTCTACAGGTTCATATAATATTGATGATATGTTGTTAATGACGTATATTATATCATCTTCATTCATTGATGTAGATTTATCGACAATAGCTATAAAATCTTTTATAATCATAATATAAGCTATTTTTATTTCTTTTATCGTATCATCGCTTAGATGTCTATCTCTTATATGCCTTTCAACATACTTGTTTGCTAGATTCTCTATTTTGTCCATTTGTGCTATCAATTATTTAGTTAATAATAGATCATAGTCCTCTTCGTCTATACTCCCATTATTGTTGACATATATAATGAAATCATTTAAAAGCACGGTCTTATCCTTGGATAAGGCTTTTATAATAAACTCTCCATCATCTTTCAACATCACATGCACAGTATCCCAGATAACATATTTTTGACATTCTCTCTCAATCCTTTTGGTTATATTGAGCATCTTCTCGTATGCTTCTTTATGCCTTTTGATCATTTTGTCTAGCTCAGTCGTATCATTTTCCCGTATAACCGTGAATATATACTCCTTGTTACAATTCCAACATTTTATTAGTCTTTCTGATCCACACTTCTTGTCCTTGTAGAAGAAGCATCCCCTACATGGCTCCTCATGGTCGTAGCTTAATACTACAAGCAGCTCCATGCCATTCTTGTATATCACGTCTCCTTGTTTCATCTTGTCTATTTTATTAATCTCATTATCAATATAGCAAAGTTGAATATTATCCATACTATAGATATCCAGAATGTTATACTCAACATAAGACCTATGTTCTTAGGTATAGGATCTACTCTCCTGAATGTAAGGATCATGAATATAAATGTCTTGAAGTTCATAATTTACGATATTTTTCTATATAGTTAACTATTAGATCCTTGACACCTTTAGGGACATTAATTAGCTTAAGGTTACCTTGGAATATATCCTTACCGTACTCGTCCATGATCACCCCGAATGAAGGATTCATGATTCTTGTCGATATACATATCGGTTGGTCGGTATCGAATCTGATAACGGCTACCTTCTTCTCGTTTATCGCCTTCTTTAGGGCTATATAAAGCTTATGACCTTTAACAATGTCACAATTACCTTTCATGATCTTAGACATATATATGATATGCTCTTTCTTCACATTGCTGAGATTGTCCATCAGTTTAAGATCTCCACCAACAGATTTCCATTTTTTGAAGCAAGATATGCATAGACAATAACTGGACTTGGCGTTCCTCGGCATCATCCTGCTGCTACCAGCGGGAACCGTATCGCCACAGCAGACGCACGTCCGGTCTTTGTTGGTGCGTACTGGGCCATAGCTGTTTATCGGGTATTCTTTTTCTTTAAGCATCTTTTTCTGTTTTCAAAATTATCATCACCATATTCATAATTAGGACAAGCCTTATTGCTTGGGCGTCTCGTATAAGTCTTTTGCTCCCTATCATATTTCCTGTTAGGGTTTATATAATGGTCGCACACTTGCCAAATGGAGCAGCATACTTTCCCGTATCTTTTCGCCCATTCCCGATCATGTAGATGTACACAAGTGGCGCAAGTTGGGTTCTTGAGCTTATCCTTATTCTCATCTATGATCTTATTGACCCGATCAAGAATAACATGCATTTTTTCAATATTTATGACGTTAAATGCGTCTGGGCATGGAAGATATGTCATTGAGCTTATATCTATGTCCATTTCCTTGGATTTATTGTAAGCTGATTTGTATTTCCTTCTCATCAAATCCTTTAATTGATTTACTTTTCTCTCATAAGTCCCCATATTTCACTCAGTTTTCCATCCTTGTTTTTTCAATAGATCCACCATCATCTCCTTTATCTTAGGGCTAATGGCTTCGGTAAGTATATCAGCGGCCAAGTTAATAGAGAAGCTTGTCATTCTAGATTCTCCTATATACTTCTCGCTGGTAACTTCTTTCACATAGTCGTGAATATCCTTGATCATTTCATTTTGAGATCTTAGGAGATCCAGTATCTTATCGAGTTTATCATTCATCTTTTTTCTTGAATGTACTTGACAATAACCAGAAGACCACTATCAAAAAGAAAAATAGCCCAAGAGCCTCATACGGATAATCATGCATCGCCTCTAAGATACTTCTCATAACTTAACATCCATTTTACCGATTATACGATAGAAAATATCCATAGTCAGCTCAATATCGTAAGTAGCGTCATGAAGCTTATTCTCGTCGATCTCAATACCCATAGTTCTGGCTACGGTCATCAACTTAAAGTTCTCCATATCGTTTCTTACGCCCATCAGGAACGGTGTCACCATAACATATACATCCATACAGTTAGGATAGAACCATGATCCGAAATACTTATCCCCACATTGGGTAAATAAAGCCCGTAGGAAGTTGTTGTCGAATCCGGCGTTGTTATACCCCACCAAATACATTTTATCCCTCTTATCGAACTTATTCACGTATTTGGATAATATACCAACTAACTGCCTGTACCCTTCTTCCATAGGCTGATACGACTGCACTTGCTCCAAGGTAACACCAGCCACATCCAGCGCCTCTTGCTCTATCGTGGCGGCAGGGTTCGGGGCTAGGCGGATGTCGAACCTCTCAGTCTCCTGCCCGTCGATATCCACGATCCCTCCTATTTGGTGTATCCCGTTTCTCCAGAACTTAACCCCGGTTGTCTCTAAATCAAAAAATAGTAATTTGCTCATGTCTATTTATTTTGTTAATTTATCATTATCTAAGAACTAGTCGTGAAATGCTTTTATAATATATACTCCCATCAACTCTTTTACCTTCAAAGAAGTATATCCAATATTCTAATGAAGAACATCCAAAAGCAAGACATAGATTATTTATCGCATATCTAAAGTATTTCTTGCCTGAACGAAATAAGATTTGAAATTCTTTATTATTTAAATGGAGTCTTTTTTTTGTTTTTCTTTTATTCATGTTTATAGTTTTATTTTAAATGTTCCTTAATCTTATCCAATGCCTTATAAGACAGATAGCTGTCTATAGTATTATCGCTATCTATTTCCAGCAACTCATTAAACAAGTCTTTAGCCAATGCTTTCCACTGCTCTCCCCAATCACGGAGATTCTCGACCTTTGACCGTATATCCTCGAAATAAGAATCTACGTCTGATTTGATTGATTTTGAATAATATTTAACATCCTCCTCGTCCCCATCCATAATATAATCACATTGTGTCCTGATATCTTTTATATGACTGTCTATATCACTGCACATATAATCAACAGGTTTACGTATATTGAATATAGCTTCTGACGTAAGACCGGTTATATCTTGTATGTCTTTTAAATTACCCATGATTTAATCAATTAAATACCAACCATCCACCTGCAAATCCCATTGCGAAAATAGATAAGATTATAGATGTGAATAATATCCAATCTTTTGCGCTTAACTCATTATTATCTCTCTTTATTTTATTAAGATAATCATATATAGCTGTATAGACAGCATGGTGAATATTCTCGTCTCTAGCCCTTACGATATTATCATATTCATTATATCCTAGATTATGGGTGGCGCTTTCGATCCTCATATTCCCCGTAACCTTTTTATTTACATCGAAATCGAAACTAACCACTATATCGGTGGTTAGAGCGCTGGCGATTTTGCTTTTTATCTCATCATTACTGAGATTAGCATCGTGCACTAATCGCTCATAGTCTTTATCGTCAAGAATTATCTGTTTTTTAATGTTCATATCCCTAATATTTCTGCTACATAAACAAATCCATAACATATATAATTATCAGCGTCATGCTCACCCCAATTCACATGCCATACGACGGCGCACGGGAAATATAATGGCATATCCTCAGCCATAGGATCCTCTTTGAAGTCATCAATGTTTATCTTCTCCCTCCACCTCCACAGGTCTTGGATATTGTTCAAAATTAATTTCTCCATAACTATGACGGATATTAGATGTTAGTAATTCTATAGCCAAGCTGATCATGGCTCCCGCTTCAGTAAGTTGATTCATTTGGGCGTACATTTTATGCTCTGCACTACGATAAGCCTCTCTACTACTTATGGTGTCTAGTAAATCATCTATAGCGTTTCTAAGAAGATCGGTCATCCCATGCCCTCCTATGCCCTTGAAATAATAAATATCACGACCAGCGTAAAACATGTCCTGATATCTTTTAGCTACATACTCTATCCCGGATAGATGGTATTTCTCGTTGTCTATCTCCACCTCTCCTTCTTCTATAGCTCTCAACAACTTCCAATCTATCTTTACATCAGCTTGACGATTTTTTACCTTTACATAGGCATATCCGCCATAATGAGAACCCAGCGTCCTCATCGTAAGTTCATTGACTTTTTGTTTGTCTCCATCCATAACAATCTGGTTTTTAATGTTGATACAAAAGTAAGATTTAAACAAAAATAAAAGCATGAATAATATAAAAATAATATTAATCATGCTTAAATATAAATATATCCCTTTTAGTTCTCACGGATATACGTATTCGTACTCATCTGGAGGAGATGTCTTATATTCAACATCGCACTCCATATTGGTGTAATAGTTATCCCCTTTTCTGTATACTAACGCTACCCAACAGTCATATTTTTTGCTGTATCCTATAAGAGGGACATTAGCCATAGGCGGATTATCCTCTGTTTTGTATCTTATTCTTGTTACTTGTTTCATATTTTCATGGATATAAATATTCATATTCTTCCGGTGGATATGTTTCAAATTCGGTGTCGTACTTCATACAAGTGTAGTACTTGTCTTTGCTTCTGTACACTACTATCCACGGACAGTCATATCTTTTGTTGTATCCTAAAAGAGGAACACCTTCCATAGGAGGCTTATCTTTCGTTTTGTACCTTAATTTTGTTATTTGCTTTATGCTCATATAATCTTATGTTTAAGTAATTCCATCATCATCGAAAACAATGTGTCTACAAGAAGTTTCTCGCTACTCCAATATATAGGGATCTCATCTATATCTCTATACGTTACAGACCATGCATGTTCTAGCTTATAACATTCGAATGTACAACCCTCTATCTCATATGGGAGTAAATTCAGTAACGTCCCTACATCCCAAACAGGGTTGGATATATCCGGGGTAACGGCCTCGATCAGTCCTATACGACCAGCGTCATCCTCCATAGAATGTAATTGATCCAGATACTTGTCTCTGAAACCGATGGCGGTGGAGATAGGGAGGCCGGCCTCGACCAGCACCCTCCCCTGTTCTTTTGTGGTGAATATCCTTTCTTTCATCTAACCCTTGATCTTTTTCTCTACAGTAACGATCGTATCATTATGCCATCCCCCATGAGCCACGAGAAGAATCTCCTGCTGCTCGAAACCAAGACCGGCCCCTATACCGCCGGAGTTCCATGCGCAGGTAATGACCACCCCGCCTTTCTTGGTGATCCTAGCTATCTCATTCTTCTGCCTAGCCCAATAACTAGATTGCGTTGTTTGCATATTAACAGATCCTCCAAGTCTTTTATACGACTCAGATACCTGCCTCGGAGAATATGGTGGATCATATAATACCATATCAGCCATATTATCCTTAAGACCACGCAGGAAGTCTGTGGCGTCTTTATGATACATAGCTTTAGTATCAGGGTCAAGATCGTTGGTGATTGTCCCTATATCGCTGTTTCTGGCGAATGGATCCACTATAACCATCCCCTCTTCTCGATATTTATCTATAAGTTCCCTTATCGGTTTTATGCTGAATGTCTCGCTGTTCGGCATTGACCATTTCTTGTTTATAATCATCTCTTAACTCTGTTTTAAATTTAAGCTTCATAGTACTTCTAGGTACAGGATCGCATATGTCATCCCACCAATTCTTGTGCCCTTTCGGTGGATGTATATCCTTTTTCCATAAAGATCCCTTAACTGTCTTGATTCTTCCGTATGGTCTCATTTTGCTCGTGTTTACCTTCACATGTCACATTATATCCGTTTCTAATGACCCGAACATAAGCTCATCAGTAATCTTGCGAAATTCCTTTACAATATCATTTATCTGCTTACGTTCGATGCTCCTTAGCAAATGGGCTATCACATCCACTGTCCATCCATTGCCCGCTAAAGACATGGCCGTATTTGGGGCTATCCCGTCAAGGTAATCATCCGGCAATGTCTGTAGCCTACACATCTCCACCGGGGTCAGGTATCTGAATTTGTCTTTTATGTCAAAGGCGTTAGGATATCTTCCGGGAGGTAACGATGAGATTACGTTATCTTTCATAACCGTTGTCAGGCAATTACTTTTCTTGATGGGAGTGGTATTCTTATCTTTTCTTATCTCCAGACATTGCGTTATTTTTATGCCCATGTCACAATCCTTTCGATACCCGTCCTCTCCTATCCTTCTACCGACAATGGTTCCTATATATCTCCCTCTTATGGCTCCCGGATTCCAACCCTTGTCATGCTCTAGAATATCATCCAATGATATATGCTTGTCTTTCGGCATTTCTACCGGCCAATTACACCAATAAAGGCGATGCCGGGTCTGTGCCGAGACCAAGGCACTATCGATCTCCACCGGCTCCACGCCAAGCTCCTCGGTGATCACCCAGCGGTGCTCGTCCCGCATCCGGACGTTCTCGCCCAAGAACAGGACCTTACCTTTGGTTTCCTTTCTTAAATGCTTTACGATGTCCGAGAAGCAAAAGAAAAGCCTTCCACGAGCGTCCATGAATCCCTTACCCTTACCTGAGCTAGAGAAGCTCTGGCAACAGAACCCTCCCATGACCAGATCTATGTCTTTCCAAGGGATATCCCATGTTCTCCAGTTATTAACATCCCCTAATTGAATAATATTAGGAAAATGTTTTTGACTTACCTTTATGCATGTCTTGTCTATCTCTGAGGCATAGTAAGTCCCAATAGGTATACCGGCTCTTTGTAATGCTAGATATCCACATGATATCCCATCAAACAATGATAATACATTCATATTGTTTATCGTTTATTTATGCAATTCTATAGCAATTGTATCATCAAAATGATCATTGACTATATCTCCCTTCTCTTTTATAGACATATCAGATAAAGAGGCAGGGTAGGATGTTATATAATCATTCGTATTTATAACAACCCTTATTTCCTTACTCTTATCCTTGACAAGCATCAATTCGTCTATCAAATCTTGTACTGTCATATTTTTCTCCGCTTTCATAAATCCTGTTTTTATTTATTTTCATGGTCTAAAAATATCCTTTGCGATCATATCAAGGGATATTTTATGTATCTTAGGTAAGACCTTAACCAATTTTATACCAAAATTTTCTCCTCTCTTAACAAAAGTCCATTTACCATATATGATTCCATGCATCATATTCTGTATTACTTCCTTACTGTCTGTCAAGAATACTTGGTAATAGACACTTTTGGCATAATTAAAATCCTCCCCATGATCATTTGCCGGTCTTAATATCATTACGGCGGAGGAGCATCCACGGACGAACCCGTATATCTCAAGGCATTCATCAAACTCATAATTATCGCGTTCCTCACCATGAACATCCTTAACCCATTTACATGGTCTCCCGTCCTTAAACGGGATTTTTAACTGTTTCTTTGCCATCTTTTAAATTGTATTATAATGTTATTACCTGCTCATAGGTGAGCGTACCTTTGTAACCTCTAGCTTTTAGTTCCTCGATAAGTTCTCTAGGTTTGAATTTGGCTAGACCCGGGTTGGCAAACACTTTCGTTAATTTACCACCCCCCATCTGCATTGGCTTTTTTGGACGATTTGTAGGCATTTACACAATCCTTACAGTAGTATCCAAACCCATCCTTTTGTGATTTGTTCTTATAGAATTTATCTACTGGTAATTCTTTACCACATTTCTTGCATATTTTAGTCTCCATGTCTATTAAATTAAATTATGATTCAATGTTTTCAATCTTAAATTCCCAGTCCATAGCGTCATGCGTTGCTTTAAATCTGTTTCTTTATGACAATTTGGTTCCCGTATTGAGGTATAATGCATAAACCTTCATTCAATCCATTTATTTCCAGTTCCCCAAAATTATTTAGATTTATAATAAACTCATTACCAACCCAATCAAAAACTCGTATGCCATTTTTAACTTCTATTTCATCGTCACCGCAGCGATGATTAATAATATGCACTTTCATTACCTTCGTCCCTGTTGTCCTATATTTATAACTCTCAATTTATCATATTCCTCTGAAAGAATCCCATGATCAAACAATTTGTTAGCGTCTATCTTAAGACTTCTATAATTGTCAGTTATATTGATATCACTCCACAAGTTCAATTTTCCCTTATCATCCAATTGCATATGGATAAAACCTTTTGTCACCTTCTTTCCGGCTTTAAGAGCCTCTACGTCTTTATCGGTAATCTTTTTCATGCTTTCGATATTTTATCATTATAGTTAAATTCATCTTTCATTCTGATCTTTATACCTCCATATGATAATTCCTTATGAGCTGTAACAAAATAATCAACCGCATCTTCATCTAATAAACTATGCGGACACCTTTCCCATACAGGGTTTTGATCTAGATGACCCCATGTGGCTACAAGTAACCTATTCTTGTCATTATCAATAGCTATTTTGTATGTCCCTGTAGTAGCCTTACGTTTAATGATCGCTCCATTTAACATCTATTTCTTAGCCCAGCTCCATGAACCTCTCAACCCAAATGTTTTTATAACCCAGTCATTTATCTTCTTCATTTCAAGTTATTTGTTAAAAGTGTAATATAAATATAAATACATAAATTGGATAGGACTATTCACCATACCCTTATCAGTAGGATCATCGTATTTTTCAAGCCAAAAACGAAGCGCCTCCCAATCGATATCCTTACGGTCACATACCATGCAGGCTAGGTTAGCCCCGAACAGCTCCCCGCCGCCGCTCAACGACCTGTTAAACCTCTTGGCTAGTCTTCTTTTGAATCCCTTATCATACCATATCCCGGAGGTAGCGGCATAGCAATAATAAGCGTTGTACTTCATTTTCACGCCCATCCTATCAAATAAAGACGTATGCCATATCCGATCCAGAAAGAACACTATTCCACGATATATGAAAGTCCGGAGATTCTTCCTGTATTTCTTCCCTAAGAAGCTATCCACGCAAGATATAGTCCCGCCTGAATAGTACCAGTTATTGGCACCTCTCTTGACCTTATCCGTCATCTTGAACTTATTCTTTCTATCCTCTACCCTATCCCAAGGCTTTAATTTATCCTCATTAAATGTCGGGCAATAATGATAGTAATGATTGATCCATGACAGATATGGGTTGTATATCGTGTATCCATTATCGCTGACATATGAGTTCATATCATACCCAAGTTCCTTGGCTAGAATAGATCCCTCATCAGCTAATACCTTTAATATCGGATTTAAGTTCCATATCTGATCTTGGCTAACAAACATCGAATAGCATGGGTCTTCATCCTCTCCATACCATCCACCCATCCCGCTCACTATTTTATCCAAATCAAGTGAATAATCTTTCCCGGATGAAAAGTCATCTCTAAGAAAAAAACCTCTATATGGGATCATATCATGTATGCCGGGTTGGTCGTCAAATATGAACTTAGCGTTCTCGGTCAATCTAATCAATGTTTGCAAGACAGAGGATATATCTATGGGTGCATATTCACACCCATAGACCTTATTATTTATCCAAAGATATTGAAGAAGCTCGGCTATATTAATAGTCCCGTCCTCCACATATCCTGTCTTGTTATCGAAGTTTATTTTGGCTAGAGGTATATTACTCCCTTGTGGTTGGTCACTTTTTTCATTACAACAATGCACGAACCTGCCAAAGAATATATCCTTCCAGCCAAAATATTTATCCCTTATCGTCATAAGCCTATTTCTTGTCGTATAACGACATGACGTTAATAAGATCAGCTTTTCTGGCCATCCCCTCAAGTTTATTAAAGCCATCCATGTTATCACCGCTGACGATGATAGTAGGATATACCTCTATACCGTACTTGGATATTTCCTCCTCCGTGGCTTTGTTCTCCGGGATCTGGTTTAACGTGACCTCACCCTCATACTCCTGTAATGTGTTGGCGATAATATATCGCATGTAGTCGCTGTATTCAGCGTCTTTCTTCGTGAAAAAATCAATTCTTACCATCTCAAATAGTTATTAATCTGTTAATAATCAAATCAGCGGTAAATATAGCATTATCTACCTCATCTATACTCATCTTTCTCCCATCGAAATTGTTAGATAATAAATCCTTAACAATCTAATATCTACGCTGCTCCCAATTTACGTCTACATCAAAATTCAGATTCTTTACATAATCATAATTTAATTCATTATAACTGTAACTGAGATACTTAACTATCGGGAATAGGCTATCATCAATAGTGCGCTTGATTACATTAACGTATTTACCTGTTCTTTTGTCGATAGCTCTTAATCTCTCATCTACTACTCTTTTTCCTGACTCTTCCATTCTATAAGCCCTTTGTTATGTTTATCGTAATATAATAACGCTATGGCGTTCCAGCATACGGCGGATAGATGCATGAATCCCTCCTTATCATATCTCTCCCCTTTCGTATAAGCGACCAAGTGCCTCATGAGTGCACCTAGATAACGATTAAATCCATCAGGTATATCTTGCCATGAGTTATCGGCGTACTTCTTGGCTCCTTCCGTATATACCCTCACGATGTCCTCTATCTCAGCCAAAGGAAGAAGATCCCACCGGAGTTTACCGTCGGCCCGGTCGTCCTTCCCGCTGCCGTCTTTCCCCACAAGCGGCCCGCTTTCCACCACTGCGTCTCCTATTTTTGGCTTCCCGAAATTTATCGCCTCATCCGCCGTTTCATCATCAATAAGCCTTAACTTGATAGCTCTATTTAACGAAACAACCATCTCCTCATCAGCCCAAATGGATTTATATGTCTCATCAAATAACGGTTCTATTTTCATCATTCCCGTATTGTCGGCGGTCTCAAGTACTTCAAATACCTTACCATCATAAACGACCTTGTCGTATTTGCTAAATTCCTCTTTCATCTTAAACTCCTTTTTGTTTTATTATTATTACTGGATCATCATTAAATGGAGATAATATCCCAATATGCAACAATATATTGCGCTCATCACCCTCGTTCTTCTCAGCTTCAATAACATTGATATTCGATTTGTTGCTAGATATAATATCGCTATCTATATTAGGATCATTTTTGATTATAGCCCATCCTTTTATAATAGGCTCATGATTCATTAACTTAGCGACATCTTCTTCAACCAACCAATATTCCTCGAAAACAGTATCCGGATATTTAGCCTTTATTTCCTCGTAAGTATCATACCATGTCATATTTTCATGTTTTAGATTAATAAAATTCACTAAGATCCCTACACTCTGGTGTCTCTCCTGTCATAGAGTAAAGCTCACCAGATGATAGATACACACAATTCATGGCCTTTCCGTCCCTACGCTCATTTCGCTTCGTAATCCCGCAAATAGCGCAGCGTTGAATCCCCGGACCTGCTTTCACCCACGAGTGCCGCACGTTTCTCTTTCTTGTCCTGTTGGTGTCATTAAGCTTTCTCATGATCAATCCTCCAAAGTCATTATAATCTTATCTTTTCCGATAATAACCTCGTTCCCGCTTCTCACATCAAAGCATCTTTCACCCTCTGCCTCCTTGAAATAAAGAGCGCCATTGTACTCGAATAAACCGAAGCCGTAATCGTCTAGCTTCATTTCGTTAAGTTTCTTGAATTTATACACGTTTTCATATTCTCCATATTATATTGCATTACTGGAAATATCATTATGATACTTATACCTATTACAAGCAACCCTGTGTAAAACTTTTGTGAATCATATTTTTTCCATCCCTCCATCATCATGGCAAAGGAGATTACTGTTATTATAATAATAGATATCAACCCTACCATATCACATCCTCCTTTCTTTCAAAAATCCCATCATATCCTCCACGCTAAGCTGGAATCCGGCAGCCGCCTTATGGCCTCCTCCACATGGGTTGGCCTTGCGTGCCAGCGCCGAGACATCCACCTCCTTCTTGGTGGTATAGAACGAGCATCTGAAGAATCTGCCGTTCCAGCAAAATGGCATCATCAAATCATGTTTTCTAGGATCGTACATAGACTCGAATGTGGTGGAGTTAAACTCCGTAGTATTCATACATATCGCCTTGTATCCAAATATATCTGCCTCGAATGAGAACATCTTCATTTCTCCTCTGTTTTTCTCGATGATATACTCTATTATGGCCTCGCCATTTCTTATCATATCGGAAACAAACTCACCATTTGCCTTGTTTAGCACCTCCCTGACCATGTCAACGTCAAGCCCGCAATACCCTCTCATCCCATATTGGAATGAAAGAACGTCACTCCATTCGAAGCGATCATGATCCCATACATCATAAGCGCTCAATAATTTTACCACGTCAGGGGTTTCGATATCATCGAAAAGATATTCCCACGTAAGCTCACAAGCCGCCGTTCCGATACGTCTTTTGCCTTTGACATTATAGTCCTTCACAGCTTCTATCGCCGTCTTATGGTGGTCTATCCATGTGACATCTATCCCCTTGTCTTCCCATTCGTCGAATAAGAATCTCGTTCTATCGCCAAATGATACGTCAACTACAAATACCTTATCATATTTATTCACGTCAGGTATTTCCTTGCCGTAATTGTAAGGAAGAAGATCAATGTCCCCTTTGAAATACTTTTTTACTATAGCCGCTGACATTACTCCGTCAAGGTCAGCCTCATGATATATACATCCTGTCATAATCTATTGTTTTTGATTAAAAAATCTATGTATTCTTTTATATCCTTGTTCCTATCATTATCCCAGTCAAATGTCTCGTTTATGAATTTGAAGTACGATACCGGAATTGAATGCAACATCCATCCACAATACTTGCCGAATGTCATTAACGTAGAGCCAAGGGGATGATCCGGTCTTCCTGGAACAGGGGCGGCGGTTACGCCCTGCGCCAGCCCCCTCCTACGATCTTTCTTGGCGGCTTTGATATCCAGATCTGTTTTCGTTACTTTATCCCCCATCGGAATATTGGTAATTAGTTTATCGCCGATAAACATTCCCCATCCATACCCCTTGTAGTTCTCTATACTAAGTTTCCTTATATCACCGAACCTTGACGAGTTGTTACAACAATCAACGACCAATGCGCTATCCTTACCGTCCTTTATCCTAACCGCCCTGCCAAGCCACTGATAAAACGATGAGAATGAGAATGTCGGTCTTCCTACTATCACGCAGTCCAGTCCTGGGTGATCGAATCCGGTTCCGAGGGCGGAATAGTTGAACACTACCTTCGTCTTACCTGACTTGAACCCCTCGACTATAGCCTCCCGCTGTTTCTTTGGCGTGCCTCCGTGAACCACTTCCACCATGCCAGCGCATATCTTTGCGTTCATCCATTCGGCGGCGGTATTGCAGCTCTCAACAGAATCCATAAACACCAGTATAGATCTGCATACGTCTTTTAATACCATCAACCGACGTAAAATAAGGTTGTTTAAGCCATTTTTTCTCACCGCCTCACTAATAGACTCAGCCGTATATTCGGAGCCGTTAGAATTAAGTTTAAGGGCATCTCCATTGAAATCCCATGTCTCGTACTTAAGAGGTGTCCAGAATCCTTGTCTTATCATCTCCTCCACCTGTATGACATGGATCAGGTTCTTGAAATACACCGGTCTCATTCTGGTTATGAAGTTAAGTTGAGAGTATGATACTTGTCCTATTGACATAGACTTAAGTCTGCATGGAGTAGCCGTAAATCCTATCACCTTTTTCGGTTTCAATTCATTCATAAATGTCATAAACTCGCTACCATCCTCCGGGCTATACCCGGCATGAGCCTCATCTATCAATACGTTCCTGATCCCCATCTCCTTAAGCTGACCAATAACTTTCTTGACAGATCCTAATGTGGCGTATATCATGTTAGATAGTTCTTTCTTGCCACAGGAGGCGGAGTAGATGGTAGCCGGTATGCCATATGATGTAAGCTTATCATAATTCTGCTGTAGCAATTCTTTTGATGGTTGTAAGACCAGTGTCTTATCTCCCATCAATCTGGCCGCTTCCGCTATCAACAAGGATTTCCCGCAACCTACTGGGCCTATAACCAATACCGGATCATTCCTATCGGAATTTATATAACTTGAAATGCTTTTAACGCATTCCTCTTGATATGATCTTAATTTATATGCCATCTTGATATGTGTTTATTCATGAGCCAGACTTTTGTTAAACTCCTCGATCTTGTCCCTATCCGTCTCATTAACCATCTCTGCCTCCTTACTGAACACGTCATACCCCTCACGGATATTATCCCCTACCATATTCTCTATCATCTCTCTCATTTCATCGCTCCTTACGGCGAAGGATATCTGGAACGATTTACTTGTGCCTTTCATCAGGTAATCAATCTCCTTCTTACATTCTGTCATTAACCGATCCAGATTATCGAACTTAACGAACTTGGAGTTGCCATTGGCTTTTCTTACCCCATCCTTGAAATCCTCCAATATCCCGTTAAATACATCCGCCATACACATCATGGAATGTAGCCATACCAGCATATTGAATTTATATTCATTATCAGCGTTATTCATCAAACTCACCAAAGACTCGCTTTTTGTCAACATGATCTTCGATTCCCGGTCTACGATATCCTTTATCTCCTGCCGGCATTTCATGGCACCAACGAAATCCATTTTAGAATAACATTCATTTGATTTCTCTACCAATTTCCTAATATCCTTTCTAGACATCAGAAGATCCAATACCTGTTTTTCTCTTTCGTTTTTATCCATAATCATTTATTTATTGACACAAATATAATTAAAGCCTAGATATTTACCTAGGCTTTTTAATAAAGTTAATCTTTTTTATTCTTTCTTTTTGACTCATCCCAATCCGATGAGTACCTGCATGTCCCTTGTTTGTGGATCGAGAAATCGCACCAAAAACACAAGGGCTTGGGGCGGGGTTCAAGGCAGGCCGGCTGGCGTCCCATGAGGTAGCGCTTCTCGTACTTATACCCTTGTTTGGCATCGTCCCAAACGTGAGCTTGATAGCTATCTATTTTATTTGTCTCGAAATCATACATGTCAAGGAGAATATCGTTAAGTTCCTTGACAGATCTCTCTACTTTCTCCTTATCTACCTTCACGTTCTGATTGTCCAGCATGCGGGTAAAGAAATAGCTGCACATATCCGGCAATACCTTGTACTTTCTCAGTATGTAGAAGGCGTATATCGGATGTTGGAGATTATGAAGCAGCTTATCTTCATCGAATAACTTTCTCCCGGACTTCCAGTCTATCGTATACATGGCTATCCTGTCCTTTGTCTTATACTCTCCACGCCAGTCCACCGATCCTATGATATGTACCTTATCGTACGTCACGCCATCCAAGGTAAGGGGCTTGGGTAGCTTATAGGGCAGGACGAAGCTCTCCTCCACGCCGGCCGGTCTCGACCCCCGGACCACCTTCTCCATTGGCGTAAGATCAGACCATGCCTTCTTATAATTGCCAGCAGCATCCTTCTCAAACAACCCCACAATCCATCTTATTAGCCTAGCCGCATGTTGCATAGACTCGATCTGGGATTTTACGCTATCAAAAGGGATCTGTTCTATATCGGCGTAGTAATTGAAAGCCTTACTCATATCCTCATAAGAAGGTCTGCATCCGTTCTTGAAGAAATACTCCATTGTCTGGTGGATAACCGTACCATATGACGTAGCTTCGTGCTTTTCCGTGGATCTGTGACCCTCCACGTAAGTCTTATACCATTTATATGGGCACTGGATGAACGTGTCTATCTGCGAGTAAGAGGCGGCGAGAACCTTCTCTCCGTTTATAACCTTACATAATAAGTTATTCTCCGGTATTACCATAAAGCTTATCTATTTTTATGTCATGTCCGTATAAGTCCATTAACAGGTTTTGTAGATGGTGAAGATTCTTAATCTGAATAGGATCGCTTAGATCGTCTTCCAGATCCCTAAGCCCAAGATAATACCCATCATCAAAAATCTCTATAGATATTCCATAGCCTCGATATACATCCCGCCCCTTATCACGCTTGAAATAGATAGTATCAAGTATATTATCATCTATCTCAATAGGTATGACATCATCTTCCCCGGAATACCATTTCATTATCCCATCATCAACCTCACATTCAAGGATCAATGACTTACTTTCATTACGCATACCAGCAACGCACCCTACTCTCCATATATTGCCAGCCTTGTCTTTTACAAGATCCCCTATCCTTAGTTCTTTAGCCGAAATCATACTCGTCCTCCTCGTTGTAATCGTCATCGCAATCATCGACAAGAGGGGTCTCTAGCCCCTCTTCCCAATCATCATATCCGAAGTCCATTACTTACTATCAAGCCAATCGTACAACATATCCACAAAAATCCCTACAGTTAGTTCATCGACAGATTTATTGCCAAAGACATCATCCGGTATCCTTATATCCATCTTTTCTTCAATCCCTATCAATACCTCTAATAAATCAAATGGATCCATAGCTAGATCGGATGACAAATTACTGTCTTCTCTTACATCGTCAATTACCTCTATATTATTAATGTAATTGAACTCATGCATTTTCTCGAATATCTCTTCCCTCACTATCTCCAATAACTCATCTCTTTTCATAATCCTTTAAATAATTGTACAACATATTTGCAATCTCTCCTACCGTCAATTCGTAATAAGGCTTGACATCAAGCACTTCATCAGGTATACATCTACCAGTTCTCTTCTCCATTTCCATTACGACTTCCACGAAATCAAGGAAATCCAAGGCCATATCCGCGCCCAGCTCATCATTATTGGTTATCGATTCAGGACGATTAAGCCCATTAAATTCACCTACCTTTTCGAATATCACCTCTTTTATCATTCTCAATAATTTATCCTTTCCATAATCTAAATCGACATTTTCAATCTTCTACCTAATTCTTTTTTTATATCCGATATCCTTTCGATATCCATCTTAACATCGCCTGTGATAGCGTATTCCTTATCCATTCTCTTTGGGGGATCCGGAAGCCGGCTTATGGCGAACAACCATGCCAGCTCCTTGTTCTTGTTCTCCCTAAGATACAAGTCAGACGTCATGCCATACATTTTTATGATCGTATCGAATAACGTTGATTCCGATAAACTCATATGCACGCTATACACATTTGATGGTTTCCAGATCAAGTTATCCAATCTCATCGTATATTCACGTTTAAGATCTATGTGAGATATTACGGCCCTTACTATAGGTTCTTCCTTGAAGTTGGTGTTAGCCACAAACCAGATAAGCCTTTTTTCCACCTCCTTGATAGCTCCTGTATCCTTACCCATATCGTTATATACCCCAACGATACGGTCCCGGACCCCCTCGACCTCCGGTGTCAGACCGGGTGTCTCTATCAGCATCAGCAGCGATCCTCCCCTTGGCGTTATCTTCCACTTCCCATTCTTCTGAAGCTCAATATAACCAGATGCTTTATAACTATCTATTTTCTCCTTTGGAATGGTGTTAGCCATCTCTTCTTTTTGCCGGATCATCAAAAGATATCCAACATCAGACATCGTTAATCCTGATGTCATCATCTGTTCAAAATTTATATACATATGTAAATAAGTTAAAATATTGACCTAATCTTTCTGGCTACCCTCTCGACTATATCGGGATGATCATTTCCGTTATATATATCTATTAGCGTATCTATTATATGTAACCTTATGTTTTTCTTTGATGAATGAAACCAAAAATCTCCATTTTTTCTGTTTACAGGTTTGAACATCTTCAGTTCTGGTATAAGATAACACGCCACACATGATCTTTCAGCAAGTGATAATTCAACCGCTGTCCTTTCTATTGCTATGCATATAAACGCATAATTATCATTCTTTATTAGATTGTAAGCTCTTCTCAACACCCTAAAGGCGTCTGCTTTCGATAATCTCTTTCCCTTTTTCATATTGTTTTACTGTATAAGATTCATTAGCCATACCAACCCTACCAACTGATATAGATTGATTTATAGATTGGTTAAGATGCCCTACAACCGACATCTTAGCCCTAACCGTATTGGCGCATCTTAGAAGGATTCGATAATCCTCTAACGCCCTCTCGTATCTTACGTCCACCCTAGCCCTTTTATCAGCATCAGTCATGCTCTTACATACTCCGTCCTCCCTCAGGCTTATAGCGATCTTGTCCCGTATGATTCTGATATCATCCTCGGCTATCACCAGTTCGGCGTCAAGAACCCCCTTGTATGAGCTAAGAAGATCCTCCACCGCCACAACTTCCCTTTTTAGGTTCTCCAATTCCAATATCATTGAGTTGTCATTTATCCTTTTATACTCCTGTACTTTATTGGATACCTCATCACAGATACTCATGATCTCCTTTTCCCGTTCCCTATTTATGATATATCTGATGCTGTATTTAGCCATTTCCTTCAACGAGGATATAATTTCCTTTATCCCCATCTTATCCTCAACCGACAATACGGTCTTCAAGAACATTTCCAGCACCTTTATCACTACAAGCAAGTAATTATGTCTCAATCTCATGTCAATAAGGTGTTTCGTCATGTACTACATTGAAATCATCACTGGGCGGTATATATTGTTGCTCCAATGAAACACCGGGAGGTGGGGGCGGAAGCGTCACTACGGTCGTATCCGGCTTGCCGCTACCCACGGGGGCATTCGAGCCTCCCGGTCTTTCTTGGCGCACCACCCCTCCATCAGGATAATATCGCTCATATCCTTTCATGATATCTACATGTATAGCGTCAATCTCCTCCAATGATCTTTGACGGACCTTTACGATATGATGGAACAATAATCCATCCACACGGAAGGATCGTCTTGACTCGCTCTTGAAACGTTCCAGATTAGGATACCATCCTTGCGGAAATTGCATGTATGAGGAGTACCCGTATCTTTTCGGTATATTTAACGCTACCATAGCCGTACATAACTGTCCCAATGTATCTGATTGATAAAAATCAGATTGCTTTGGCATATGATCCTTTGGATCCCGCCGTCCTTCGATATCACGATTGAGTTGGGATATTATAAGAAAGAAAATATTAGGAAAAGTTCTTTTAGCGATATTACACATGGTTATCAACGAGTCGATATTTCTTTTGGCGTCTCCTGAACCTTGTACTAGAGCCGTATGATCTATAGACACGAATACCATTTTCTTATCCTTGTTTATTGGCATATACTCATTCCATAGAAAGTTTTGAAGCTCATCTACGGTTGATGGTTTAGGGATGTATGTTATTCTGCTAGAGTTCTCTTCCTTGAGGCATCTCTGCATTTCTTTTACCTCATCTTCTGACATCTCGTTAAGGAGTATATCTTGTATGTCTTTCCCCATTTTTTTTGATAGTGAACGTAACATCAAATCTTCTGGGTTCATTTCAAACTCACATCTTAACCATACATAATCATCTGCCTGTGGATTGATATTGACATTCATCACATTGCTCATGATCTTCTGCGCCAAATAAGACTTGCCGACTCCGGGTCTAGCTCCTATGGCTACCGCATGCTGGGGGTAAAATCCCCCCAGCAAAGCCTTATCCAGATAAGGATATCCGGTATGAGCCGGGAGAAGTTCCCCCGACTGATACTTTCTTATCCTCTCATAGGCATCCATGATAATCTCCTTGGATGACCTCCATATCCTATCCTCACTCATCCTCTTGCGTTTCTATCGCCAGCCGTATCGGATTTAGATCCTCTGTTAGCTGATCTTGATTTATATCTTAATCCCTTAGCCGTATGGCATAGGTCCTTCCCCTTCCGATAAGCCTTCCCCTTCAACTTATCGGTCTTGTAGTTCTTGCGACCCAATTCCCGTCTCTTGGCTTTCTGCTCAGGTCTGGCGTTGATCTTCTTGTCCGTCTCAGCCTTCTTCTTTCTGGCTTCCGGATGTGTCCTGTAATATTCAGTCGATCTCCCCATCCTCTTCGTCCTCCTCATCATCAAAATCTATATTCTCTTGCATATCCAAATCCTCTTCCTTTAAAAAAGATGGATATTCCAATCCCAGACGCTTAATCATATACGAATATGGATCAGACGCAAATTCATCTGGTATCTCCCATGTGCAAGGGAATGTACCTATTACCTTTTTAAATTTATCGGCTAATTCGCTACTCATCCCCATATTAACCATTTTATTATAAACTGTAGCTTCTACGCTACTTACATTGCCCCCAACATAAAAACCTGTTGGTTTGTGAACAAAATAAACTTTCTTCATTTTACATGTATTATTCATTTTATTAAAGGTATCCAATTTGATTCGATACTCAAATGTTCCATTATCATTAGCTCTAATGCTCATATTTATCCTTCTTGCGATCTCCATAACTCATATCCATATCACACACCACCGTATCGGTCGTGTCGTTTACCACATGGAACAGGAACTCCGGGCACCCGTGGCAGGCGTTGCTCCCGATCACCACCGCTCCGTGCCTAGGGCAAGCCTTCTTTACCATGGTTCTATCATATATCCGTATATGATTATCGCTATACTTTTCAATATATCTCATGGTATTAAGTAGTGATGGCAAAGACATCTTATATGGGGATACATGTTCTATTGGTATATCCAATTCACCAGATAGGCTTTTGTAAATATCCTGCACATCCCGTTTTGTTCTATACGCAAATATATTAATCTCAGTCATTGCCATATCCATACTCCTAAGAAGATCCGGCTTAGCCAGCCTCCCCATCAGCTTCCCAAAAGGATCGGATCTCATCCAAGCTCCACACTTCTCGCATCCAACCTGCTTCCCCTCTACCGTATTTATTATAGTGGATGGGGTTTTACAGTACGGGCATACGGATCCGTTTAACATAGCTTTCTGGGCTAAAGATAGCTCTCTCATGCCTTTTCTTGTATTTTGACATTAAATAGATCACAGAATCTATTAAAATTCCTGTTCTCTATTCTCATATCTTCCTCATACCTATCAATTGACTTGATGAAATCATTATAGCAGTCCTTGCACATCCATTGATTGATTACCGCCACGTAATAACCTACGGATGTAGGTCTGTTACACCTATCGCAAATACCTAAGCACCCATATCTGGTGAGCTTATCCATCATCTCCTGTCTTGTTATTTCAAGCACCTTGAATTTCTTGTAATTGTCAACTACCTTTGCCATTGTAAATTTGTTTAATAATAAAATAATCCGCTATATCCATTCCCTCATTTATATTGGGTTTTGATTCTAGAAAATTACTTATCTCTATATTCATCCCCCTCATATCCTTGTCTACCTTCTTTCTCCATTCGTTGAAAGCGTCGCCCTTATCCGGGTACAGGACTATCCGCCTCCTACCCAATGTCTCTATCATCTCCCTTTTCAGCATATGGATACCGCCACAGGACATAAACAACCTACTAGGGTACACGATGTTACAGATAACAGCCGTCTTCTCTGACTCTACTATATACACCGGAGCGTCATTGGGATAGAAGTTGATAAGAAACTCCCCGAACAGGCATTGCCTAAGCATGTAATCCTGACCGTCCAGTATATGCACCCAACATACATGATCCATGGGAACCTTTACCCTCTTCCCGTCAGGCCCGTAGTCCATTATCTTCCCGGTCCGCACTACCCAATTCTTATCCAGTTGCCAGAACACACAGCACTTACCCCAGTCCCCGAATCTCATCATCCCCACCTTATACAAGCTAAATGCCCTATTGGTATGATACGATCCGAAGATATTGGATAGATAATCCTGAAGATCGGATGTCTCGAAAGGATTAAGCGTCTCAAACATCTTGCTTACCGGAATGCAGTTGGCTATATCCGGATCCATAGGAGGTCTGTACCTCCTTAATACTTTGTTTGAATCGGTAAAAAGATCATTGTTCCCAAGTTCGCTTCCTGTTGGATATTTAAAGTAACCACATTTATTTTTATGATCACACACCCCAAACTGCTCTCCAACGATCTGACCGGTGGTTACGTCCACGTACGGCGTAAAACACTTATCCTTGCCGCATTGCGGGCACGTCAGCTTCCTTCTTGGTTTGCTATGATCCAGCTCATACCGATGAACGCTCTTATTGAACTCCCTAAATTCCATCACCCTCTCCTCTCATTCATGACTCTATATATATAGTCCCTCAGCGGCTCTTTCCTTACCAACTTATTAACATCAAACTCGCCTTCTATGTCCAAGGATCCGATTCTTGATGTAACCGTATAATTAGTTTTCTCGAACTTATACTTTCCTTGAAGATATACTACGGTAGCCATATTCAATATAGGGTTGTCAGTCTGTCTCTTCAACTTATATTGGCTGGTCTTTGCGGTAGGATCACCCGGAGCGAAGTTATATATCTCCTCTATCTCCAATATCTTTCCATAGTTCTCTAATATCATTCTTCTATATAACTCAAGTTGGAAAGCATACTCGTCATAGAAATTGCCTTTCCTGTTTGATTTGAAGTCCAATATAGCGAATATCCTCCTGCATCTCTTTATCTTCTTTTTCTCCGTCTTAGGCTGACCTTTCTTGGCTCCCGTCTTATAGAACTCTCCTGTCTCGACCTCTATCTCCACCATCTCCGGCTCGCTATCCATCTCCACCACTGCGTCCACCGAAGAAGCTACCTTTAACCTGCTTGACCTCAACATCTTCTCGATCAATACAGGTTTTACATGTCTTTCCTTGCAGAATATGGCAAATGATATTAGATCCTCTATCAGCTCATCAATGTTATCCACTAATATCCGCTCCATCCTATACTTGTCTATTCTTAGCTTGGCTTCCTTGACCACCTTCCTGATCCATGTCGGGATCAGCTTTATCTTAACCCCGGTCAGATACAACCCAAATAGATAATGCATGATAGTACCTAAGTCAGCCCTGTAGTTAGCGTACTCATCAGGATCCTTCCCTTTGAGTCTCATCTCATTCTTCCACTTCTCCAAGGCGCCAGACGTATCACAATACCCATTGGCGATATTGTTAGTGGCTCCATCGTATATGATAGGATACCCATCAACATCCATCTCATAATACACACGTTTGCCGGCGACAGTCATTCTATATAACACAGGTGTCGGGATATCCTTTATCCATTCAGCGGCATAATACTGTTGCTCTGTCTCCAGATCATACTCAACCTCCATCTCCTCATTAGGCTCGTTTTTAGGCTCTTCAACAGACTTTTCCTCCTCAACCATATCTTTCTTTGGGATCGTTGACAAAACGTCTAATATGCCAAAGAAAGCGGTAAATTTAGGATCTGTATGATATGATCTTAATACTGGTAATGATGATCGCCAGCAATATGATGACCGATGCTCGTTCGCTATCTTGCCTAAAACCGACCATCCCACCTCCCCATCATCCGCGATAATCACATTGTGTCTCTCGGATAAACGAACTCTCATGTCATCAAACGGCTCTTGATCGCTTATGACTTCCATGATCGTCCCATAACTATATACTGTGTCACTTATAGCCTTATATCCTAGGTCTAAAAGTAATCTTCGTTTTCTTCTATCCATGATAATAATCTGGTTTTTAATTTACCATCCTCCTCGACTCTAGGTGCGAGATCCCTCATCCTTCTGGCTGCCAACAGCCATACGTTGCCAAACTCGTCCAAGAGTCGGCTGAAATCCATCGTATCTAATAGATAATCGAATCTTGTATGCTCATCAGCCGTCAAGTAGATAATGTTATCATTATCCTCAGCAACTGATTTATATTTCCGTTTAGGGTATAAGTGGCATATGTTGCTTACCCCCGGGCATGGTATGTATGCGCCGGTAGCAGATCTCCTTGTCATACTCAACCTAGCCACATGGGCGCCAAAGAAAACGGCTAGGCTCTTCCCCTCTGGCTTGGCCTTCACCCGTATCGCCGCTCTTTCCTTTGGCGGTAGCTCCTTGGCTCTGCACGCGGGACACAACCCCTTACTCCTTATGGTTACCATCCTCCCACATCTCTCACACGGTAACATCCTACCTCTCATGCCTTTTTCTTTTTATAACTTTTGTTGAACTCCATAAGGCTCATAGCCCTATACCTCTTAAGCCTATTAATCTTACCCTCAGTCCAATCTTGATCCTTGAAGTTGATGATCGTATCGAATATCTGAGCTAGTTCCCGGATATTAAAACTCCTGTTTTGTATCTTCTTATAGAACCCCGATCTGCTATATCCTAATTTAGAAGCTAGATAAGTTTTGTTAGACAATGTGAGGATACGATAAATCGTACCCTCCATTTTACTTATCTCCATCAACTTCTCGGCTATGGACGACGTGGTTTCGTAGCTAGCTTTACTGCCTACTATCCTCATTTTTCTCCGGATTCCTGATCTTACCATCAAACTCGTAGAAGTCCATCAGTTTCTTCTCTTCCTTGATACAAGTGACAACGAAATCTGATATGGTTCCTTTCATGCCTTCCTCGAAATTCTTTTTGGCATGATCAAGGTCATTGGCCTGAACGATGTAGTTAAACGCCTTGCGTTTCTCATTGTTCGATTTCTCGTCTATCGTAATATAATCAGCCGTGACCTTATAGAACCGGTCTCCATCCATGGCAAACAATTCCGCTATCCTGAATCGTTTGATATCAACGCTAAACTCACCGGATATGAATGGCTTCATCTCCTCTATGATTCTAGCCTCACATTCGGTATAAGAAAAGGCATCTACTAAATACTCTTCCTTTACCTTCTTCTTCATGCCGTTCTCGGCATCGGTCTCATAAGAAACCGTACATTTAAACCAATTGTGCATTTTAATCTATATTATTGTTAAACAAAGGATAATCTTTTATTCCTTCACGAATATATCTTTCCGTATCATCATCCACGCCATAAGCCTTCTTGAAAAATATCATAGCCTTATCCGTATCATTATCCACCAGTGGTAGATATTCCCTTGCAAAAAGCGACCTAAGATAGTTCATATTATCAATCCTATGTCTTATATCGGCTACTTTATCCCATATCTCGGCCCGAATTTTACTCATTTTCTTCATATTTCTCTCATATCTCTCTAGCTGGTCTTTATATTCCGCCTCAATCTTATCGTTCTTATCCTTGATAGACTTATAGGTCTCCTCGTCTTTCGTATCAAACATCGGAGTATGTTTGATATTAATTATATCCAATTTGCTGTATAGCTTTTCATTGGATACGGTGAAATCATATCTAGTCCTGTACAGATCAAAGTCACTTAAGAACTTAGCTATTTTAATAGCATCATCCTGATCAAGAACGGCTATATTCAATCCTTCTAAATAGTAGAAGAAATGGGATGGAGAAATAGGTTTACAGTCATATGTCCTCATGATTGGAGGCTCATCCATAAACCTGACACCTTCCTCCGCACATCTTATTACGATCAAATTCTCTACCTGCTCATCAGTAAGATCATATATCTCCTGATCGGTCATCTTATCAATTGTCTTCATCATCCTCATCCTCCGATATCGTTATAGCCTTTGTAAACTTTTGTTTATAGACCTCACTCATAAGGCAGGCGAAAGTCCTATCATTCATACTAGCCATAGTATTGGCCTCTACCATAAGATTCATCTCGATGTTCTTTACCGAGATTTCATAGTTATCATCATCTTCTTTATAGAAAATGACTTTACCACCATACTCGAAACCATCATCCTCGGCCTTAACCATATCGATGATCCTCTCTAACTCCTTTACAAATTTACTCTTTTTCATATGTGTAATTTTTATGTGTCTACAAAAGTAGACATTTTGTTTTTGAATTAAATTAAATAAACATTATTAATAGTTAATACGCTTAGGTGATTATATACCATTTTACACTAAAATCGTAAAATGGTATATAATCACCTTATCCTCCATATATCTTAAGCCCTTTTATATTGTATTTGCTTATATCCATACACAAATTACACCCTCCATGACAACAACACCACGAGCAAAAGGCTAGTCGCTCCTGCTCCGGCCTACCTTGAAACTCCACTGCCGCCCTATACCATGCCGGGGATAATACCCTGACCTTCTCCGGTACGGGCGGTGTCATGAGCACCGATCTCCGTCTTCCTTTGGCATCTTCCCTATTTCTCATTTGGGTTGTCCTTTAACAGCTCAGCCATCTTATCTTCCTTCAACATATTTTGCTTTCTCATGTTATCTACGACAAAGGCAGCGAACGCCATATCATACCTTTTCCTTAACTCATTGACAAAAGATTTGGCTTTTGATTCTACCATTGTCTCGATGTTGCTGTCTACAACTTTCTTCATCCTGCCTCTTATAAACTCGTCTACTGTCAACTCCTCATCCATATAATCTAACCTGAATCTATATTTCTTCTCGCTGGCGTTCTCGATGAGATCGCTCATTGATTCCCTCGCTATATCCTCAATTTTCTGTGATATCGGATTGGATATTTCTCTCATCAACTCATTCTTGAACTTTTCTTTAAGTTCACGTATTACAGCTAACCTGACCGAGCTGGTAAACTCCTCTTTCAACGTCGTTTCATTGTACATAGCTTCCTCGAATACATCTTCCAAATTTAATTCTACTTGAATTTTCATATCATTATATTTTAATAAATTATAAATTTTTTAGGCATATAATTATCATGTATTATTTCCCCTCATCTTTTAATATTAATTTCTTCCCGATCTTTTTAATTTTTGTCGGTCTTGATAATCGATAGTCTCTTTCTATCGGTCTATTAAGTACATCATCCTTGTGCCCCTTGTATCCTTTCTCGTAAGCACTAACCCTTGCGCAAAACTCAACCACATCGCCTGGCGATAAATCAGCACCACTAAATCCTTTTGTTAAATCGAACCACAAATGATCTGATACTATTTTGCTATCAAGTGTCACATCTTGTAAAAGCATCGTTTTTACAGGTCCAATGTATCCATTCCTAAATCCAAATCTAACAAAGGTTGCTGTAAACACATGGCGTCCTTTTGATCCTATTGTTCTCAATTCTTCTCTCATCTCCTTTCTTATTTTTTATTCATAAAACCAGTAATTTTCTTCAAATACCCTTTTGTCATCTCAATAAAGTTCACGCAATCCAGCTTGCTCAACTTGTAAATCAAAGCCGGGTTATGAATTACGGCTATAATTTGTGTTTGCGGTTTATGAAATGACAATACCTTGTACAGATCCATGATATTGTCAATATCTAAATTCCTGTCCGGCTCATCCATAAGGATTGTATACTCAAAATCCTTCTCCATTAATACCACATGATTGTCTTTGTAGTATTTTAAAAGATTGTCGATCCTGTTTGCCCAGAACTCATTTGACTTTTTCTTAAATTCCATAAGCTTCTGTATCGGAAACGCATACTCATCTTGGTTAAACACAAAATCAAAGAGCGAGTTCATGGCATGAAGGTTCTTCTCCCCAGAGGACCTAGATGCTCCATTCATATACAAACTTAAATTATTGATATTATCCAATATATCATCCTTTCTCATTTCAGTTTGCTGTAGGAGATGGAATACCTTCCCGATATAATCCGACTTAATACTGATCCCGTCAAGCACCTTGTCATCATCAAATATATCCGAGAAATACAATGCTTCTGACGGTAATTCAGAACACATCTTTTTCTCGCACAACATGTACTTCGATATCATATTCAGGAGGGTTGATTTCCCGCTCCCGTTCTTGCCTACAATCACATTCACGCCGGGCTTGAATATAAACTCAGAGCCATTTTTGAACGCTTTTATCTTTTGGATATATTTAAATGGAGTCTTCTTGTTGTCGTCTATCCTTATAGAAGTTATCATCTTATATGATTTTGTGTTGAATTATTTAAGCCTTTCATTAATTGCCAAATCAAATATCTTATCAAGACATTTCCTCATCTCCGCCGCCCCGATGATCGCCTTTCGATTCCCGAACGAGAGCCACGAAGTAATGAACCCACTGACCTCCGCGTCCCGCCCGGAATACCGCCTTGGGAACTGGACGGGATCGCTGGCAATAAAGTCGGCGGTTTCGTATTTGTCCGCCATGCATTTCGGCATGTCTACAAATTTGTCATTCATTGTTTATCCCTTCATTTGTTCGCATGCCAATCTTTCAAGTTCCGGTGTAACGTTGGTATTCATTATGCCTTTCAAGCAAGGGCATTGTCGCCAGACTATATCATAAATCTTTGACAATTCAATCAAAGCCTCATTGTTTGATTCAACTGTCATAATCCAATTGTCCGGCGATATCTCTATCTCCCTGCATGGTATTTCTTTCTTGCCTTTTGGCATATATCCGTTCTGATAGTCTTTTACATTACATCTACCAAAATATCTTCCAGTGAGTATTCCGTTTTCGTCCGTCTCAAACAACCCTCCTATCCATCCTATCTTATGGATGTTCTCCGTCCACGTTCGAGTGGCGAATAAAAACTTTTTTACAGGAACTTTTGAAAATGCATCAACATCATGGATACTCCCGTCCGGCTCTTTGAATATCGATGATTTTCTTTTATTCTGGCAACTCCCGTCTAAGCCTATTTTTTTCCCATTCGCCATCGTCAAATCTCAAAGGAGAGATTATATCAAAACTGCAAAGTTTCTTGACGAGATTGATTTCAAATGGTGCCGAGAATCCGCTGTTACCATGAGAAGAGAACAGCGCGACAGCTTCTATTACCTGTTCGCGCATCCATTTGTTAGGACCGTCCTCTTCTTTGCTATATCCGGCTAATTCCAATTCTCTTATCGCATGTTTACATAAATTACTGTTTGCGATAATATACCGAAGAGCCTTCTTGTTGATAAGGCTCTTCTTGCTCATTTTCTTTACAATTCTTCTACTCTTTTTCATGTTTAATGTTATTTAATGTTTTAATCACCAATCTCCTCTATCATTCGTATTGTGCCATGACCATCTGTTTCGCGAAATCTTTGTACGCCACTATTTTTCGCAGGTTTGCTCGCATTCGTATTTCCCCGATACCGCCGACCGGAGACAAGGCGCCTGTATTAACACCTCTTCCCATGTTTATTCCTCCTTGTTATATAATTGCTTGTTTTTATATTCCAACATCCTTCCTATCCTCTTTAACCCAATTAACTGTATCGCAATACCAACAATACCCTGTCTTGGAATCCTTTTTATGAGAATGGGATCCACATGTGGCGCACCAATAATTATCATCCATATTGTATGTATAACTTTCATCCTCATGCATTTTGGCTATTCTAGCTACCCTATCCTCCAGCAGATCCTTTAGATAATGGCATTCGTAAGGTCTATCCTCTTCCTTTAATATATAAATATCGATATCCATCATGCTCCCCATCCTGTCCGTACACATACACTCGGCGGCATGGCGCACGTTCCCTTCCGGCATCCCCGGAACTATCTCCCGGATCACCGCCTCCATCTTCTCTTGGTATTCGGTGTCTACCTTGACCACCAAATCCTCTAATTTATCTATTAAACTCATGATCTTTTTACTTCTTTGTATATGACATCTGTATTGTCTTCCCTATCTATATTGCAACAACAAGAATACATGCAGTAATAACCCCTGTTATTAAATACACATCCATCACAACTGCTATCATCAATCTCTATTACCTCCAATTCTATTTTCTCCATGCCGGTATTATATTTAAATATACTACCTATCTTATGATATCCTATATCCTTCAAATACCTTATATGATTATTTTCGTTAAATAATCGGTTGATAAATACATCCATTTTATCGTTTAGACCATTTTTATCTAATAACCCCTCGCACTCATTTTTATTAAATCCAAAGGATATCATAAAATATTTTGCCATATCAAACCTTTCCAGTTCCACCAATTTCTGTATGCATAGCCATATTCCTTGTCTTATGCCTTCTTCTTTGGCTTCTTGCACTCTATCTCCCATATTATTTTGTATTAATTAAGTAACAATATTTCTCTTCGCTCTATTTTGATCATTGATGGATTATCGTCATGATCATACCAATATAGATACCATATACCTCCTCTATTGGCCTTCCACATCTTCCCTTTCGCATCCCAAGCAACCTGATTTTACGCAATCATATATATAATTTTCAAAAGCGCATCCCGAACATCTATCACACTTATCTACTCTTAATGTCATTTCAGACATACCAACTTTATAGTTAAAGACTTCCCCTATTTTATGATACTTAATATTTATACATATAGTATCGTTTTCACTTATAGTACTGCCTTCACTTATCATATTCTCACGTCCAAACATATTGTCAATAAACTTAATCATCTCATCATTGAATGATTCGCTTTCTTCTTGCAGCTTCCTACATTCATCCTCGGTCAATCCACAAGAAGATATCAGCTCCTCCGCGGCTTGCGTCCATCGCCCGTCGTGGGCTAGCTCCTGAACCGCCAGCCATATCCCTTGATTCATGCCCTCCATTCTTGCCTTATCTAAAATATCCTCATCTTTCATATCCTCAATCATTTATATTCTTGTTTCTTATAATAATCTCTATATCGTTTAACATCTTATCTTTTAATACTTTCTCTACCATTCTTGGAATGACATTAAAATCTTTATTTTTAAGCTCATTATCTACCATAAGCTTAATCATCCGCTCTATATTATTATCATTCCCGTAAGTATTACATATACACTTCTCAACATATTTTCTTATATCAGGTCTAATTGCATTGATTATATCTTCCTTCGTAAGCCCAAGCTCATTATGGATATAATTCTTTATCGCTTTATATTCCTTACTTCTGCTCATAATCAATCTCCTTTCTCTTAAATTCACCTATGTTTAATATCCCTCTATCTCCTTCAAGTGCTAAAGAGATCGGAGGTATTGGCATATATAATTTAACTACCCCGTCATCGTAAAATGGATGCGGATATTTATGATACTTGGCAAATTTGCCCCAGCCTTTAAAGAAGTAAGCCATGGAAATACTTTCTCCATCAGTGACAAGATAATAATCATCTACATCCGGTAGCCCATCGCTTACTTTTATCCACGGTGATTGCTTTGACCGCCATTCGGCACCGGATTTAAAACCAGAAGCAATCATCTCTTTAATGGCAGAAATGCCGTTCGGTACTCCATTTGTTCCAAACGAACTAATAACCGATCCTGCGTATTCAATCGCTACTTCTACTGTCTGTTTCATAATTCCCCTCTTGCTTTAAGTCTTTTGATTGCATCTTTTCTTGAGTATGCACAGATCTTTTGTCCTTTAATCGTGAATTCTTTCAACTCTCTAGAAGTCGATGGGCGTCGATAATCAGGATTGAATCTCATCCCTTCATTTGACAATCTCTGATTAGAATAAATATTTTTATCGGCAGTCATCGTACTTTCCATAGCTAACATTGCTAATGTTTTGAGCATACTTCTTTTTAAACTCATTTGATTTCTATATTTTTAAATGTTATTAAATCTTTTCTTTTTTTTGATCTTGAAGAAGTTCACATTTTTGATCTTACTACATTCTATGAACCTTTCTAAACCTTATTTATTGTTTTGAGATTGTTTACCTTTCTCAAAACAATTTATTATCTTTCAATCTTCTTTTGCTTAGATCCCCTTTATATATTATAAGGTGATTGAGTCTCTTGATAGACATAACCTGTTACCGGAGACTTTACCGCTGCGCAACTTGATAACAAGAATGCCGTACTGATAAATAAGAATGCTTTTTTCATTGTGTGTTTGTTTTTGCCCTCCCTGTCCCCTTCGTTCGGTGGTTTCTAAATAAAAGAAGCGTGGGGACTATTGGATGTTACCGTATTTGAGGCTCTGGACTGCCCACCACTCGATAACAAACAACAGCCCCACGCCGTAACCCTCCCGTTATCGAACTCCCAGACCAAAGGGAGGAGGCCGCATCGTGGACACGGCAACCATTCCATTGGATTCTCCGGCTCCTCATAAGCATCAATACACTTGTACTTATATCTCTCTACCATTATGATCAACCACTATAGAATTGATTTAATCCTTCGATCCCTCATCTCATTCTTATCCTTAAACATCATTATCCTATTAACAATTCCCTCCGATTCCATGTACGTCGAGAATCCATGTATTCTTAGATATTGGATTGCTGATAGTGATTTTTCTAATATTTCCTTATATTCTATATCTGTTTTAACTGCTTTCCCCATGATCTTTTCCCTCCATTTCTTCTAATATGATTTTAACCAGATATACTACCTCGTCTATCTGGTCGTAATAAACATTCACCCCATCAACTTTATCATTGTTTTCATCATATCCATCAACCATCAAATTATCTTCCCCCGATAAATACACGGATGTTATAGATAAACAAATCAACCCAATATCGGTAAAGACCCTTATTTCAGCCGGAAAATCATCTACATGGGTTCCGCTATCCATGTCAAGATCAAGTCTCCCTGTTCTCTTGATCAAATCAACCATAGCTCCATAAGCTACTACGTTCGCATTTAATAGCATTTTATTTAATGCATTTACTCTTTCTACGTCCTTCATAATCTCTAACCCCTTTGTATTACATTGTTATACGTTATCCTATTATCTTGAATCACTTTCATGAAATGATCTTTAGTATAAGCAAAATACCCCAATAATGGCAAGCATGATTATAAGCCAGATGAATGCGCTTATAAGACATCCCTCACCAAGATTACCCATATCCCTAAAGAATAAGTAATTAAAAAATATTTTCATTCTATTCATAATAAACTTTATTTAATGCGTTTATTCTTTCTACGTTTTTCATATCCACCCCCTTTGTATTACATCGTTATACGTTATTCCGTTATCTTGAATTAGTTTCATAAACTGATCTTCGGTATAAGCCAGAGATTCCCCTCTGTTAGCCCTCTCTATATTCTCACTCATCATCCCTATAGCCTGTATTAAGGCTGCTGAGGAGTTGGCTATCAATTTAGCCGCTTCCATTATCCTATTATCGTCCATAATCATATTACTTTAACTTCCTCGTTCCACAAATGTCTTTCATATACCAGGGTGATTCCTATCAGGATTCCGGTATCTCCTCCCCAATAATTAAGTATTTGATATTTAAACTTATGGATTAACCCATTTCTTTCCACACAGGTTTTCAAGTTCCGCAATAAGCTCGTCTGATTCACGTTTCCATCTATCCACAATCCCTAGATTGAAAAGCAGATACTTGAAATACATCTTATCGTCCACCGCTTCAGATAATTTGGAATATTCCTTGTCTGATATACGTAAATATTCAATAGCCACAGACTTATCGCTATTCTTTATGTGATACATACCATTTTCCACCGGATACATAGGAGCACCATAATGATTACAACAATGTAATGGTATAAACTTCGCCAATTCTGGAACATACTTCGCAATCTCATCGTGGCAGCAGCCTCCCATATACTCCTTATATCGTCCATATTTGTTTTTTTGTCTGATATCGGCCGTTATGCTCCAGTCACACATATTGTTATGACAATCATCATCTAAAGATACTGTGGCTGTTATTCTATATTCTTCCTCGTTTTCTGTAAAGAATTTTGTACTTGAATAAAATAGTCTGTTTGTAGTTTCCATATTATTTTAGTTTAATTATTACACCTGTGAAAAATAAAATCTACGCATTCCCCCGGTGTATTATTAGCGTTATTGTACCAATAAAAACCCTCTGTTTTCCAGTCTACACTTACGGGATCTGCTTTTACTCGTTTCAAGAAATTCCTTATTTCTTGTTCTTCATTATCTAACAAACCGGTATAATCATCATTTATCAGAGCATGAGCCCAATAAACCGGAAGCCTGTATCTTATTACCTCTATATTCATAATCTCATCAATTTACAAATTATCAATACTAAAAAAAACTCCAACAATCTATTACAATAAACTCTCCTACTCCATATTCCACAAGTGACTTAAGTGATTCTATCCCATTACAGTAATAGAAAACATTATCATTATCATCATCATTGATGCTTAATGATAATTTTATTGTCGTTCTTTGATCATCCCCTGTGTCTTTCCATACGATCTGACATTCTACGTATTCAGGTTCTTTCCCATTCTTTTTAACGAACTTGAAAAACATAGAATCAATATCTTTCTTGACTCTATCTACATCCGTTATCACTACCTCTTCCTTGCAATCCCCACAATTAGCATGCATAAAAGATTCATCAAGATAATCTATTATTTTCCCGGTGTTTGGATTTACGATCGCTTCACAAGCAATATTTGTTCCGCCACACCTTGTACATATCACTTTCATGCTATTTCATTTAATGGTTCAACATACACATCCCCATTCTCATAATAGAGTCGATCTTCATACTGATTATGATGAAGCTCCTCACGTATCGCATCTTCATTATCAGCCCAATACTCGTACTCCTCATGCCATGACTTGAAGAAGTTATCATAACATTGTCTCATCAGATCCTCTAAAGAAAAATCCTCCGGATAAGTACACCATGCATTGTAATAATCAATTATAGGTTTCAGGAGATAATAATCATAACACATCCCTGTCAATGAGCAATTATCTCCATAGTCAAACATCACCCTACTATACTTGTGCCTGTATTTGTATTTCCCATCAATATATTTACCTGACGTGGAGAAATACTTGCCCTTGATAATATATGGCATAATATTGTTGTTGATATATCTGAACAGTAATTTACCGCATAGATTCTCAGGGAATATATCACGATGATAATCTGTAGGGTGTTCATAAATAGGATCCTTGTATTTAAACTCATAACTAAAATCATATCTCTCGTATCCAACTTCCCAATTATAAACCCTAGTATCTGTCATATCCTCAAAGGCTTTCATTGACTTTTTATAGTCTATGCCATAAGCATCCATACATTGCTCCATTACATTCCAGTGCTCACGCTCTATGATCCTTTCTTGTGAGTCTTTTGACAGCTCATCAAACTCATACAGTTTTAATACAATCTTTTTCATAATCCCTCCTTTTTTAATATAATTAGATCCCTAACGTCAATCGAATGACATACGTACCTCCTTATGTTCACTCTTAGGGATGATCGTGGCTATTCTCACGAACCACCACAATCCAGATTCAGATATCATTCATCCTTTATCTTTACGAATGGGTTTTCTACATAAAACTCCACTACATCCTTAGATTTTATAGATGTCACTATACCGGTGGTATCCACAAATCCATCTGTTTCATCCATTGTCAAAGCTTCTATTTTATCTCCCGGCAGAAAACAAAGATTATAGTCTTGATCAATATACATAATCATCTTTAACCTAACCATGTCATCAATGATGCCTTTCATTCTCTCCACGACATCCAATTGATCATTACTAAGCATTAATCTACTTTTTGATGATTCCACTAACCTTATGTCTCCATTCCTGTCAACTACAGTTAAGTCATTGAATTTATACACATCTTCACGTGTTCTGTAATATGTTTCCTTACAATAAATTTTTCCTTTATCATCTATTTCAACATCAAAATATTCCAACTTATCCTTGACAGCTCTTCCGTTTTTGTATTTCCACACATCACCTATTGGAATGAACCCATATAATGACTCAAAAACATCATATATTGATAGTCTTGTCTTAGGAATGCTCTCGCCCTTTTTAAAACATTCTTCGGACGAATAAAATAATTTCCCATCTAATGTCTTCTCAGTCCTACATCCTCCCCATGTTCCTACATATCTAACTACTCCATATGTAAAACTGATCAAGATCTTATCAATCTCAAACCACTTTAATCTTCCTGACATATCGTCAAAAAGATATCCACTCTCTAGATAAACCGATAAACATTCTCTAATTTCCATAACAATTTATTTTTTTTTAATTAAACAACATCATTTGCCTTGATCACTATCCGTATCAATATTATGAACAAGCTCATATAGATCATAATCACTACACTCTGCTAAACATAAAGAGAAGACGTTCCTGTCGTTAATCAGGAAATAGCTATCTTCTAATATGAAGATAGATCTTCCTACCTCTAAAAAACAGTCCCATAACTCATTGCCTCTTTTATTGCCAAACACTTTCTGAAAAGTATGACGATCTGCCTTATTCTCGAATTTACGCATCCGTCTAATCCACTCATATCCGTGCCTCACTAAATCCAAGCCGCCGGCTTCATCGAAGCTCCCGTTTTTATCAATCCATTTATTTACATCTATCAACATACTCCCTTATAATATTACATTAAACAACTCGTTTAACCTATCTATCTCACTTAGGTATTCATCTTCTTTATCAAATCCAATTTGCGTCCCTCCCTCCAATCCAAAGGACAGGGTAAAGGATATGACCCAGCCCGATCCGTCCACGGCCTGCCCCTTGGGAACCCAAGACATCACCGCTTTCTTGGATATCCACCATCTCCCTATCTGAACGAAATCAGGATAGTTGTCCATTAAATACACCATCTGATTAGCCATCTTATTAACATCATCAAAAGGCACTATATGATACTTGTTTCTTATCCTGACCTTCAAGAAGGGGTTATCCATATTATATGCCGCAAATGCTGATATCACGGAACTAGGATATCTAACTCCTTTTATTATCACCCATTTCATATATCACCCCCTCTTTATATAACATAAATTCATTGGATAAAATTTATCCGCGCTCTCTTTCCCGTCTCCTCGAAAGTTAGCCAGCCCGCATGTCAGGATGCTCACAAGGTTATCCACCACCTCCAACTCGCTCGATTTGAACCACGCCAACTGGCTGTAAGTTTCACCTATCCATATTATACTCATTCTCCCGTCCCGACTGACCTCCTTCACCAGCCCTATATGGTTTTTAGTGTCCTTAATCACATTTAATTCGTCAATATTTGTAAGCCGAACAAAATCCATCGGTCGTATCATTTTATTCTCGTCCATGTCCTTATCCTCCTATATTCTTTTTATTCTCTCAATTTACGCTTAACCTCTTTAACATATTTAGTAGAATGTAGTCCCCTATGTAATCTTATAGCCCGATCTATATCCTTGTTCGGATTATGATGAGATTGATATATCTCGAACATTTCCCTAGCCTTGATAGGATTTGTTCTATCATCGTATCTATACCGCTTTTTCTCCCGTTTAAGGCGCAATATCCTATTAACCTCATCTACATACACCTTTTTCATCTGCCACCTCCCTAACGCCCCGGATGCGGCGTTGTACGCCCGATCGTCATCCCTTGACTCCACGAAAGACAGGGCGGCCGCCAGCTTATCCCATACCCGTGCCTCGATCACGGCCGGCTTCGGGGCGAGGGGCATGCCTCCGTTCCCTTTTGGTGGTGTCAATATTATCATCGCCATCACAAGTAAGTATCTTATCACGTTCCCTTGTTTTTATAAAACTCCTCCCCGAATTTCACATTATCCACATAATCTTCCATACACTCATGAACAATTATATGAATATCCCCCTCCGTGTATGTTACCTCGGACATTAACCTCTCATTGGTCATCCACCAAGAATAACTATCAATATGCCGTATCTCAAATCCATGATCATGCAACGCATACATAACATTATATCTTAAATCCCTGTCCATCATCATACACTCGTACACGATATAGCCATTGATACTTTCATAAGACCTACCGAACGTATAAACGTACCTACCCATCAACTTATACAACTCCCTTGCCATAGGATTCGGGATCGCCTCATCCATATCAAAATCCCCATCTGGATCAATAACCCACTCTACATCCCGCTCATCAATACAAGCCCTAGGCATTCCTATTGTCCGTACATAAAGACGTGATCGGTGATCCTCGCTTAACACCGTCCCGATATACTTTTCCCCTTTGGCATATCCTATATTATGGTTGCCGGTTATATTAAATACAATTTCAGCTCCTATCTTAATTTCATCCATATTCAAGATGTTTGTATCATTTGTTATCTTTTTTATACAAAAAGAGGATATAATGGCATAATATTATGATATCAAGACACGAATGCGTTATCTATCATATTATCATACATATCCTCTATACAACGTCATTTATGGCATTATATCGTATATGATGCCGCAGGTCATAAATACATCTAATTAACCCTTTTTTAAGGGCTTATTGCCATTTAGGTAACTAGCTATGCCTAATATTTTCGAAATAAGGGCTTTTTTAGCCTTATACTCATCGTTTATCCCTATTATCGCATATCTGTATACCATCCCATCCTTCGACACCTCCACGCCCACGTATTTAGGCGCAACGGCATCCCTATGTAATACGATAAACGGGCTTTTGCCGTCTAGCTCATTTATCAACTGATTAAACTGTCGCCTCGTCATCTGATAGTGATATTATTTCCATGTTATAAATACGATCTCTCTTTACCTTTATCTTCTCGCATAGCTCATCGAAGCACTTATCTTCTTCTAACTTATCAACATAATATAATACACTTGATTTAGAGCTTCCTTGAAGATATATATTCCCTCTTATATTCTTTGAGAAAAAATTAGGCAAGACCATCTTTTGTCTCTTATCTTTATTATCCATGTAAGATATAACAACAACCCACAACTCTGGCTTCCGTTCTTTTACCGATAACATAAGATCGAGACCCGATTGACTATTGATATTCCTTCTGCCAGTTTCGTTATAACGTAGAATAATATAATCATCTGCGTTATCATTCTCAACCATCACGACTATGGGGCGATCGCCCTTCCCATTATCACATAATACTCTTGCCTCTTCCCCGTTGCGGAGATATACCTTATCGTAATCTCCGTTTTTGTATATCTCAAAATCAAATTCTATTACCATCTTATTTCCTCCTATTGATATATTGTTGTGTACGACCTTCCTCTATCTTCTCGAAATAAAACTTATTCCCATATAACCGAGTGAAGCAGATATTATACCCGAAATGTTCTGCGCGTCTGATCTGCGCGTAACCTCTACTGATGTCATTATTATCAATCAGCGTAACAAAACAATGTGATCCTACTTCTGTATTCAAAACCAGATTTTCCCAATCTTTTACCTCCATATCAAATCTCCTTAAATAATTTTTTGTTATAATTATCGCTATTATACCATTTATCAATATTATCGTACTGCTTTGGATAAACCCCATAAGACCTACACCACCTAGGTAACGGCCCGTTCAGCACGTCTAACGCCGCCTCAAGGTCAAACGTAGCTTCCTCCTTGACACGACACCCCGATCCACTTCCACAGCTCGGTATATAAGCTCTACTATACGCTACGCTCATCCCATATTCCCCATGACTCAGATACCCGATGTTGGGTGAATCAGGGAAGGCGTAATACAACATCGTATAATCACCCTTACTCCAACCTCTATTATAAGTATCATCCTGCCATGCGAAAACCCTGCAACCGGCCTTCTTTAACTCATCAGCCGCTTTTCTTAAAATATTATCTCCCATATCATTTATATTTAAATTATGCCAAGGCGCCGGGAACCGACCCCGGACCATATCCGCACACGTACGATCATGGTATTCCTTCCGCCCCGCCAAGGCTTGGTTCAACATTAACAAACTTTCATATCCTCACACATCTTAAAAAAGACCTCTCTTATGATCCTCTTATACAAGATGTATATCTCATCATCATCCTCATCGAACTCCACGCCCCATGAACGTAATAAATATCTAATGTCGCAATTCGCTATATGAATCCTAAATATGGATGGAACGCTCATTATGTAATCCTCAAAAGCTTTCTTAATCCCATCCCTTTTGATATGTTCTTTATACTCATCCTTGAACACGTTAAGCATAAAAGATAGATATTCCCTATCATATTTAAACTGCTTACCATAATTATCTGTATCTATATGATCCAGTATATATATTTCTATAGCGTCTCTATCGTATTTTGACATACTTCTTCCTCCTCCTTTTGATATTTTATAACCTTTTTCTCCCCATACACTTTCGCTAACTAGATAAGTTGACCGGTAAACACCTTGGTACGGTGTTTTACGATCTTATCCACCAATTCCGGGCATCTGGTTCTCCACCTATAATTAACCTCACCTTTAGCTTTCTTCTTGTAATACCTGTAGAATGTTACGGCTACTACCACTTCCCCATTCTGCTCAAAAGCAACCAAATCGTAATTGTTGTAAGTTATTTCGTTCATCGTGTAATATATTTTATAAATTCAATCACTTTCTTTGGCAGTGAATCTATATCCTTCACTCTTTTACCAAAATTGTACATATGACTTCTATGCGGATAATAATCTCCCGCATACATCCCCACTCCTAATGGATGGAATGGATCCTCACTACATGAGAAAACAGGATAATACACCACCCCATAACCATCCTTTATATTTTTATTTACATATACTATGGTATATCTATCAGCCACTTCGCCGCCAAAATCATATACTCTTACTTTTACTTTCACGCCATCCACATTTGTTATAATATTATCCATATATACCTCCTTTGTTGTTCAATATCCGACTAATCTATTTTCCTTCCATATAAGGTGTATGTACCATACCATCCCCTATCCATATTTACCACCTCAATATGATGTATGTGATAACAACCATTAGCTATTCTGCCGCAATCGGCTATCACCATAGCTATATTCCTATACCCAGAATCTATGAAAACACGAACCAACCTACCCCCGCTAAATATAGACACCTTGATATCGTCTTTCTCTTTTATAATCCTTCTCATATCATATCCTCCTATCAAACTAATCTATCATTTTACCATAATTAGTATATGATCCACACCACCCGCGAGCCTCATTCGACACCCTAATATGATCAATGGGCTTATCCCCGACCATATTATTGGCGTACGATATTACATCCGACATACTTCTGAATCCGGAATCCTTAATGGATTTTATAAGCGTCCTATCATACCCGAATACCAATATCTTCACAATATCTCTTTCTTTCACAGTCCTTCTCGCCCTCATAACATTCTAGCCATAAAATAAACAAACATAAAATCTATTCTCTCTTTGTTATCATCCATCCTATGCCCGGTAATTTCAAAAACAACCCTACGCTTTTCTACAGTCTGTATATTATCTAACTGAATAGCTATGTAAGGATATTTCATAACTTTCTCTCTATTGATGTTATTCAAAATAGCGTTGACATCTTGCCTGCGAAAATACATATTTACCCCTATGTAGCTGGCAACCAAAAGACACTCATCTATCACCCCATCAGTATCGAATAGAAATAACATATCATCCTTCTCTATAGTATATTCCACATCAAGAATCTTGATACGTTTGCTCCCGTCCTTCTTATCAGCTATAAGAATCGCTAGCATCTCCTTATCGGTCGTAAGAATATAATACGCCTCTTCTCTCGTAATATTATCCCGTAGATAAAGCAGCGCTTCATCTTGTAATTCCATAATCTCGTCCATGTTATTAGTATTTTATATTACCACGCCAAGGAAAAGGACGGAGACCGACAACCGCGCCTACCACGCCGTGACACCGCCGCCCGTTCCCCTTGGTGTTATTCCACCACCATCAACCGGTTTTAAATTCAACATTCCTCTACCTCTATCTCCATATGATCCTCCCAATCACATCTATCAACATCCTCACCATCCTCGAAATAATAGTAAGCCCATACCTGTACGCCTCCTACCTCTATATATCCATCACTCTTCCATTCTATCAACCCATCTTGCCTTACCACGTTGGTAGGCTCAGCCCCTAACGATAGCAGATTATTTACTATACTACCGCCAAATACGTTTCTTGCTTCTTCTCTCGTCATATCACTATCAGATTTTTAATATTACACTACCGCCAAAGGAAAACAGGGACGGACGACCAGCGGGGCCGACCCCACGCCATCGCCGCCGCCCGTTTCCCTTGGTTCCCTCCGCATCACTCCCACACCAACAGACAATATCTACCACCAATAACACCCTACCCACCATCGCTCGCAACCGCTTTGCGTTTCCACTTAACGGTAAAGTATTACCCCTGTTTAGAAAGGAATCCTATTGATTGAAGATACTCCCATTGATTGAAGGGGTTTTCTTTGTTTCCTTGGTTTCCATTGGTTTTCCTTGGTTCCTTGGTTTCCCTTGGTTTTCCTTGGTTTCCATTGGTTTTTCCTTGGTTTTTCCTTGGTTTTCCTTGGTTTTCCTTGGTTTCCTTGGTTTCCTTGGTTTCCTTGGTTTTTCCTTGGTTTCCCTTGTTTTTCCTTGGTTTTTCCTTGGTTTCCATTGTTTTTCCTTGGTTTCCCTTGTTTTTCCTTGTTTTTCCTTGGTTTCCCTTGGTTTCCCTTGGTTTCCATTGTTTGGAGGTGCACCCTCCCGCAAAACAAACCAACCCCACCAACTCCCAGCATAAAACCCGAGACCTTCCTCCCGATTGTTCCACGTGGAACGCCAGTTCAGTCTAGGATATCGAGGTCTTTGCTCTTGATTGCCTTATATACTTGCCTAATACAATGTATTGATAATAAAACCAATAAAAAAACTATGATTAAAGGCAGGGCGTCGCCCGTAGCTATAACATACCGCCCCAACTCAAACGCCATGTACCCACAAAACAAAGTAAGTACGAAATATATAACTAATCCCATAAAATATACAATAAGTAACCACGATTTTAAAATTACACCCAAATAATATAATCAATTGAGTATCAATAACATAATATACATCAATCCCTAGAGCTTCCTCTAAAGAAAGATAAGCCCAAACATAGATAAAAAATATACAATAAGTACCGCCTATTATATACCTTTTAGGATTGATTCACGCATGAAACCATACATAAGGGCACAATATACCCGCCTGCATGGATATAGATATATACAAAATGATATGCAATAAATGATTTTACTTACACATTTTCGATCAAGGCTTAAAATTTGCCGCCTCAACACTTTTATGTGTAAGCAAAACATATGAATATGCTATCATTTTGTAAAATATAGGCACAAAAAGCCCTTCCGTAATATATCACTACATTACTGAAGGGCACAAACTTTAAAATCAAATAAAAACAAACGATCTATTGTCGCAATTTGTTTGCCATGTAGCTAACACGTTTCCGCCTGCACTTATCCGACTCCCTACTGCAATCTAATTTATTAGACTTGTGTAGCTCTTTGGTAAGCTCAACGTAAAATTCCATTTGAGCTATTTTAACCGCCTCTAAAGCATTTTCTTTTCTAAATGCTAGCTTTCTATTCAGATTGTCAAACTTTCTCCTATACATAATTTATTAGTTTTAAATGGCACCAATAAGAAACGGTAAGCCGGGGACAATACGGCCGGCGTTATCGATACTACCAGCCGAACGCCCGCACGCCCCCCTTTTTCTTTGGTTTCGTCCCTTTGCCGACAACGAAGCCGGCCAGATATGCACATACGTTACCCGTGATACATACCGACAAGGCGCACTTTGTCCGTCAATTTAACCGCACAAAATACCCTTATAAGGGTTGTTATTTGCTATCCGTACATATGTTAGGTATTTAAGCTGCCCTAACATACGTCGTATTGATATACTGGCACGGAAATAACGCCGTAATACACTTGGTATTAGCTACTCACACAACATACCAACATACGCCCTATACATGCGTATATACACCAATATACCCCGTGTTTTTACACGGCCTACTAGGTTGACCTAGCGTATTTACCAGATCGATATAAACCAAAAGATAATAGCACTATCCTGGACTAGGGTAATACTTAAACCACATTGTTAAGCGGCGGCCTATCTACACAGGCTATCGTAACACTACCCACCTGTGTATGTTTATATCAATAAATTAAAGATCCTACCTGTTTAGTCTAGTCCAGTGGCACGACGGGGACGTACAGGCGCTGCCACCATAACGCCCCTATATATAGAGATATAGGGGCAAATGATACTATCTATCATTTTTAGGGTGAGTTAGGTAGTATGTGACGCATTTTGCAATAAGACTAAATGTGTACCGCTTTATTGGTACGGCACATTTCACAATACGTTTGTCAGTGCCATTAAACGTTTCGTAATATATGCCAAAATCGTACTCTATAGGCTCATTATATCCAAAGCGTTTATGAGACGATCCTAGTATTGCTATATCCTCTATTTCACTCATTTTAAGCTTTTTGTTTTTATCCTGTTCGTTTTTATCATAGTATTCACGTTCTACTTCCTTGTATGCGCAAAACGTATTATTTACTCGTGGGAGTATTTCTTTGCAAAGTTGTATCACGACTTCCTTGTCCTTTGCCAAATTGACTAAAGCGGGGACGATCGATTTGTCTACTTTAATCTCATTTTCTTTTAAAATCTCATTAATTTCTTTTCCGGACTTAAAGAGCTGGCACCATGTCTTGATGGCGCCAGTTAATGTTTTTTCACTAGCTTTCTTAACTTCGTTTTGGACTTTGTTTAATTCCTTATTTGTCATCCTGTTTGCCCTTGCCCTAGGGACTTGTATAGGCATATGGCGTGCCTGTTTGTTAATGTTGTTATCTTACAAGGGCAAATATACTACATGTTTTATTGTCAAACAAATATTTTGCAATAAAAATTCGACGATTATATGTAATAAATCTAATCAAATGTAAATGTGTATTAAAATATTGATTTATATTATTGACAATCAACAAGTTAAACCAAAAATAAGCATTCTTTTTTTCGGCTCGTTGATCGTTTGCCGTTCCTGTCTCCCCGCCTTTGTTAGCGGGGGGGGCGGGGCCAAAAACGGCAGCCCGGCCGGGCCGATTTCGGGGAGGTGGTCCGTCCCGCATATCCCCACCCCATCTCTCCAATAACGTCCCGCATATCCCCCTCCCATCATACCCCACCCCATCTCTCCAATAACGTCCCGCATATCATCCTCCCCGAATATCCCTCATACTTCCTCACAACCATATCACCTTCCATCTCATTTAATTTGTTATATTTGCGATATAATTAAAACATAATATATTATGAATAAAGAAGTTAAATACATGATGGGGGGGGGTATTTTAACCCTCAGATAAGGAGGGGGTATGTTTAGGCGCAGGACTTCTTCTTCCGGTAAGATCCACTACCGTATTAATATAGACAAGAGCATGTGTCCTAATCCTGTAGATATATATATTGATGGAGATACATATCAATCTGATTTTAACGGATCTTATCTTGATATATATCGCAATAAGAAGATAGAAGTTATAAGAATAGGTGGACAGATAGTTTCAAAGGATCAACAATATGAGTACAACATTTTATTAGGCACGACTGGAGGTGTTTCAAAAGGGACTCTCACGTATCTATATAATTCTGGTATGCATTGTGATTTAGCTGATACCGAGTTATACGGGGATAGGATAACTAAATTTACTCCTATAACGGAGATAACCGATCCTGAGGAGATCATCAATTTCACTTACATGCCTGAATTTTATAATCAGATTACAAGTAACAATCGTATAACTTGTCAAGGTCATCTTATAACAAGTGATCATTGTATAACAGCCAATGCCTGTGAGGGATGCCAATCTGTTGCCGTTGGAACTGGCATTTACAATAACACCTATAATGTAAATATAGTAATTGTAGTACCATCATGATATATTGTGAGGAGGATGTAGTACCAAAGGGAGGTAGGCCTCCCTTCATCCCTCCGGGCCTACCCATCGGGGCTTCCGCCGGCTACTTCCCTTGGTATATATCTTTATTATGGAATAATAGATAGGTAGTGGCACGACCACCACCTTAATATCGTATGATCAAGTATCCGGCACGAATTTATCCAAGTCAAAGTTCTTAGCATAATTCCAGATCCTTACATACCTAAACATTCCCGGGAGCCCCATGTTATATGCTGATGGATATCCTCCTATATTAAAATAATATGTTTGATAGTTTCGTGTATACATCACATTAGTCGCATCCTCATAATTCAGTACTCCTCCAATATATTCCCTTAAATACCCATTTCTCCACGACGCCATTACATGTACCCATTGATATGCTGGTATATCTACAGATCGTCCTTTGGTATAAAAAGTTTAGTCCCAAATGATGAGACATTAACACCTATACATAAATAGTCTTGTGTAGTAGATTGGGTTCCATATGGAGCGAATAGATAATATCTTCCTTCCTGTTGTGTATTTAAATAGAGCAACGCTTCTATGGATATTTCGTTATCTGGTTGAGGGCATGGTAATATATTCGAGTCATTATCAAATTTGATATAGGAATTGTAGGCTCCTACTCTTCCCATGGAAAATACATATTTACCATTATATTTATCAATATCCATATACATAGATTCATCCACATTCATATTATATTTTGACAGATCTTTTATCCATGGAGCTTCCACGTAAAAATAAGCGTCATTCACGTTACCGGACGGCGGAAATGGCATTTGACTTAACATTCTTCTTCTTAACATAATCTATTGTTTTTATGGAGGACGGGAAATACCCCCATTGAGTTAATTTTATTTAATATCATATTATTATGCATTTTGTACATACAAATATATGATTTATTCTCAGATCATGTCGCTGAATCCAAGGGAACGGGCTGGCTCCCATCCTTCCGGGCATCCCCCGTCCTCCCTCCGCCTCCCGTTATTTTTGGCTTCCTTCTGGTTTTATCCTCAAAATTTCATATCTTTGGGACAAAACTATAATTATGTTTAGATACATATTTCATAAGCTTAAGATCTTCTTCTGCGACGACGACGTTGAGAAGATATATGTAAGGGACAGTACGGTTATCCGCGACAACGAGATCCATAGGATGTATGACGAGATACTGGACGAGCTAGGTGATTTGGCTACTGTCGTGTCAAGGAACTACGTATATGGCAAGATAAAGGACAGGACTGGATTAAGCATCCGTCATATCAGTAGGATAATAAACCATACTAAAGTTGAGGAGATATGATTAAGGACGTAATGGAGAGGGATATGATAAATGAGATATCCACGTTGTTCGTGATGATATTCATGTCCGGGTTGATGTTTGTCATGCCGATGTTAGATATAGAGTGCGATGATATTGCTATCATAATAGGATCAGGAATAATACTATCTTTTATACTAACCATAATACCGATCTTGCTTTCTTATGATATAAGGGATGAGATCATTGAGTTGATTGAGGATCTGGATAACCAGATAGTGGTAGACACATAGGTATATAAAACGGATCTGCCCTAGGAATTACCTAGGGCAGGTGGTATGCTATTTTCTTTTAACATACTTATCTATCAGATCTATTGATAGTTTAGCGCCCAGTTCTTCCTCCAACAGGTTAAGGTAGTTCCGGTGCAGGCATCCGCCCCTCTCCACCTCCCTAAAGCCGGTCCCGTCCCGGATCCTGACCAGCCCTTTCCTTGGATCCATGTCGATCAGATCCCGAAGCTCGTTCATGTTCTTGAACCGGTTCTCTATTATCTTAAATACATCGATCTTAGGTTTCTTATCCTTGATCTTTATCTTAACCCTTCCGCTCATGATCACCTCCCCGTGCTTCCGAATCCACCATCGCCTCTATCGGTATATCCGAGGTCATCCAACGACTTCACCTGATCCCATACGATACGTTCCCTCCTACGGATAAGCAATTGAGCTACCTTGTCCCCAACCGAATAAGAAGGATCATCATAACAATCCACACGTCTACATACTACCATAATCTCGCCTCTATATCCTTCGTCAACGGTTCCCGGGGCGTTTTGGATAACAGACTTTGTTTTGGTGATGCTACTACGAGGGCGTATTTCCATCTCATAATCCTCCGGCAATGCTACATGTACACCGGTATGATATATGGTCCTGCCTCCGTCAAGTTCTACATCCTTGACGAACAGATCCATGCAAGCGTCCTCCTTATGGGCGTACTTAGGCAATATCGCTCCTTCTTCCAGCCATATCTTGACCTTACAAGTATCTATATCTTCAAGTAATGATTTTACCTCATTATAACTCATTGGTTGTTCTGACGCCAATGAAATGGCTCTTGCCAATACATTTTTAATCTTACTCATCGTATCTTGTTTTTAAATTCCTTTCCTTTCGGACATTGTAATTTACATTCCTCGCCACAAGCGGAACAGTTGGGTCTCATTCCGGGCACCCCTCTTCCCCCGTACGGCCAGTAGGCATAATCGCAGACGCTCCAGAACGCCTCCATCGCCTTGATCTTGGCATCGACGGTTATCTTCTCCTTCACCTTTTTCATGCTCTTCCTGAACTCATCTTTCATATCCTTCCCTTCTATCTGTCTGGCTTTACGTCTCTCGTTCCACCAATTGTAGTAGAATTTGTCCGCCATCTTATAAGCTTCGGGGTCAAATTTATCACGATGCAGGATAGGTGCGTCCTTGATCTTTCTCAAATTCCTGCCACAAACATAAGCAAGCCCGGCGTACGGAGGTATGTCCTTAGGATCAACCAACCCATCAGGAACGCAGTAGTAGAAGTAGTTGGGGCGGCCGTACCTGACCCAGTCCCCGGTCTCGTATAGGGCTTGCTTCCGTGCCTCGAACCAGCCTTGCATTACTTGGTGCTTACCCTCTTTCTCGAAATCCTTGTTATAGTCAGCCAACGAGATCTTCACCTCAACCTCATAAGCGTACATGGATCTGGTTATAGCCAGATAATCGGACTCCCAATTATAGACATACAAGTTGTTTATAATCCATCTAGGAGATACCAAGAACTGTCTGTTAATGATATCCAATATCCCTCTTTCAGTGTATTCAGTACCTTTATTTGATTGCCGTGTTCCCATCTCCTGTCAGAGGATTATTCCTTAACCCAACCGCCATTATAGCGTTCGATACCAATCTCCGTAATCCACCCATATCCTTATCATGGAACGAGAAAGTAGTTAAGTTATGTGATTCAGTAATCTTATCATAAGACTTTATCATCAACACAGCCACATACTCACCAATCATCTTCCCATTCATGATATCAAGATCGATTATGCCGTGATCTATTAGATCAACCACATCCCATCCTGATGGTAGATACGTTTTTATCTGATTAATGTCCATAGCAAATAGTATTTATAAAAAGGAGGGTCGTGCTACCCTCCTATAGATTACACACGAAAAATAGAACTGAAAGCGATCTTAAGCACGTAAGATTTTATTAATTCCCGTAGGCTGTCTACCGGTTATCGTTAATTACCGACCTACGGGAATATGTTTAAGAAAACACCATGTACCCCAATCCGGAATCGAACCGAAATTTCATCGTTAGGACCGACGTGTTCTATCCATTGAACTATTAGGGCATATGTCCTTATTCTCACGAACCAGGACATCAAACGTCTAAACTTTAAAAAACCTAATGACAAAACTCTATGCTAGTTTTTCCTTAAAAAATAGCGTGGACCCGGCCGGGCTTGAACCGACAACCTTCTGGTTATGAGCCAGTTGCTCTTACCAATTGAGCTACGGGTCCTAAATACACCACATCGGCTTTCACAAGAGGATGTGGATAGGAATTTCTCGAAGTTTATATAGTAACTTTATGAAACTATTGTCCAACATTCTAGCATATAGCACCAATCCTCGAACGGGAACGTCTCCACGCCAGACCTACCCCATCCCGTCCCCCAACTGTTCTGTAGGACGAAGCCGGCCTTGTCCCAGCCGGTGAGGATAACGGCATGACCTCCCAAGTTCTGCCCTTGGCCTTGCCAGAATCGATTACCATAATTATAGCAATACAGACCTATAACCAAAGGCCCATTCAGCATCAAAGCTACCTTAGCCGATACCGGATCTATGATCCTAGCGTAACTGTTTATTTTCTCCCCATCTACGCCTACGTTCTTGATAGACTTGATAGCGTCACGAAGAACCATCCCGTCTTGATCCTTATCCTCTCTCAGATCATATATATCGTAGGGAGAGATCTTAGCCGGTCTTTTAATAGCCATTATACTCTTTCTCCAATTAAGTATCTCAGCCAAGCTTATTGCCGCGCAAATAGGGGAAGAACCTTGATCCACTACGCTATCAACGTTATTGACCTTATACTCATCAGGGACAGCCTCATGCTGCATATTCATAATAGCGTCCCTATCATCTGCTGGCGATGGTATGTAACCTAGTCCGTATTCCATTACTTATCTTTTTTTATGGTAATCAATTATCTTGATATTAAACGTATCGGATCTTTGCCTTACCTGTATAGACCCCCTAGCCTTCCCCTTGGCGTCGTACAGGGCGGTAAAGCCAAAGTTATCGACCCGGCCGTCGTCCAGCGTAAACCGCCACTCCTTCCATTGGCCCATCACGGTCCCGGAAGACACTATAGAATCCACTACATAAGATATGTCAGTAGTATCATATTCCGTATAATAGGTTCTTGACGTACTGCATCCGACAACCGCTAAGGTAAATAACGTTAACAAGAAAAACAAGATCTTATTCACTTTTCTTAGATTTTTTACGTTTCTTAGATTTCTTCTTATCCTCCGCCTTATTCTCGACATTTACGTCAATACCGGCATCAGCGACCTCAGGGGCGTTATTTTCAGGTATATCAATATGACCTGAGTTAGGATCCATCTTATCCTCATCAACAACAACCTCATTAGGAACATCGATGTCTAAAATCTCTGCCTCCAGATACTTGATACGATCTGACATAATTTTATTCTGGTCCTCAAGTTCCTTATATCTTCTTCTAGCCTCATCGAGTAATTTAGATGATAGTTTATGTTTCTTCTCGATATCCATATAAGCCCGTTTAAGAGTTTCTTTCTCTTTTACCGACTCATTATATAGCTCTCTTGATTTACTAAGCTCATTTCCCATCTTAACTATATGAGAATCCTTTGATTCTATATCTTTATTAATAGAATCAATGAGCGTATTAAGATAACTTACTTTCTCATTCAATTCAAATACCTTCGCAAGAGCATTTTTGTAATCTTCTCTTAATTTATTTGAATAGTTAATAGCCTCATCAAGATCCTGTTTTAGAGTATTTATATAGCTACTCTTTACTATCTTCAATCCGAACATCTTTATTGCTGTTATAAGTTTCACGAATATCGGCTTTTATCTTGCCGACTATAATTAACTCAGCTATATGTTTATCTTTCTCGACTATAGCCATATCTTTACGGACATTAGTGACCCTGATCATGATATTCCCGTTATTAGACGAGACGAACGGTGATCCTACCAAAGTAAGTCCCGTATCTCCGGTAAACGACGGCAGCATCATCAACACCCCTATGGTATTATCCGGAAACGACGCCCATACCCCTGTGTCTATATCAAGGACATCACCCTGTCCTAATGGGAAAGCATTACCCTGCTTGATAGGAATATCCTTACCCAACGAGTTCCATGCTTTCGAGAATCTTACGGAGTTAAGGAAGATCTTCCCCTCTTTCTCCATCATCCCTACCATAGGGTCGCAATTCAATCTAACCTCGTTTTGTTTATCATCCGGCTTCTCCTCAAGCTCATCAAGGTCTCTGGCTGATGTAAACGACTTGCTTTCCAGAAGCTTTTAATATCCTCAATACTGGCCATTATAATTTGATTATTAAATAAACGATCTTCAATCCTAACTTCAAATCAGATGTCTTCTCGAACATCTCCCTAAGAGGTAAGATAGTAGCGTCAAGATCTGACGCTACCCATTCTCCATCCTTATAATACATATCCTTTTCCTCGGAATACGCTATACAAGATCGATGCCCTAGGTTCTTCATAACCGTATCTACCTTATTTTGGGTAGGCATCGAGACACGATTCACTTTAGTAGATATATTGAAATTACTCTCCATTAACTTTCTGTTTTTTAATTAGTTAATTAAAATGGAAGATCACTGTCGTCTCCAAAAGGAGGATATTGAGGAGGTTGTTGTTGACCTCCAAACAAAGGGGCTTGCGCTTGCTGCGGAGCCTGCGTAGCGTATGACGGTGGGGGCGTTTGCGTTATAGCCTCACCAGCGTTGTTTTGGCTTGGAGACTGAACCGGTCTCACGCCATCCGCTTTAATACTTTGGATATATTTATTAAGTACCTGATAAGCGAAAGCGTCTTGGGTCGTATAATCAAACTTCTTATTCCCCATTATATCAGTACTCTCAACCCTGTCAGGCCATCCATTCTGCCCGTTCTTATAATATTGCTGGATAAGCTCGTCCTTCCCATCTGGAGTTTCCCTAGCGTATGAAATGAAAAAATTACCGGGAGCATATTGATCCCCTTTCTTAGCATGAGCAGGATTGATCACCACCTTACGTTTCAGGTCGATATTAGGCAAGTACCTTACCAGTGACTTAACGTAATTATTGATACCTCCTTTTTGAGTCATCAAAGGAACGTTTATAAAGTAATTACCATCCTCATCACTTATCTTTATGGATAAGTATTTGGCATTTATTCCATTGAACTCCACTTCTCGCACATTGATATCAGACAAATAACCTTCGATACCGTTCCAGAATACCCTCCAATAAGAAACGGCTCCGGTCTTCTCGTTTATATGCTCCTCGAAACCTTCCTTTGGTTCTCTTGATGACTGATATAATAATCCGCTACCACTTACTTTAAAGTAATGGTTATTACCACCTGATGAATTTTCTCTAACTCCCATTTTATGTATTTTTAAATATTAAACAATAACTGATGATGACAAGAAATACTCGTTCTTATTATCCTCCCCATAAATCTTATTGAAATGAGATTTATGATCATGCTCGATAACCACCCTATTACATGAGACGCTTTTTATAATACCAAGATATCTTCCACATAATACGTTACATATAATATCTTCACCATGATAAGACAAAGAAGCAAGTCTCTCCTTACATGATTTACCGGAAGACGGGTTCTCTGACATAATACCGCATCCTTTATCGGTAAATATCAACTTGCAATGATCGAACTCATTTACCTTAAGATTGTTTTGGAGGGCTTGGACGAGTAGATCCTTATCAAAGACATAGGTACTTGTTTTGACAAAATGCTCGTCCACGAACCTCCAATTTGGATAATTACCCTCAAAATGGGTCTCATACATATCCATATCAGGCGTAGAGAAATAAGTCTTAGTATCGTCCACTTTTATAGACAACATATCCGATGACTTATCGATATGCTTATCAAGCAATATCGCAGATTCGTTCGATACCGGTATAAACATCTTCTCTACCTTATCCTGATTAGGGACAAAATACCTGTAAATAGTATTTCTATCCGTACTTACTATATTAATATTAATATCATCAATATCAATAACCACATTCTCGATGCATGGATAAAAGTCATCTACCTCCGTATAATCGCTGGCTTTGTTAAGAACCGAAACATAATCGCTCATCTTAACCTTAATTCCTCCATCAAGTATCTTATGTACCTGTGGGAATGTATTGATATCAAAAGCCGGACAACTATACTCACCAGAAGCGTAGTGGATCGTGATCTGATCTTTTCTATCCGAAAGCAGTATCGTAATCTCACAATTCTTCTGTTTTTTCATGAACTTAATAAAAGAGCTTGCCTCTACCAAGAAAGAGAAGTTAGAGTCAGCCTCTACCTCCAATCGCTCTATAACACATACCTTTGCATTTACGGAAGTGATATAAGCCAGATTATTGACAACATCTATCTTAAGATCCTTATAAAGGGAGTTGGGACCGGCATTCTTAACAACCGTCTCCAATTTGCCCAACTTCTCATTTAATGACTTCGACAAGCATCTTATAAGCATAACGAACAACTTTTTATTACATCGCAAATATAATCATAATTATATTAATACAAATACAATAAATACTTAATAGTATTAAAATAGTTTAAACTTACGTCTAATATACTCGGCTATAAGCGTAGCGTCACACATGCCGTCTTGTATCTTAGTAGGTTGTACTCCTTTTCCTGACCATGGTTTCACGAAAGAAACCAAAGGGAAAAGGCGCATGGCACATCGGATGGAGGTAGCCTTCGTGTCTAACTTCGCCGCCGTATACACCCGATCGGCTGTCGTATGAAGCTCCTTCTGCCAGGTCTTTGGTTGCACCTCCTCGAACATGAACCTAACATCCGGGTGAGATCCGTATCGCTCCATCATCTCCACCATCATAGCGAATAGGGCGTTCGGTTCCCTGCGTCTCCCTCCAAAGGTGAAGTTGCTGGCGGCCGAGCTGTTGTGGATGCTGTGGACGTCCTCGACGGCGATCGCCAGCGTCCCGCCTCCCTTTTCTTGGATCTTGTCAGCGGCATCGAGGAAGAAGCTTGATATAGCCCTAAGATCTATATCCCCCTTAACCGATATCCTTGGAGTCATAATTACCTTAATATCCCCGTTCTCCGGGATCATAGACAATCCTCCGGTGTCTATACCCGGATCTATACCTATTGATATATTCATAACTTCAACGTATATAATGAATGGAAATCCTCCGGTCTAAACACCTGTATTGAGTTATCCGGATACATACCTATATAATAACCGTAAAAAGCCCGTAGAATGCCATTTTCTAGGATTATATCCAAAGCCTTTACCTTGTGACCGTCAACCATCACATCAAGCTCCTTGGTTCTTTGGGATATCTTATCAAACCATTCAGGTATAGGATCAATCCCGTACCTGAATGCGTTTACTGTTGATTTTATCGATATATATGTTCCCATGATCAGATAAGATTACAATCGTCACGTTTAACAACCTTAAAATCACCATTGCGAAGGAATATCGCCACATCAGATCTCGTATACGTAAGAGGTGTATACGATACCAAATGATAAGATGCCTGCCCGACGGCGGGGCGAACCGGTCTCAATACGGCTATGGCTATATCTCCGCCAAGTTCCGTGCCACCGGTGACACCCTGTAGGCACATGTATATGAATCCCTCATACTCATATCTCTTTCCAATAAACTCACTCATGGGAATACCTACGAACAGATAGTTCTTCACATCCCCTTTCTTAACCTCGACAGCGTTCTCTACACTGGACGGTATTACGTCTACAAATTTTACTCCTATTGCCATGATTACAAATTCAATTTAGTTCTTAATTCTTGACACAATTCTTGATTATCCCTCATGATACTTAACGTATTATCGACTCCGTTCCCTACACGAACATCCCCGTACCAGTACCATGATCCTTTACGGATAAAGATACCGGTTTCCTCGCATAACTTCAAAAGTTCAAGTTCCTTATCAAACCCCACGCCATAATACAAGGCTGTCTCTGCTATTTGGAACGGAACGGCTGTCTTGTTCTTCAGCACCTTTATCCTAACCTCATGACCTACTGAAGATCCGTCCTCTCCTAATATAACCTTCTTTCTCGCCATCTCCATACGGATAGAGGCATAGAACTTAAGAGCGTTACCTCCGGTCGTTACCTTAGGATCGCCGTATATAACACCGATCTTCTCCCGATACTGATTGATGAATACCAGAACACAGTCGCTTTTGTTTACGATTCCTGTAAGAACCCTCATGGCTTTGGACATCAAACGAGCCTGCAATCCCATGTTGCTGTCTTCCATATCGCCCTCTATCTCCTTCTTAGGTACCAGATTGGCTACAGAATCTACGACAATAAATCCGACCTTCCCGGACTCGACTAACTTGGCTGTGATGTCAATAGCCAGCTCCCCGTAGCTTGGTTGGGAGATCAAAAACCGGTTTATATCTAATCCCATTTTCCTAGCGTACTCAATATCGAAAGCGTTCTCCACGTCTATTATAGCTACCAGCTTATCGGGGTGCTTTTTCTGGAACTCGATCATACTTAACGTACACATCATGGTCTTGCCACAAGATTCCATCCCGACCAGCTCATGGATCCGGCCTACCGCCCATCCGCCGCCGAGGGCCTTGTCCACCACCAGAGAACCAGTGCTTTCCCTTGGTATGGATATTATAGGCTTATCGTCACCGAAGTTCATTATCGAGCCTTCTCCAAGCTCTTTATTTAAAGATGATACTAACTCATCTACGTCTGAAAAAAGTTCTTTCTTAGCCATTACAACCCAAATTCCTCAAAATTAAACAAATCCTGTTGCTTCTTTATCATACCCTTACCGATATCAGATATCTTCTCCGGCAGGAACACGCCATCGTTATCATCCACCTTCTCCATGAAATTTGATACATTCTCACTTAACAATATCGCGTTATCATTAGGTACTGATTTTAGATAAAGACCATCAATCGATCTACATCTTGAAAGAGCGGTATATATCTGCCCGATCTCAAAAGCCTTGCTCATATCAACGAATATATTGTCTAATGTCATCCCCTGAACTTTATGAGAAGTAATAGCGTATCCTAATCTTAACGGATATTGAATGATATAACCACAAGACGTTCCTTCTAAAGATCCATCTACTTGCCTGTATTTTATCTTATCCCATTTTTCTTTAGTTATATAAACCTCACTGCCGTCGGTAAGCTGTACGGATATAGCGTCCTCATATGGATCTATATCTGTTACTACACCCATAGAACCATTCACATACCCATTACCGTTCCTCGTTATTATAACCTTAGCTCCTACTTTTATTATAAGTTCATCCTCGCATGGAGCTATAGGTTTTTCACCGAATATCTTAGCCTCGAATTTAAATACCTTATTATCTATCTTATCAAGATTAGATTTGTTTATCTCATAAGCCTCCTTATTGGTTGAGCATATTACTATAGTATCATTCATATTCTCAGGGCATATCACCCTCGATTTTAGGATAGATCTAGATTCATCGGTAATAACCCCACATCTTATATCCTCCAACACAGACAAAAGTTGTGGATCTTTTTGACGGAATACCTTATCGAAGGTAATTACAGAGAACCCTGAGGCTCTTAATGCTTTTGACGAGAAAAAGAATCGGCTTTCATAATATTTATCAATAAAATCATCCGCAGTCACGACAGGAGGTAATTGCGACAGATCGCCGAACATGATCAGCCTAACCCCACCAAAAGGTTCCCTACTTCGTTTACATTGTCTAAGTATATCGGCAACCTCATCAAGCAAATCGGGTCTTACCATACTAATCTCATCGATAACGATAGTATCAAGATTCTTGACCTTACTTTTCATGAACGGACTTACATCAACCTTATTTGATAACATATTCCTCTCTACTGAGGGGATGTAAGGATCGTTTTTTATAGCGAAGAAAGAATGAATGGTTTGTCCTCCGGCATTCAAGGCCGCAACCCCAGTAGGGGCTACTATAACACATTTACCCAAGAACTTTACGATACGTCTCATGAACGTACTTTTACCACTACCAGCTCTACCGGTAATAAACAGATTTTCCCTAGTGGTGAAAATCTTTTTCAAGGCACGACCTTGCTCCACGTTTTGATCCACCGTCATAATATGACGAAGGAGGTCGTTTTCATTTCTAAAATCTTCTTGAACCATATCTTTTTAAGTTTATGGTACAAAGATACGAATAGTTATAATTAACTAATAAAAAATAAATGTGAATAATATGTAAATATTAAATTTTATATCTGATATTCAAATCATCCAGCTTTACTCATCTCGAGCCCTTTTACCCCTAAAAAGACGTCTTTTATAAAATCTTCGGCGATGATTATATGCATTATCTTTCCTCTGTATGATAGTCTTAGGTGTCCGATAGTTACGTTCTTCCTGTCTTTGGCATTCGCTATTCCATTGTTTTTTTTTACCTCGTCATACAAATCGGATATACTCTTCTTACACATGCCTAAGAACATGCTTATGTATCTGTATATAGTTGACTGAGATATCTCATGCATGCCTATTCCCGCAAGCTTCTTATTCAACTCATTAAGAAGGTATGCTACATTGAACTTAATTGTCTTTCTTTTAGTTACTTTGTATATATGATGTACGTTTCTGGTTCTGGCCCTGAATATTATCTTGGAAAGGATTCTTACCCGATCAAGTTTCCGGCTTTTGTTAGCCATATTCCGTCTTTCGTCTGAGCTTAAATTCTTATCCAGACATTTGTATACGGATCTTTTCTTACCTACGAATATTTCTTTCGTATCCTCATTCTTCTTAGCCTTATACGAGTAGATCATGATATCAGATAAAGCTATTCTTATCTCGCCCTCTGCGTAAGCCTTAAGCGTCTTTAGCTGATAGTCTATATCCTCATGGCAGTTCTCTATAACATGTTTGTAGCAGAAATAAGCTATGCCATCGGATAGGATATCTATAAAATCATCGGTATTGATCTCGATACGGTCACGGTAACCATCTCTCATCCTATTTCTTAAAAATACATGCTTCTGTACATTTATGATAGAAAGATAAGCCGTTACCTGCTTACACTTCTTTTCTATAACCATACCGGAACCTCTTATATTATCTTTCTTGTTCGAGTATTTTACGGCCGTAACCTTCTTCCCGTCCTTATTAGTTACAGGTTTGTAATCTACTGGACAGACAAGTGATCCTGCCGGAAGCCTTAGGCATCCAAGCTCATCTTTTTTTGCTTGTATATCTTTTGGGATATATGCTTCGGTAAGAATCTTATCGAAATTTGATTTCATTTTCTGTAAAAGTGCTACCTTTGTCTCCATGGTGTTTTTTTTATTTGCTGCGAATATACAAGTTTCATCAATACGAAACAAGTTATTCGGATGGATGGGTAGCCTGTGAAGGTCGCCCATTTGTTGTTTAAGGAGGGTAGGTAATGTTCGTAAAACGCTGTGCGCGTGAACGATCGTTTTTTCTCAACCTACTTGTTACGCGCGCGTTAATAGGTATATTTATTAAATATAATTAACTCTATAAACATATACTACTTTCTAATATCTCTATCCGTACACAGAACCTCTCCTGACGTCGAGTTCCTGTGTACTCCACTTAAAGTCTCTATTTAATAGCCAAGGTATGGTGCCGTCAGGCAGGATACCGCAGGCTAAACCTGGTAGAAGCCGTATCCTATACCGGAAGCCGGTACCCCGGTAGGGGGGGACCGGGTGGAGCATAAGCCAAAGAAGAAAAAGCGAGGTCTTGTACGATCGCTCGCGCTCCGGCCGTCCGTATCCTCTACGGCAGGCTCCATCGCCCCAAGACTTCCCATTTCCTTTGGATTTATATCCCATAGCACGGCAGGAAGGCATCCAAAGGGAAAAGGTGTGGTCATGTCCCTTGAGGCAGGATAGGGCTGTCCACCGCCGCTCGGAGGCATGTATGGCCGGTGCTCAACTGACCTCGTTGCCGTGGCTTACGGTGGACTCATTCGGCCTTCCTCCGCCATTTCCACCACCTTTTTCCTTTGGATGTTCGTAAATACATGCTAATCAGCATATATTATGTTGATTATGGCATAATTTCTTGACAACGATATTTTTTTTAAGTAGTTTTGTCGAAAACTACTTTTATATGCCGGAACAGAGGAAAGCTTTCGTATTCGCGTTGCCTTACGACACTAGGCTGGATATGATCCAGCAGTTCTTAAGGATATACAACGGCTATCTGGATTCCAAGGGTAGGAGCTTGATTACTGAAAGGACGATAAACTTACTTTCTTTCTACATCAATTACGGATACTCGGATGATACCAGAGCCAAGTACATGGATTGTTATGGACAAAAGGAATCTTATATCGCTGTCCTTAACAATGAGCTAAAGCGTGGCGGTTTTTTAGTAGATAAAAAGAACGGAAATTTCCGTACCCGTGAGCTGTCTATTGAGATGAGAAGCCTACGTAATTATTTTGTTCTTGACGGGGAGGGTGATGACACCCGTGTAATGGGATTCGTATTCAAGAGAAACAAACTTAATATTGATGGATAGGAGTCTTATTTCGTTCGACAGGGATATTGTCGATGAGGTGGTGAGAAGATCTGGAGGAAAATATACCAAGCAACAGGTCGAGTGGTGCATGAAAGCATCCGTATCTTATATCCATCATCTCGCCAGATATACCGATAATATATCTATCAGGATCCCGTTTATCGGATACGTTATCTGCAATCTCCGTGAGATGCGTGTAAGACGTGATAAGATACGTAGGATATTTGTCAAGGAGGGTAATCGTTATCCAGACGAAAGGATGCCTATTGAGCTTGATTGCCTGGATAAGAAGATAAAGGTGATAGAAGGTATGGAGGGATTGAAGAACGGAGATCCCCTTACACGTGACAATCATGAGGCTATGTACCAATGCCGGTATGGCATGACATGGGAACAGTTACAGGATTTTCAACAACAACAATTTAAAAAATAATATGCAAACAATTGGTAAAGCCCAAGTAATAGCCCAAGCTTGGGAAGATAGTTTATTGGGCAGGATTCCTAAGGATGAGAAGGATTATCCGGAGTGGTACAAGAATCGTCTTGATTTATGCAAGAAATGTCCTAAGAACTCTTCTAATATAGCTTTCTTTAAGTTACCAGCTAAGGTATTGCTGCAAAGATTGATGGGAAGACAGGCATGTTCGTTGTGTGGTTGTTTTATCAAGGAGAAGGCTTGGATGAAGACCGAGGTATGCCCGTTGAAGTTCGTGGAAGGAGAGAAAGCCAAATGGAATGCTATGGAGGTGATAACAGCCGATCATAACGATTTTAATATCGAGTGTCCTAACGATTCCTTTGATATAGGACTTACGGATGACGAGAGCGAGTTTTATCTAAATATTTTTGATCAGAAAATAGGTGATAAGATAGAAATCGTGTTATTTATCACCCATAAAGATGGTTTCCATGTCAAGGATCATCATCTTTCATGTGGATGTATAGGAAACGTGTCATATAACAAACATCCTGACAATGAGAATAGAACTATATTTAGGATGACGTTAGATACCTCAAAATATACGGAAGGTCATTTTGAGAAACACCTATCTCTTACCGGTTATACGAAGGACGATCCTGAACGTAATTTCAAACATTTCCCGCTACGTATTATAGGGGAAGCTTATAAATAATGCCGTGAGAAATCTCGTAAGAAGCAAGATAGATGACCGTATCCATGCCCTTATTGTCATGGAAGTCGGATGCCGTGAGTTGCCTGAATATTCGTTGGGTGATATACTTTACTCCGCTTTAAGGAGGATAGCTAGGGCTAATGGTGGTAATGTCCGCTTCTTGCGGGATGTTAGTACCAGGGATTTATTGAGGTCTATAGACCAAAGCATCAGTGATGAGATTGAGTTAAACAACAATGATTATAATGCGTAATATGGAAGATAAAGATATAAAAACAGAGATTAGAGATTATCTTAAAGAAGAGGCGGATACTCATATAAGGCATTGGATAGCTATAAAACGTGAGAGCAAGCGTTTGTATAGCGATATTGAGGATAGGACTAAGAAGATAGCCCTTAAATCATCTTCATTGATAAAAGAGGAGGATTTTGTCGTTCTTCATGAGATGACCCATAAGATACAGATGTTGAATATAGAGGCTGTAAAAGTCAATTCTAGGTTGATGTTCATAATCCAGTTGGCTACCAGCTTCGGTATGGATCTGGATTTAGATACGACATATGCGTCCACCGCCAAGAGTATTATAGAAGACAGAACGTCTGGATTCGTGTTTTATGATGACAAGGAACGTCTGAGATACGCTGACAAGGAGCTTGAGGATATGTTCCATGACATGAGCGTGACGGAAGTAAGTAAGATCGGGGTTGTTCAATCTTATGAGCTTCTTATGAAACAGTATAACGAGTTTAAGGATATGAAAGCCAATGCCACAGGGAAGACGAAAGCCGACGAGTAGGGACGTCGATCGGGTAAACGATAATCTTGAGGTCATATCCAAGGCCGTGGATGACGCCAAGACGTATATCGCCAAGCATCCATGGGATAAGGAGAAGCCTGAGGATATGGCTAGGGCGTTCGATTTCATATCCAAGCTGATCGATAAGATCAACGTATGGAATGACTCGTATATGGAGAAGAGTGGGATCATGGATGTATACAGGAGTGTCAGCAATGTCCAGAAGAAGGAACGTAAGGGACAAGTGTCTGGAGGTATAGAGTCCGTATTAAAAAGTATGAAGTGATGGGGTTAAGCACGAGTCCAGAATTTTATGTAAACATGAAGAATCCTCCAGTGTGGAACGATTTGTTCGGCTGGGAGGATCAAGATGATGATGTTAAGCAGTTCTTCACGGAGGAGGCTTATAAGGTCAAGAACGGGGTGACTATCAACGGTACGTTCATCCCGCCATGGCTTTATTGGCATGTTAATTTCTTTCCCGTATTTCAAGATCTTCCAAATGGGGAGCGTGTTCCTGCTATCAGCCGGTTACGTGATAATGAATGGTTTTTCGCTGAGATGTACCAACGTGCCCGTCAGGAGAAGAAAGGGCTGGGGATGTTCGGTACCCGTCGTTTTGGAAAGGCCCTTCTGGACTCGGAGCTGATATATACTCCTTATGGACCTAAGAAGATAGGGTTCGCTGATATCGGTGATATCATATATGGCGATGATGGTAAGCTTACGACTGTAGTAGGCGTATATCCTCAAGGGTTCGTTGATATGTATAAGGTGACGTTTGAGGACGGGCGCAGTATAGTATGTTGCGGTCAACATCAGTGGAAGGTTAAATATCATGGTGATTATAAAGTCATGAGCACTATGGGTATCATCCACTCTGACTTCCAGAAGATGACCATAGATATAGGGGAGGCCGTGGATTTCCCCGAGCGGCGGTGGCTGATGTCGCCCCAGCTCCTTGGGTCTCTGACCGCCTCTTTCTTTTGTGGATCTACCGACAGGATCTTCGAGTTAAGCAATAAGGAGATGGATGATATTATTTATTCATCCAAAAAACAGAAAGAGTTGTTTATAAGCTCATTCATGAAGATAGCTTGCGGCATAAGTACTGGTGACGATCGTTTTAAGGTCGTTTACAAAAGTGAGTATATTATATCCTTCGTAAGGAAAATATTTTGGTCTATGGGATATTATTGCGTTATGGATGGTGATGATATGTATATATCCAAGACCCATAACAGGCTTAGGATATCCGATATAGATTATTACGGGAAGTATAAAGCTACTTGTATTGAGGTCGATAATAAGTCTCACCAGTTCCTTACCACTAATTTTGTCGTATCCCATAATACGACTATCATGTCATCCCTTCTTCAGATGAACGCTACCATGACGATCGGGCTTAGTCATTCCGTGGTAGGTTTCAGCGATAGCGATTTGTCTAATATAGGTGAGTATTGTGAGTATGGGCTTGATCATGTGCATCCTTTTTTCAGAATTAACAGGACCAAGACCGATTGGAGTTCTGGTGTCACCTTAGGCAAGCGTATGTCCAACGGGGTTCGTGATGTTCATGCCATAATATCCATAGCCAATATCAACATGGGTAGGAAGACATCCACGCAGAAGACTGCCGGTCTGACCCCAGCCACGGCTATTTTCGACGAGGTAGGTAAGGGACCTATCAAGAAACCGTACACGGCCGCCATGCCGTCCTACGACACTCCTTATGGCTGGCGTCTCAGTCCTATCTTGGCTGGTACCGGTGGTGAGGTGGAACTATCCAAGGACGCTCAGGAGATGTTCTCTGATCCTGATACATACAATCTCCTGGTCATGGACTGGGATATTTTAAATCGGAGAGCCATGAAAGGGAAAACATGGAAAGAACGGAAATGGGCGATGTTTGTCCCCGGTCAGATGGCTAACTCCGGTGTTAAGAGAACTATAGGATTGGGCGATTATCTTGGTAAGCCTGATGACAAGAAGCTTAATAAGATCAAGATCGACGCTACTGATTTCGAGGCTAGTACCAATAAACTTAATGAGGAACGGAAGAAACTATCTACAAAAGATAGGGTTGCGTACACTTCTCATACCATGTTCTATCCATTTACGATTGACGACTGTTTTTTAAGCTCATCCCAGAACCTATTCCCGGTCGAGTACGCTATCAAGCATAAGAATGATCTCCTTGAGTCGGGGCAATATAGCGGTATGCTGTGTGATGTCTTTCTTGAGTCAGGTAATAAACTGGGGACTACTAAATCGAATAAGCAACTGGCTGGATTCCCGTTTAGCGGCGGTGTTATTGACGCTCCTGTCCAGATATTCGAGATGCCTCAATCCAATAGGTTTGATGATTTTATTTATGTGGCGGGCCAAGATCCGTATAAGCAGGCCAAGTCTGATACTCCTTCATTGGGATCCTTTTATATATTCAAAAGGCGTGTTGGTATCCGAGATCCTTATGCCTATAGAATAGTTGCCTCTTACGTATCCCGCCCATCATCTATAGACCAATTCTGTCGTACATGCGAGGTACTTCAGAAAGGATATGGTGCTATATGTCTTATGGAGAACGCTGACCAGATGTATGAGCAGTATCTTAACCGTAAAAGCGGTATGCCAGCGTCTTTCTTTCTGTTTGCTGGTGAGGCAATAGCCAATAAGTATGTGAAGGCCGGCTCCCGGCAGAACAGCAAGCTGGGGCTATACCCGACCCCCGGCAACCAGAACCTGCTATTCTCGTGCGTGGTGGATTATTGCTGGCAGGATTTCGTTATTGGTTATGATGATCAGACTGGTCTTGATATAACTGTCAAGGGTATTGAGTTGATTGATGATATAGCTCTACTGGATGAAATAATACAGTACAAGCCCGGATTGAACGTCGATAGGATAATAGCGTTCGGGCATGCGTTGGTTCTCGCCAGATATTTTGACGATAACAACTACATGCCTAAATCGAAGATCGAGGAGATGAATAATGCCCGCAAGGAAGACGCTTATAAACACCATGAGGTATATGCCTCTGCCTTTGGATCGGTATCTATAGGAGCTTTTAGGTAAATGAATGTCAATTAAACGCCTATCTTTGTTGTAAATAAAATTGAATAATCATGGAAGTGTTTAATAGAGATCATTCGTTTCCAGCAAAAGGAGCGTTATTAGGATTACCTCCTCAGGCTATTTCCACGAAGAAAAAGAACAGGAAATGGAAGGAGGATTGTATGGACGCTCTTGAGACGATAGGATTGAAACAGTATGATCATAACCAGATGTACCGTGACTATTATCTGATGGCGGATGGTAAGTTATCTTTTATGGAGATGGCGGATGTTATCCCTCAGTTAAGGAGCGTACAGAAGCTAAGGAGCGATATAAGGATACCTTCTTTCTTGAAGCATTATGATATCATAGGTGGTATCGTAAATGCCTTTGAGGGATGGCTGACAAACCTACAGGATAAGTATACGGTTAATGAGGTAGGGGATATGGCTATAAGTGAGTATGAGGATACGATGTCAAACTTACTTCATCGTCATATACAAGAACAGTGGGATATTATCGTTAATCAGCGTCTTGTGGAGGCCGGTCTTGATCCTACGTACAATGAGTTTAATTCCGAGGAGGAGCGTCAGGCTTATGTTCAGCAAATCCAACAGGCCAAAGTGTCTATGACCCCTGATGATATCCATAGGTTCATGAGTACAAGATGGAAGACGCAGGCGGCGGTATGGGGGGATCATGCGATCGAGGCCGACCGTAGCCGGTTTTATATGGATGAGCTTGACAGGGAGAATTTCAGGGATCGTCTTCTTAGCGGAAAGATGTTCCGTAATCATTTCGTTGGCTTCGACTACTATCGTCCGGAGGTATGGAGCCCGATGGAGGTATTCCATCCTGACGTGAAATACCCGCAATACGGATCTTATGTGGGCCGTATTCATTATTACGAGGGTGTTGAGCTGATATCAAGATACGGCCATAAGATGACGGCCAAGGACAAGCGTCGTATTATGGGCGGTGATGATGATTATGAGGGATGGGTATCTAATGACGGTACTAGGTATGACTGGAAGAAAAAGAAGCCGTCTATTACCGGTATGTACGAGAATGAGGTTGTCCCATGGAAGGGATACCATGACTATGAATCTATAGTCGCCGCTGAGGATTACTACGGCGTTCCGATGGGTGAGTACCACACCTTCGGGCCGGACGGGGAGGAGCACACCCAGCCCCGCTTCTTGCCCCGCTTCCATCCCTTTGGATATTTCAACTCCGGAATGGCCGATGGCAAGAGATATGAGATAGACTCTCGCCTTTTTAGGGTCATGGAGGGATATTGGGTATCCATGAAACCGGTATTCTTAATAACTTACATGACGGAGACCGGGATGGTGGATCAGGAGCTTGTTACCGACGAGCTATTGCCTGAGTTTTTGGAGAAGAACGGGATAAAGAAGGTGAAGAGGGTGATGGCAGAAGCCGTTGGTGATCCTGAGGTTAATACCTATATCTTGGAGTATGTGCCTGAGGTTAGGTTTGGAGTTAAGATCACCGGAGGTAATTTAATGGATAAGCCTATATATATTGGCGGGGATCCAATACCTCATCAGATACATGGTGATAGTAGTCTGTATGATTATGTCATTCCGGTTTCGGGATTTATAGGGGCCAGTCTCGCTGATCGCATACAGCCGTTCCAGATGATGTATAACCTTGCTATGAACCAGCTATACAACAACGCCGAGAAGGAGATCGGTAAGTTCTTCTTAGGCGACCTGGGATTCTTGCCTACGGAATATAAGGATATGATGGACAAGAAGGGTGCTTTAGCTACTTTTATGCAGATCGTTAAGTCTGTATCGTTTATGGGTGTAGGTGGTAATGATACGAATAATCCTTACCAGAATCCGCAGATGAGTAGCATATATAACCAGTTTGGTGTATATGATCTTACTAATACGGATCAGATAAGATCCCGTATGGAAATGGCGTCTTACGCCTATATGATGGCTTATAGGATGATAGGTATATCCGAGCAGGCAATGGGTCAGTCAACCAGATACGAGAGTTCTACGGGCGTAAAACAGGGGGTTAACGCTACCATGTTACAGACCCAGACTTACTTTAATGATTTCGATGACTTCAAGAAACGGACATTGGATATTCATCTAGCCGTGGCTCAAGTATGCCAGAAGAAAGGATACGATTGGACCGTGATGTACAGGAATAGCGATCTTTCCTTGGCTTACATCAGTCTTACGGATAATAGCTTGTCGTTACGTCATCTTAATGTTATGGCTGTCTCTAACTCCAAGAAACGTCTGGAGTTGGAGAATTTGAAACAATATATATTACAGACAAACACGTTAGGTAATGACTTACTTGATATCACTAGGATAATGAGCGCCAACTCAACGGCTGAGATGAATCAGATCGGAAGGGATGCTAGATCTTACGCCGATCGTGTAAGGCAGGAAGAATACCAGAATCAACAGCGACTTGTCCAGCAGCAAGCCGAGGCCGAGCAACAGGCGCGTAATGATGAGCATGAGAAGGATAAGGAGCTGGCTTATATCAAGGGCAACTTCGACTTAAGGGGTAAGAGCATAATGGCCGCCGGTCAAGCGGCTAGGACCGAGAACAACTCTGAAGGCATGGATTATGTCGAGGCTATGGCTGATAGG